AGCCTTGAATGAAAAGAATTTTAGAAAGAAATTGAAGAGAATTGGATTGTTAAGTATTTAACCGACTTAAAAACGAATAATTATGGGATTTACAACAGCAGCGTTTATTAGACGCAACACACCGGAGCTTCAAAAGAAGTTGGAGGAGTTGGGATATAAAAATTATGGCAACCCTTTTCAAATAACTGATGATAGCAAATTAATTACAACTATTGACGGTGAATATGTTCCTTATAATGTACCACTAGACGATAGTTTTATTGATTGCAGAACTAACGAAGAACTTTTCTTGGCAATAGCCGCATTAAAGGATGATACTGATGAAAATCAGTGGTTTATTTGCGATGTAAATCATTGGGATAGATCGGGCAATGGAGAAGCAACAGTTTATGCTGAAATAGGAGAATGGATTTTTTGTAAATCCAATGATGATGATTGTGCACGAGATAATCATTACCACAAGGCTACCGTAGAAGAGCTAATCGAACACTTTAAAGGAAAGGAGATTAATCATGGATAGTATACAGACACAGACCTTTTCTATCAGAGGGAATGACGATGCTGTGGCATATATTGATTTTTGTGATGGAGATTTATGTGTTTCTGTTGTAGTAGAAGGCAAACAAGCAGATTTTCACTTTGAGCCTGTTACTTTGAAGATGTTTGCCTATGCTTATAAGTTGCATTGTGAAGAATTAAAGGATGAGGGAAATAAATGAAACGAATAATTACTGTTCAAGATATGATTAACGAATTAATGTTAGTCAGTAATAAAGATGCCGAAATAAATATCGTAATGAATACGGGAGATTATCAAACTGAATACACCCCCGATTTATTTGATTTTGCTGTAATTGATTTTACTGATGTACACCCTGACGATGGAGTCCCAGAAAATAGAGTAGTAATAGAAATGTATCGTTAAGAAAAGGAGAAATAAAATTATGAAACCATTTGATTTAGAAAAAGCAAAAGCAGGTGCACCTGTATGTACAAGAGAAGGATTTAAAGCTAGAATTGTATGTTTTGACGTAGATAACGATAAATTCCCCGTTGTTGCTCTAATTAAAGACTCTATTAATAGCAATGAATATCCTGTTTCTCTTACTAAAGAAGGACGATTTTCTGATGGGGAAGTAGACTCCTCAAATGATTTGTTAATGGAGGGAATAAAGAAAGAAGGATGGATAAATATATATGAAACAGTCAGTGAAAGATGTATTGGAGCGGTTCACAAATCAAAAGAAGAAGCCATGCGTGTGAAAGTCAATGAAAAAGGTGTTACATACAAAGATACGGTTAGAGTAGAATGGGAGGAATGATATGTATGATTATGAAAAGATGAAAGCTGAAATGTTTGAAGGTGGCAATACTAGCAAATATTCCAAATTATATACTATTGTTGTTGCCACATGTATTAAAAAAAGTACATTTACAATAGGAAAAGTATTAAATGAAGTGTGTGGTGATAGTTGGGGAGTGATGTGTTGTATAGAATTCATGGAAAAACTTGGTTTTCTAAGAGAAATATGTGCTTTAGGAAGTATGACACAAGATAGAAGATTTGTTTTACTAAATTAAATAAAGTTATGAATAAAAAAGTAATTATTAGAGGCGACCGTTCAGGCGTATTTTTCGGAGAATTAGTAGAAAGAAATGGTAGTGAGGTTAAGCTCGAAAATTGTCGTAGGTTGTGGTATTGGGATGGTGCTGCTAGTGTATCTCAATTAGCAGTTAATGGTACGACTAAACCATCTGAATGCAAATTCACAGTTACGGTTCCAGAGATAGAGATTCTGGATGTGATTGAAATTATCCCGTGTTCGGATAAAGCTGTAAAATCTATTGAAAGTGTACCGGTATGGGCAAGGTAATGGAAGATAGAATAAAACAGTTTCTAAATATTGGCTATGGCTCTGGCTCTGGCTCTGGCGATGGCTCTGGCTCTGGCGATGGCTCTGGCGATGGCTATGGCGATGGCTATGGCGATGGCTCTGGCTCTGGCTATGGCTCTGGCGATGGCTATGGCTATGGCGATGGCTCTGGCTCTGGCTATGGCGATGGCTATGGCTATGGCTCTGGCTATGGCTATGGCTCTGGCTATGGCTCTGGCTCTGGCTATGGCGATGGCGATGGCGTAAAATCCATAAATGGAAATCCTATTTATGTAGTAGACAATATACCTACTATTATCACAAATGTAAAAGGTAATATCGCAAAAGGTTTTATCCTTCATACTGACTTATCTCTTACTCCCTGTTTTATAGTAAAAAAGAATAATCAATTTTCTCATGGCAATACTCTACATGAGGCATTTGAATCTTTGCAAGAAAAGCTTTATGATGATAGTACAGAAGAGGAAAGGATCTTTAAGTTTAAAGAACATTTCTCTGACTTCTCTAAAAAGTATTCTGCTAAAGACTTGTTTATATGGCATCATATTCTTACTGGGAGTTGTAAATTCGGTAGGGAAATCTTTTGTAAAGATAGAAATATTGATATTAATAAAGATGAATTTACTATATATGAATTTATAGACTTAACTAAAGATTCATATATGGGTGAAATAATAAAGAAACTATTATGAAAAAAGTAATTTTAAAAAAGCTTATTCTTCAAAATTGGAGAAAACAAAACAAGGAAATATCTTTTAATGAAGATATTACTAAAGTATATGGTCAAAATAAAGCAGGAAAGTCCTCTCTCCGTCATGCATTCCTATGGCTTATTACAGGATATGATGGGGAAAATAGAATGAACTATAATTTGTTCGACAATACTAAAACATATACACCAGAAGATTCTCCTGCTGCTGTCGTTGAGGCTATCATCGAGGCAAATGGATATGAATATTCATTGAAAAAAACAGCCGAAGTAGGATGGATTAGACGTAGAGGAAGCAATTCTTATGAAAGAAAAGGAACAGATGATTATAAGTTCTTTATTGATGGAGTAGAGTTAAGTGCCGGGAAGTATAAAGAAAAGGTTGCAGATTTATTTTGTGATTTGGAAGTTCTTCGCTCTATTTTGGATATTAATTACTTTTTATATTTAGATTGGAAAGAACAACGTAAATATCTTGCTGTAATGGCAGGTGAAATAACAGACAACGACTTAACGGGTAATTACAAGGAATTATTAGAGCAGCTAGAGAAGTATTCACTCTCTGAATTAAAAGCCCGAATTTCGTCAGATATTAAACCTCTAAAAGACTCTCTTAAATCCCTTCCTCTTACGATAAAAACTTTGGAGGAAAATCTGCCAAATGTAGAAGAGGCGGAAAGTGCTAAGAAAGCCATAGAAGATTATAAAAATCAAATTTCGGATATAGATAAAGAATTACAAGGAAGTGCTGAATCTATTAAACCTCTAATAGAAAAGAGAAATAAAGATTTGCAAGAAATATCTGATTGGGAACGGAATATTAGAACTGAAAAAGAAAAATACGATGAAGAACAGAATAAGATTTCAGCTTCTATTCTTTCTAAAATATGTTCTTTAACAGAAGAGAATAAAAATATAGATAATAAAAACGAAGAAAACCGAAGAAAAAGAATAGTTTTATCTGATAAAATAAAATCATTAAATATAGATTTAGGAATTCTAAATGAAAGAAGAAATAATCTATTAACTAAATTGGATGAATGTTTGGAAAAGGAATTTTCAGCAGATAAATGTTCTTATTGTGGACAAACTCTTCCTTATGACAAATTAGAATTATTAAAAAAGGAGTTTTATAAACAAGTAGAAATAGAAAAAGAAAATATAATAAAAGAAGGGCTGAATGTAAAAGCAAGAATTGATGATATAACTAAAATAATTGCAGAATGTGAAGAGAATCTTGCTGATATTCCGACTACTCTTTTGGCGAAGAAAGATCTGTCTGCTTTACAAAAAGAATATGATGAAGTTCAACAAAATGTTATCCCATTTGAGCAAACTGAAAAATATAAATCATTAGTTAGCTTATTGGAAGAAAAGAAAAAGACAATAACAACTATTCCTGAACAAGATAATTCAGGTTTACTTTCCATGAAAAAAGCTTTGATGTCGAATATTGAAGAGGAAAGCAAAAAAATGGGACTTATTGATGAGCGCAAAAAACAAGAGAAAAAAATAGAAGAATTTAAGAAACAACTGAAAGATACTGCCAATGCTTTAGCAGAACAAGAAAAGTTAGATAATCAAATTAAAACATACGAAGAAGAAAGAGCTAAGATTATTTCTGATAGAGTAAATAAATTCTTCAAACGGTGCAATATTACCATGATGTCGCAGGATAAATCCGGTGTTTGGATTCCTGATTGCGTGATTACTGGAATAGATGGAGCAATTGCTGCTACATCAAACGGTGCAGAAAGAATACTTATTGGTATTGATATTGCAAATGCTTTTGCAGATTTCTTCAATGTAAGTTTGCCTCTGTTTGTTGATGATATGAATCTAATAGATTCTAGCAATGAAATAAAAACTTGCCATCAATTAATCGAATTAATAGTAAATGATAGTGATAATGAATTAAGAGTTGAATATTAATTTTTAAAAAGTAAAAGTTATGAATGAAAATTTAAGTCGTGTTTATTTTAATGGTAGCGAACTTAGTTACAAAGTTAACGGGGTTGAAGTTATAAATGGTGAATTTCCTGATAAATATAATTTAAAAGGAGATTATTTAATTAGCGGAGAAGATCTAGCTGCTATCACGGTTGCTCTGAATAGCAATAAGGGGGTTATTTCTGAAATAGATATTAATGGTTATCATTTTAATATCTTGATTGAAGATTCAGATAATATAATGAAAAAAATTAAAGAAGAACTAGAAGAACTAGAATCAGAGAAAAAAAGATATAGAGAATTATACTTTACATACATTCATCTCAATAATCTTCCGTGGTATAAACGTATCTTTAAGAAAATAGAAATAGGAAAATGAATAACAATTTAAGTGTAAATGTAACCCTATCTGAACTGAATGGGGTTATCATAACTAATGATGAGGTGGGTGGGGTGGAGGAAAAAGGTATTTTTATCCCACTAAGATTTAATACAATATATAGGAACAGAAAAGGGGAGTACATACTGACATTGAAAGCTGTTGAGAAAAAGCCTAATCAGTATGGTTATGTATACGGCTTACTCCCTAAAGCTTCCAAGAAAAAAAATAAAGAGCTTGAAATGTTAGGACAAAGTACTAATACTTGGTGTGGAAATATAATAAGAAGCACTGAATATACAAAAGTTAAAAAAAACAGAGTGTCAATAGATGATGCGTTAAAAAAATAACAATATGAAAAATAAAGAAAATGAATTAATAAAGAAATTTGAAAGTCTTTCTAAATTTATAGAAGAAAATGATATTCCTGCTTTAATATTAATTAAAACAAATGAAAGTCATTTTTCAGCAACAATTTCTAATATAGATGATATTACGGAATTATTTGCAAAACAATCACATGATGATGACGATTTAGGACATGCTTTGTCTTATATAGCTACATTAACGATGGGTTCACAATGTTCTATGAATCATAGAAAGTTCTTTGAGTTTCAAAGGAATGTATTGGCTGCTATTAAGGAATATGATGAAACCTTTAACGGCTTATTTAATGAAGATGAAGATGAAGAAGTAGATAATAAAAATTGCGATTGTTAGTTTTATATATTTACATTTTAAAAAACATTATTATGAAAAAATGGTTTTTAGGTTCTCTGAAATACGAAAAAGTAATGGAGAACGGGAAAGAAAAAAAAGTTACAGAAAAATATCTAATAGATGCCTTATCTGTGACAGAAGCCGAAGCTAGACTAATAGAAGAGATGTCTCCCTTTATCAGTGGTGATTTTTCGATAAAAGCTGTGGTAGATACAAAATACGCAGAAGTAGTTCCAAGCGATAATGAAGCTGATGATACTTGGTTTAAGTGTAAACTTGGGTATATCACCTTAGACGAAAAGACTGGGGCTGAAAAGACTACGACAACCAATATGCTTGTACAAGCAGCAGATTTAAGACAAGCTGTAAAGAATTTAGACGAATACATGAAAGGTACAATGGCTGATTATAGAATAGAAAGTGTATCTGATAGTAAAATAATGGACGTTTATCCATATAATAACAAATAATAATGGAAGCAATATATATTGAAGGTCAAATTACTGCCATACTCCCCGAAACTAGAGGTGTGGGACAGAGAGGTGAATGGGTTAGCCAAGATTTTGTATTAAAGACAGACGATAACTATCCTAAAAATATTTGTTTCACTATTTTGGGAGCAGACAAGATTAAAGAAGCGAACATTAGAATCGGAGATGTTGTTAGTATTGGAGTAAATCTTGAATCCAGAGAATTTAAGGGACGTTGGTATACATCTATAAAAGCATGGAGTGTTAAAAAGAAGTTTGAGTCACAGGCAGCTAAGCAAGCACCTCCTGTCCCAACACCACAGTCATCGCAACCAACACAAAATTTTTCATCAATGAGTCAAAGTGCTGCCGATGCACTACCATTTTGAATATCTGATGTGTTACAGAAGTTTAAAGTTAATGGAATTGACGTAGAGGTTATTGGATATAACAAATAATATCTCTATATTTGTGGAATGAAAGGGATAGGTGGATTTAGTACTCCCACTGAAAGCTATGCCAACAGGTTTCCCTTTCTTCCTTATTGTTGGCTCACAAATAATGTTGGTAATATGAATGAATTAATCAAAATTACAGAAAAAAACGGAAAACAAGTCGTTTCCGCTAAAGAATTGTATCTTGGACTTGGATTAGACAAATCACATTGGACGAGATGGAGTATGCAAAACATTGAAGAAGATAAATTCTTCAATGAAAATGAAGATTGGGTGGGGTTCGCCACAATGGCGAACGGTAATGAAACAAAAGATTATGCTATCACTCTTGACTTTGCAAAACATCTTGCAATGATGGCGAGAACAGAAAAAAGTTATGAGTATAGAAACTACTTTTTGGAATGTGAAAGAATAGCAAAAAGCACTATAGAAAAAGCTCTCCCCAAAATTTTTGCAGAAGCATTAAGGCTTGCTGCTGAACAAGCTGAACAAATAGAAAAACAACAAGCATTGATTGCAGAACAAGCTCCTAAAGCAGAATTTTTCGATGCGGTAGCAGATAGTAAAGATGCTGTTCCTATGCTAGAAGTTGCTAAAGTTCTTGGAATAAAAGGAATGGGAAGAAATAACCTATTTGAATTTCTTCGACAAGAAAAAGTGCTTATGAATAATAACATTCCGTATCAGCGTTATCAAGATTTAGGATATTTCAGAGTAATAGAGCAGAAATATACTAAAAACTATGAAGAATGTATTAATTTCAAGACTTTAGTTTATCAAAAGGGCGTAGATTTCATTAGAAAATTAATCAATAATAAATATAAATAATGGCAGATGAGAAAAAAAATGTCGCTTTAAGAAATAACATTGGCGACCAAGTAATTGGAAGATTGAATGAATTAGCCCAAGCTAATTTCAATTTCCCTAAAGATTATAACTATGTGAATGCTATCAAGATGAGCGTTCTAAAGTTACAAGAGTTGAAAGATAAGGATAAGCGTCCGGCATTAGAGGTTTGTGACCCTGTAAGCATTAGTTCAGCACTTTTTAAAATGGCTACAAAAGGATTGAATTTAGCTTATAATCAGGCGTATGCTGTAGTTCGTGGAACAGATCTTTGTATAGACCCCGGATATTTTGGGAATGTACTTATGGTAAAACGCATATTTCCTGATTGGGAGCCAATGCCGCACTCAATTAGAGAAGGGGATGAATATGTAACAGAAGTTGATCCTAAGACAGGTAAGAAGAAACTTTTGAAACACGTACAAAAATTAGAAAACCTAGATAAAGATTTTATAGGAGGATATATATATTTGCCATCTAAAGATGGAGAGATGTATCTTTACGAAATGACTCGTAAACAAATATTGACTGCATGGTCTAAGAGTTCATCTAGGGAGCAAGCAACGCATAAACAGTTTGATGAGAAAATGCTGCAAAAGACACTTGTAAATTCAGGATGTACAATGATTATAAATTCCACTCCTGAATTAAAAGCTTTTGATGATGATGATAATGAGGAACAAACAAATAGTAATTTGAAGCAACTAAGCACTGAACAAGTAGGTGAAGTTGTAGAATACGAAGAAGTAACGGAAACTGTAGATGCGTCCACATTGAATAATAAAGAAGAGCTTAGTGGTGCAAATGCAAGTGCAGGTGAACCGGAAACTATCAAGGAAGAAAAGAAAGAACAAGTTAAAGAACGCCCGTTTTAATTATGGATGATGACGATGAACTAGATTCTTCTTGGGGCGAAATGATACCCGATTGGATAGATGGTGATGCAGATATATATTGAGTAAATAAATCACAACTTAGTCCCATTTTGTTTAGGTAGTAATACCTATCCGGATGGGACTTTTAATTTATAGATTATGGCAGGAAAGAATGACAAATGGTTAATGTTTCGTAACTACATGATTAATGAGCTTGGCATTACGAAAGAAGATATTAGGGAATGGATTGAAGATGCCGTTAGAATAGAGGCTAAAAAGTTAGCGGCAGAGACTTTTGCAAGAGAAAATCCAGAACAAATGATTAGACGTATAGTTTATGATTCCGGTTATTTCAAGGATAATAGCTTCAATAGAACGGTCATTGAAACAGCAGCAAAGTGCTTAATGGAAAGATTTGATATTGTTACTAAAAAAGATAAATAGTATGAAGAATTTAATTGAAAATTTCCTCGCAAAGTGTGTATGTAAAGGTATTGAATTGTATATGCAAAAGTATCGCATATATAATTCTAATGACGAATTAATTCCAATGACCAATGAACAGTTTAAAGAGGAGTTAATAAATCATAAAACAGAAAAATTCAGCAAATACTATTTTGAGCGATACGACAAATATAGAAAAGGTGAATTATCAGAGAGTACAGGAATACAGAGAGGGGACAAATTCTTATGTATTAAAGATGTAATAATGAATAATGAACCTGACGAGATTGCTTATTTTCAAGGGGAAATATACTTATCAGAAAATGAAGGGTGTATAACTGATGAATATGGTGATAAATCTCATTGGTGGGTAAAAGAGGAAGATATTAATTGTTATTTCAAAAAGATATAATCATGAACGTAAATGTAACTGTTAGTATTGATGTACAAGACTTGTTTGAATCTATGTCTGTAAAAGAAAAAGCAGAGTTTTGTGATATAGCCCTTGACTATCTTGACGATAGCGAACTTATAGAAGTATTGAAAGATAGGAATTGTGATTGGAGTGATTTTGGATTAAAAGAAGAATAATATGAAAATACATTATATAATATCAGAAGAAAAACTACTTTCGTTATTAAACGCAGAAAGAGAATTAGATGCATTAGAAAATGCAGGAGTTGACAATTGGATAAATTATCCATATAGGTATGATTATTTCGATAAAGAAGATTATCCTGAATGGACACCTGAATTATTAAAAGATAAATTTTCAGTAATATATGACAGTGAAGGAATTATTAAGTAAAGTAGAGGATATAGAATCGAAACTATATTATGATATGGGGAAATATAAACAATTCACCATTGATACGATTGATGATATTATTGATGAGTTGGACAATCATCTTCAAGAACCTTTCCAAGTTTTAACAGATGAAGATCTAGTAGGAAGCTTAATATATAGAATCAAAAGTATCATGGGAATATGTGACCCACGTTTGTTGGACTATAATATATTTGAAGAATTACTTTATTTAATGAAAGAGGATTATGACAATTCTAAGGATAGTGGGGAGCAGTAGTAAAGGAAATGCGTATATCCTTGAATGTAATAACGAAATCCTTTTAATTGAAGCAGGAATCCCATTTAGACCTATAAATAAGAATATTTCCTATAAATTTAGGAATATTGTTGGATGCATTGTTTCCCATTTGCACATTGACCATGCTAAATATATACCGGAATTTTTATTAAGAACTATTCCGGTATATAGCAATTCAGAAGTTGCAAATAAATATGAAGGAGTTATTTCAATATTTCCTAAAAAGAAATATCATATTGGCAATTTTTATATCCAATGCTTAGAAGTTCCTCATAATGCACAATGTTATTCATATATAATAGATTGCCCTGATGGAATGAGAGTCTTGTTTATAACTGATTGTTCTTGTTTTAAATATAAGGTGAAAGGTGTAAATGTTTTAATGATTGAAACTAATTATAGTAATGATGTGATTGTAAATAATGCGATACATGATGAATGGTCGTCTAGTGCATCTGAAAATCACTTATCATTGGAACAGGCTATCGAAGTTATTAAAAGGCATAAGTCTCATAATTTAAAGACAGTCATAGGGCTTCATCTAAGTAATCAAAATAGCGATGAAAAAAAGTTTGGTGAGAGAATATTTGAAGAGACAGGATTTAGAGCTATATTTGCAGATAGCGGTATCACTGTAGAACTAAAAAAGGAGGAATTTTAAATGGCGAATCCTAATTACTTTAAACTTAGAGACTATCTACAATCTTTAATAGATATGACGATAGAAGCGGAGAATAAAAATCCTATATACTATTATTTCCCTATTGATTCTAGGGATTTAGCAAAGAATATGGAATTAATAAAAAATGGGTATAATAAGGATATATTACCTGTTAATTTATTATGGCAAATAATGGATAAAAAGAAAAATGAAGAATGATAATAATAATGTTATGGAGAATAAATGTTACATAGGGATAGACCCCGGTGCTTTGGGTTATCTTGCGATACAAGTAAATGGAGAATGGACTCACATGAGTTTAAAGGATAATGATTTTTACCAAATATCAGATATGCTTGAATATCTAAAGTCTAAATATCCAAACATAGTAGCAGGACTTGAATGTGTTCATGCTATATTTGGTAGTAGTGCAAAAGCGACATTCTCTTTTGGAGAGATATATGGGAAATTACAAGCTTTGCTTATAGCTCATAAAATACCTTATCATTTGATTGCTCCCAAAACATGGCAGGGAAGCCTTTGGCAAAACAGTGATATGGTAATAACATATAAGAAAGTAAAACTCAAAAATAAAGAGATTAACAAGAAAGAAGTGAATACTAAAGCAACATCAATCAATGCCGCAAAACGTCTTTTCCCTGAATTGGATTTTAGACGAACCGATAGATGTAGTAATATTGATGATAACAAAGTAGATGCGACTTTAATTTGTGAATATTTAAGGAGGAAAAACTTATGATGATAGATACTGACAAATGGGTTACTATTGACACATACGCTTTTTTAAAAGGGATTAAGCGTAGATGGGTTTATGATCTTATAAAAAAAGGTAAGGTGCAAACAATCAAGTTATGGGGGAAACAATTAATATACATAGGAGATGAAAATGAATAAAACAAGATTCTTTTTATTCCCTTACATAGCTATCAAGCACAATGAATATGTATATGGGAGACAATTATACACCGTCACTGGTGATCTGTCTATACAGGAAGTTGAACATTACATAGAAGTGAAAAAAGAGTGCGATAATGTGATAATTACAGGTATATTTGAACTATCAGAAGAAGATTACCTAGCAAGTAATAAAAAAGAATAAAGTATGAAAGATTTAATATTAATGATTATAGCCTTTGTGATAGTTGCTGCATTTGTTGGACACATGGAGATAAATTTATCTCCATTTAGTATCAAACTACCGATGTGGCATAGAGTAGTATGTATGATTCTACTTCTTATTACATATATACTTTGGAATTTTGGAGAAAGACAAGATGCCTATTCGAAAGGATTACAAGAAGGTATGAGAATAACTTTGGAGCAAATTAAAGAAAAATATGGAAAATAAAAATATTTATATATTAGAAGCATCCGCTTATCATTGGGCGAAAGACGAACATATCTCTTTGTTAGAACAAAAACAATGGATCGGATATGGAGATATAGGCAAAGACAAGCTGGAAAAAACAATGAAACAAATAGCAAAGCTTTGGCAAGAAGTTTATATCGACAACAGAGATGATACGCAGGTTATAATCCATTTGTATTCTACCGTTCAAAGCAATGGGTTAATATTGAAAGATGACGTTTGCGATTATAAAATAATGCCATGAGTGATGAACAGATAAATGAGCTTCTTCGGCTAACGAAAGAAAACAATGAAATGCTTACCAAGATAATATCACACATAGAAAAAATAAACGATGATGATTATTTAGCCAAGCATTTACTTCAAGAATTTATCAATAACGTTGTAGCCGACTTGTTTGCAGATATGCTCCTTCAACCAAAAGGAAGAGGACATATCAACTCGGAAGAAATAAAAGATATTATTAATCAGTTAAAGATGTAGTTTTATGACAATAAGTACAAAATATGATATTGGAGATATGGTTTGGTTTATGCATGACAATATATGTGTATTAAAGAAAGTTGAAAATATAAATATCGATGTATGCCACATGTATATTCAATACATGTTTGATGGGAATGATATATGGCTATCTGAAAAGCATTTGTTTTCTACAAAAGAGGAACTTCTAAAATCGTTATAACAATATGAAAACAGATAGGAGTAATTGGGGAGTAAGATGGGGAGAAGCCTTATATAGGATAGAAATTGTTATGCTTATCATAGAAAGTTTTAAATATTATCAAGAAGTAGAAACTAAAAAGGCTTCAATGAAATATCTTAAATACTCAAAAGATTATAAATCATGCGAACAAGCGGCAGACATGATAAGAATGTTATTTAACAGAGATGTAAATCCTAGCGAATTAATGCACACAGAGGATGATATATCTAATTCTTTAATTGATAGTTATATAAAACTACAAGATTCCCTAAGATACTTCCCAAGTCCTCGTTATCCTTATGAAAAAGAAGATATATTATCTGTTTTAGCTTATTTATATCATCATAATTATTGGCTAAGAATGAAATGCTATGATTACAATATATTCTCATGTAAAGTATTTGATGTATTTCAGGGAAAAAGAATGATTCACAGCAGAGGAGTAAAATGGTTAATTAACGAAAGCAGTGAATATTGTTTATGGAATGGTAAAACGAGACATGTTGATACGATGGCATTTAGATCTACTTTTAGAAAAATAGAAAAAGCTTTTAATGAGATAATAGAAAAACGAAGGAAAAGAAAGGAGAAAAAATGACGGAACAAGAATTAATAAACTATACTTTATCCTTAATTCCCAAAGAAGAAAAAGATAGAGTATTCAGACAAGAATGTTGTGGTATAGATAATAGTTTTATTGGTTTTTTAGAACCATATTATTATCTATCCAAAATAATACCAAAGAACTATACTGTATTCGATTTCGGAGCAGCTTACAATCCTCAATGCTATTTCTTCACTGAACATAAGAAATACATAGCTATATCTCCTATAGAAATAGATGGGAAAGAAATGTTTAAAGCTCCTAATTGCGATATATATAGATGTACAACAGGAGAATTCTTAAATAAATACTACATGGGAGGGGGAAGGATGTTTGCTATTGTAAACAATGTGCCAAATTGGTATGGAGAAAACTCGATGGAGTTAGTTAAGAAAATTTTCAATAATTGTTATACTTTTTACGTAGAATGATGACAATAGGAAACTTTTTGGCATTCATTATAGGACTGTTTATCGGTCGTGTCTTAACTTATCTTGGAGATAAAACTTATAAGTTCTTAAATAGACCAAAGAAAAAATTAGAGAATAAAGAACCATTAATCTTTGATGAAGTCGATGACTTTGTTAAATGCGCAGAAAACTCTCTTAAAGATTATACTGTTATCAAAGGAGAAAGTTGGTCAGCAGGGAAAGGACATAGCCATATTATTATTCTTGAAAATAAAGAAAATGAAAAAAGAGAAGAATAAATTTGGTAGTATGAAATATTATTCGGATATTTGCCGATGTATCAAGGAAATGAGAAGCCTAATACAGAAATAAATTGCTTATAATATTCAATATATAAGATTTAAACTGCATTGTGCTTCTCATCATATTCTTTTTAGAATATGTCCACAATGCGGTTTATTTAGAACAATAAAGCTAAAAGCCGTGTTAAGAAGAGTCTTGATACGGCTTATTTTTGTATCGGCTAGAAACCTCGATTAATAAGTCTTTCGCCAAGAGTAAAGCGCACGTTTAGGCAGCAGGGGATTTGGAACAGTAGCGTGCATGTGGTATAGACACATAAGTTCTAAAAGTAGATTCATCTATATTAGTAATCTGCCACGATTGAAGGGAATGATGGCGACAGAAATGTTGTTAGAATTTGGATAACTTCATGTGTAAATTTGATTTTGGGGAAATTTATTTCTTTCTCTAAAGGGGATTTACACTCTTTCTGCTAAATTCAAGCTCTTGAAATAGATGTTATTAAGCATATATATATTATATTATGACAACAGAAAATATTAAATCATTAATAGATAAATACGAAAACAGGAAATACTTCGAGAAAGATCCTGTTTCTTTCCTTTGGAAGTATAAAGACAAGCGAGACATTGAAGTCGCAGCAGTAATCTGTTCTACCCTAGCTTTCGGCAACCGTCAACAAATCTATAAGGCTTGCGAAAGAACGCTTGATCTTATGGGAGAATCTCCATACAGGTATATAAAAAACAAGCATTGGGAAAGGGGTGATGTTTGTTGGTATCGTATGCTAAAATGGGATGATTTTTATACGATATGTAAACGCCTATTTGGTTTTTATACGATAAACGAGGATTTAGAAACTGCGATTTATAATAAATCAATAAATGAGAATACAAGTTATCTTGAAAGCATCGTTTCTTTATTTAATGGTATAAATGGATTTCCTAAAAATACATCTTCATGCTGCAAAAGACTTAATCTTATGCTTCGTTGGCTAGTCCGACAGAATAGTCCAATAGATGTAGGAATATGGAAGTCATTAGACCAATCAAAACTTCTTCTTCCGCTTGATGTTCATTCCCTTAATACCCTAAGAGAAATCGGAGCAATCAAGAGAAAGAGTAATGATATGAAAACAGTAATCGAAGCAACCGAGAGGGCTAAAGAAATTTGTCCTAATGACCCAACATCTCTTGATTTCTATTTATTTGGAAAATCGTATGAAGAAGCGCATCCCGAAGAGTTTGAAGAGCCAGAGGAAGTTCCAATGAAGCCTAACCAGATATTGCTGGTAAGTGTTTATCAGGTAATGGCTCTTAACGAAATGTGTAATTGCTGTGTATTAGATATTGAACCATCTATCTTTAATAAAGATAAGGAAACAAAGAAGTTATATTATGCTGCAAAGAAAAGAGTAAATAGATACCAAAGAGAAGTAAACAGCTTAACTATTTCCAGTGGAACAGTTTATGCGGATTTTAACGATAGTTTAGACCTTTACACAAAGCCACTTTTACTTAAATATCGTCAAGCTTTAGAGGATTACCTATCTACAATAAAAGGTGTCGAAAATCCCTATTTTGCATCATTGGTAGAAGTTGCTCGCTCAATGACTAAACTTTCTATCACCGAAATATCAAATAGAATAAAAGAATGTATTAAATTTGCGGAAGATTCGATTGCTCTAAGACATTATAAGCAGAAAGAATTATTGGACATTATAAATAATCTTGTAAAGTGGGTGTTTAGAAAAGCGGAAGATATAAACTACAATGATAGCTATGAATGTGTAGAAGCATATAAGAATCTAGTAGACGCATATCAAAACCCAAACATTATTGGTGAATGTATTATTAAAGCTCAACAATTAAACGATAAAGAAGATGAAAGTAAAATTTAAGAAAACGCATCCTGATGCAAAGATTCCAGTTAAACATTACGATGACGATTTTTGTTATGACCTATATGCTACTTCATGCGAAGAGATAGCACCAAATGTGTATAAGTACGGACTGGGATTAGCTTTCCAAATAGATGAAGACTATATTAAGACTATGCGGAAAGGCGGATATGTATTATCCATTGATATAAGACCAAGAAGCAGTATTTGGAAGACAGGGATGATTATGACTAACTCTGTCGGTACAGTGGATGAAGGCTACACTAATGAGATATGCGCTATCTTCTATCACGTATTAACAAATTTACAACGATATTCAGTAGGAGATAGAGTAGCCCAGTTGAAGATTGGGTTAACTCCTAAAATAGACTTTGTAGAAGTTGAAAAGCTAAATGAAAAAGAAAGAGGTTTAAACGGAATAGGTAGTACAGGGAGGAAATAGATATGGGATTTATTCAAAAAGCTTTTTTAAGAGCAAACAACAAGAAAATATTAGATAAACTAAAGGAACTTGGTTATCATATTTGTCCTTGCTGTTATTTTGATAGAGCTGTATGGATTCATATATATATTCCTACCCAATCTATTCATGGCATTGGCTATCCTGATGAGTGTTACAATCTTCCTTTGGAGCAGGAATTAAAGCGTTTTTTATCTGAAAAAGAAGAAAACGATATTGATTGCGGTGAAAATGAAAAATTATTCTATTTTATTGCTGCACTCCGAGATGATACCGATGACAGACAAGTTTTTACTAACAATAAAGGAGATTGGGGTATATATCATGATAACGAATTAGAAGGAGGATTATCAGGAATCGAATTTATGTATCTACCCAAAGATAATGATACAGATAATTATCATAAGGCTAGTGTTGAAGAATTAAAATTGTTGTTTAAAAAATGAGTAATACAGGACATAAATGGATCTACCGCAGAATAATACCTCGTCTTAAAAACCCAATAAGGTATAAGGTTCGTGTATATTACGGTGCTAAAAGTATTGATGTCGGCATGTTTAGAACATTAGAAGATGCTCTGAAAAGACGTAATCAATATATCAAAGATAATAATATAAGCGAACTTGCATTGAAGAAATATAATAGGCACTTAGATACAACTTAACACATAATTGACTATCTTTGCGTATGCAGCGAGTAGAACGATATATTATCATCGGAGACAAGAATTTGGATAGTCTTTGCTTCTTATCCAAGAACTTGTATAACTACGTGAATTATCTGATACGTCAGGAGTTTACGCAGAGTGGGAAGATGTTGTCTGAATATGAAGTTACTACAAGGCTTGCTAAAGAAAAACAGGCTGACTATATCGTTCTACCGTCACAGACAAGTCAACAGATAGTTAAGTTGCTATTCAAGAACTGGAAGTCGTTCTTCAAGCTGTGCAAGTGCAAGGGCAAGTTGAAAGGGAAACCGAAACTTCCAAAGTACAAGCATAAGACGAAAGGACGGAACATAGTCGTATTCACCTCGCAACAATGCAAGTTGAAGGACGGATACATCCACTTCCCGAAGAAAGCAAACATACAACCGTTAAGAACAAAGGTGACTAACTTGTGCCAAGTGAGGATTATACCTCAATGTAGTTGCCACATAATAGAAGTAGTATATGAAAAAGAAAGTGTTGAAACCACCGGACTAGAACCGGATTCTTATTTGAGTATTGATTTAGGATTGAATAATCTTGTAACTTCATACGATTCACTCAATTACAAGAGTTTTATCGTAAATGGCAGACCGTTGAAATCCATTAACCAATACTTTAACAAGAAAAGAGCATTACTCATGAGCTATATAGGGAACAGAGGTATGAGTAATAGAATAGGTAAGCTGACATTAAAGAGAAATTGTAAAGTAAATGACTATATGCACAAAGCATCACGTTTTATTGTAAACTATTGTATAGAACATCATATCGGTACTATTGTAATAGGAAACAATAAAGACTGGAAGCAAAACTGCAATATGGGAAAGAGAAACAATCAGAACTTTGTAAGCATACCATTTGAAAAGCTTATATCCATGATACAGTATAAATCCGAAGAAGTGGGAATAAGAGTAGTCATAACAGAGGAAAGCTATACTTCTAAAGTTGACCACTATGCCGGAGAAGAGATGTGTCACCATGATAGTTACTTGGGTAAACGAATAAAAAGAGGTCTATACCGTAGCAGTACAGGGAAAATCCTGAATGCTGACCTTAACGGAGCGATAGGAATTTTAAGAAAAGTATCTCACGAAAGCTATATGCAAGTAGTGAGTAGAGGTGGAGTGGAGACACCATCGAGAATACACCTAGTGTAGACTCGTAAATAAATACCATAATACACGTAATGAAAATAAAGATTGAATATGGGAAAGTATTTTAGCATTGAAGAATTATGTCGGTCAAATACAGCGGATGCAAAAGGGATAAAAAATATTCCTAATGATGAGCAAAAACGAAACTTAGAGGCGTTGATTAATAAAGTCTTAGACCCTTTAAGAGAAGCGTATGGTAAACCTATTATTGTTAGTAGTGGTTTCAGAAATGTAGAATTAAATAAAGAAGTAGGTGGAGTTCCTACAAGCCAACATCAAAAGGGAGAAGCAGCAGATTTAGACGTTGGTTCAGTAGAAGAAAATAAAAAATTATTTGAATTAATTCAAAAGTTAAATTTACCATTTGACCAATTAATTGATGAAAAAAAAAATGTCATGGATTCATGTATCTTATTCATCATCAAGACAAAGAAAACAAGTATTGAAACTTTAGAGAAGAGGGGCTATTTAGCCCCTTCGCTTTTTAGTGATTGCAACTCCATAATTTCATTTGTAAGTTGAAATCTTAATTTCTCAAAATCACAATGAGGTAAATCTCTTAATAAGTCATTGATGGCTTGATTAATCAAATATTCTTTTCTAAGAATAGCCAACTTTATCGCATCATATTTAACCTTCTTGATTTTCATAGGCAAGTGTTATTTTTCGTTTTGGAGAATACTATTTATCTTTTCCTCTGTGAAACCAAATTGTTTTGCAAACTTCATAAAAGACTTCTTTTGCTTTTCGGGAATAAGTGCAAACATAGAGTTGATAGGTTTATCACTCTGTAATGCTTTCTTGAAATCTTTGTTTTTCATATTATCATTTCTTTATTCTACAACAATCACATAAATATTTCTTTGCCGAATCCCATGTCTTATCTATGATGTAATCACCTAAATATTGTATTTCCTCACCATGAGGGCTTATATCATAAGTAAGGCATATATGGTCTGCTAAGTGTCCTGATTCATGAGACCAAGTTTTTTCAAACTCTTTTGCACTGCTCGTTCTACCTATAACAATTACACTTTTATGAGCTAAGTGATTAGAAAATGTAAGTCCATTATTATATCCACATGTAGTTAGATTTTTATAAGCTCTTTTAAGAGACTCTTCTCCACATTCGATATATTCTAATTCCTCTATTACATCTTCAAAATATTTGCAAGTATAATCGTAAAAGATAGTAACAGTCCAATCGTATTTAGATAAATATATTGTTTTTATTTCCATAATATTTAAAAAAAGGCACATTTTAAGTGCCTAAAATTAAAGCATATCTTCCCAATTAATGGCTATCCCAAAACCATACATATCAGCAAGAAAATGGCGAAATGCTTTCTCGGTAGATGGATAATCAGGATCATCAATATATGCTTTTATAAAATGGGCTAATTGATCTTCCGATGTAATTACCGTTCCCCAATAATCCGCTTTAGCCATGTGTAGAACATACAACCCATTATAACCATTATCTTTTTCAAGTTCAACACCATATCGTTTAAGTAATTCATCATACTTTTCTTTCGGTATTGGTGTGATTTTCCCTTCTTTAGTTTTCATCATAGATACAGCAAAATCACACATTTTTTTAGAAAAGTTGAACCCATAATTTTGTAGATAAATCCGCATATCTTCCGGGATATTATCATATAAATCAAAGCTTGCTCCTTTTTTCATATCTTTTAGTATTAAAGGGGGACTATTATATCCCCCTTAGTTTGTATTAGCGACGACGACGACCACGACCAGAGCCTCTTACACCTCTGCGTTCTCCCATCATTTCTTCATCATCGTATTCATCGTATCTATTCCCGTAAGAACCACCACGACTACCACCACCATAAGAACCGCCTTGTCCGCTACGTTCTCCCATTGATTCCATTTCGTCCCAAAGGGTTTCGAAATCTTCTTTTAGGCATTCAAGACTCTCTTTGAAGTCCTTAAAGGCTTTTCCTAATCCGCCTTTTCTTTCGCCTTCCATTATTTCAATCATTCCCATAATATTATTATTTAGAATTTGTTGTTTTGGGTTTATTAGACGTATTCATTTCTATCAAAAGAGATTTTATATCTCCCAATCCATCTTTTACGGATTTAACCTCTTGTTCCAATGAATTAATCCTATCTTCTTGTTGCTTTTCTTTGGCAAATTGAGGATTTAGTTCTTTTAAAATACTATCACAAGATTCTATAACAGATTTATGATATGGAACGCTTTCTACAATTTGCTTACTAGTTTGCATCATTGCTTCAACTTCCGAAATGATAGCCTCTTTCTTTTCGGAAACAATCACATTTGGATAAGCAAACATTTCACCATTTGCTGGTAATTTTTGAAAGTCTAAAACTTCCTCGCCACATCTTACCTTAATGTCAATAAGCATTTCTGGTTGAGGACTATAAGGTACTGACGGATTATAAGTAGGATATTTAGGGACAGGTGAACTTACAGATTCAATCTGTCCTATCTTAACTGTTGGTCTTTCTCCTTTAGAAAGAACATATATAAAACCACCTTGTCTACTTGATGAAAACATATAATAAACTTTTAATTTGTTTTACATAGACGGGATTTTACTCCCGTCTATAGATTCACTTACTTGTTACTGATATAGGTGCAGGGGTTGTTCCGCCTGTCTGAAAATTGACAAAACGTATAATCCCCTCTCTTTTATTGATAAAAGCAAAGACCTCTTTTGAGTTTGTTATATCAGAACCAATAACATTTGAACTGTTATGATCTATAACATTTACTTTACTTTCACCATTATTAGAGGTAGAACTTCCTACATTTGTGCTATTACTGGACGTTGGAACAGCAATCATTACAGGAAGTGCTTCACCACCTGTTGGAACTGCTTGATTAACTTGCACAGTCACATAACATTCACAAGGAAGCTGATTATACAGACATTTGTCAATCCCATAGTCTACACTCGTCTCTGATAAGGCTACGTTTGTTGTCGGCAACTCAAATATACAGAGTTGTTTCAAACAAGAACGTTGTCTTGTCGGAATAGCTGGACCGGGACCACCTGTCCACCAATACGGATTGAACGGATTTAAAGGATTTCCATACATAATATTTTTCCTTTCTTTAAATTTTTACTATCTTTGTATCGGGATAGACAAGAATGTGACTTTAACAATTAGTAAGAATTTTGTATGGGAAATATCAACAATAATAATAATTCAGATAATGAAAAATGGGCTCCTATATATGGATATGAAAAAGAATATAGTGTTTCTTCTTATGGAAAAGTTTTATCTCTTCAAAGAAAAATTCAATATGGGGAAAGGATTAGAACAGTTCCTCAAAAAGAGCTTTCTTTTTCTTTTGATAAGAGAGGATACACTTCTGTCTTTTTAAACAAGAATGGAATAACACAAAGGATGTTAGTTCATCGTTTAGTGGCAAAAGCTTTTATTCCTAATCCTCTAGGTTATCCAATTGTAGACCATTTGGATTGTAATCCTCAAAATAATAATGTATCTAATTTAAGATGGTGCACTCAAAAAATGAATATGTCAAATCCTATATCTAAACTAAATATAAAAAAAAGAGAGATTAATCAAAAAAACAATTCATTATCTAAACCTGTTGTTAGAATAAATAAGGATAATTCTATTAAAATATATCCTTCTCAATCAGAAGCCCAAAGAGATGGATATTCCCAACATCATATTTGTGATTGCTGTAAAGGGAAAGCTAAATCTCATAAAGGTTTCCAATGGATGTATTTATCCGATTACAAAAAACTTACTAACATGTCAAAGAACGCTTTATCTAAAACCAATACTTAGCAGCCGCAGTTACTATAAGGTGTCGCATTCACATTTACAGGCACGCTATAATTAACTGGAATCATACTACCCATCGCCGGAATGTAAGGAATTGTTACCGTTTCCGGTTGACGGCATTCAATTTTAGCCAATCGAGCACTTAAATCACTAAGAGCAGCATTTACAGGCGCAATAGTTTGAGCTTGGAAAGCTTGGATATTTCTTGTCTGTGCATCGTTAGAAATTTGAGCAAGCAAAGTACTCTTATCTTCACGAAGCTTATCAATTTTATCAAGCAAGTTCTGATTCTGCATAGCATCCAATTTAGACAAGATAGCTTGCGTATTAGCAGTTGCTCCATCACGTAAAGCCAAAGTGTTCTGATTTGCAGTGTTAACCAATGTATTGGTCTGATTGCAAATAGACAACTGATTTTCATAACCTTGCGTAGTAATAGCATTCTGTGTCTTGCAGCAACAATCTGCAATAGCCTGTGCAATCTGACAATTTCCAGATTGAATGCTATTGATAATTTGTTGGCTTGACATACCCACTTGATTACCAACACCTTGAATTTGTGTCATAACGCCATTAATAGACTGTTGAATTTGTCCAACCGAACAATTCAAATTGGTAGCTAAAGTGTTAATAGCCTGACCATTTCCTTGAATAGCACTCATTAGTAATTCCCTTCCTGCATCATTGTTAATCAAATTTGGAATACCAGCGACACCATATCCGCCACCATTTCCACCATCGTTACAACCATTATTACCCCAACCATTACGACCGAAAAGAGGGAAAAGGAAGAACAAGAAGATAATCCATAAGAACCATGAGCCATCTCCACCAAAACCGTTTCCATTTCCTTTGCTATTCAAAGCCATTAACAAGTTAGGATCAATACCCTTCTGTTGCAAAAGTGGAGCAAGCATAGCCATCATTCCACTTCCGCTTCCACTCCCTGTATCAGGAGTATAAACAACTGTTTTTGATTCCATAAAAAATACATTTAATATAGTCCGACATTGAACTATGCAATAAATAAGGTGAAAACTACAGAAATATACTACGCAGTATTTTATAGTATATATCACGTTGAATACCAACCGTATATGAAATATTCCCGAATATATTTGGAAGGTAGTGTACTAATTAGTACATTTGTGTCCATAATAGTACACTATGACTTTAGAACTTGATGTAGCAAAGAAAATAGATGAGATTGAGAAAATAGTCTGCACTCATTTTGGAGTGACAGAACAAGAACTTGTAAATAAAGAAAGGATGGAAAATGTCGTATCGGCTAGAGCTTTCCTTTTTTATATATTACATTATAAGTTGGAAATGTCTCCATTAACAATTAGTAAAGTATATCCAAGACAACCTCGATCTATAAAAAAAATGTGTGCTAAAATAAAGAATGGATTGAAATTTCACAAGGTATATACTTCTATTTATGAAGATTTACTGAAAAAAATAGAACCAATTCTACCAAAAGACTTAGATAAGTTTTGGAATAGAGAAAATTTGTAGTATATTTGCAGCGTCAACCACAACTGACAAGAAGAAATTGCTAATTTATTAGCGGAGTGTTCCGGGAAGATGTGTTGTGGCTCTTTTCGGAACATTCTTTTTATACTATTATGAACAATATCATCTTATCAAAAGAAAGTTCTAATGAGGAATTGAAAACGTACTTTAATGCAGTACTTGAATTATCTCAATCTAATAATGAGTTTCCCGTCAATCTTGATGATGTTTGGATGCTTGTTTATGGAAGGAAACAAGAAGCTGTAAGAGCATTAACATCAAATGACCAATTCATAGAAGGAGTTGATTATCAGTCGGTGCGCAAAGATGCGCAGCAAGATTTAGAAAATTCATGGGGTGGGAATAACAAGGTAGATTACAAATTATCCATTTCTTGTTTAGAGTTCTTTATAGCTCGTAAAGTAAGACCTGTATTTGAAGTATATCGACAAGTGTTTCATAAGGCTATAAACAATCTAGTTTTGCCGAAAACATTTGCCGAAGCTCTAAGATTAGCTGCTGAACAAGCCGAACAATTGGAAAAACAGCAAGCTCGTATTGAAGAAATGAAACCAAAAGAAGAGTTCTTTGACCAAGTAACTGATAGTAAAGACGCCTGCGATATGGCTACTGTGGCAAAAGTTCTTAATATGGGGATTGGAAGAAATAAACTTTTTGAAATTTTAAGAGATAATAAAATTCTTCAAGGGAATAATCAGCCGATGCAGCGTTATGTAGATTCATGTTGGTTTAGAGTTATAGAAACTCAATTCACCAAACCTAATGGAGATATATGCATAAACTTTAAGACTATTGTATATCAAAAAGGAATAGAAGGCATACGAAAATTACTAGCATCATTGGGATATAAGAAAGCCGGAAATTAATCCGGCTACTCTTTCCTGAAAACAATACTAGTCTGTTATTTCAACTTTGTAATTCATTAATGCGTTATAAACTGCTTCTGATATATTTTCTTTATATTTATTCGCTAATTCCTTTAAATAATCTTCTTTAGCTTTTTTATAAACTTCAAAAGCTTCATCTGTGCTATTATAACAACCAAGATATGTAGGAATACCATATTTTGATATTCTTGCTTGGAAAACATTATTTCCTTTATCAAAATACATTCCTATTGGATATTTACCTCTCCTATTTTTATCATTCATGACTGCTAAATTAATTTCTTTAGGAACTACACAACAGGTTTCAGGAGAATAAACCTTATTCCCTTTGATAAGAATGTCTTTGTCTATGTTATATCCTTCTTTATAATTTTCATCATACCATTTAGCAAATTTTTGAAAGTCTAGCCATTCTTCACAAATTATACAGTTGGAATAAGATGGATGCCTCCTATCTTTATTAAGACATCTTTTACGTATTCCCATCCAAACATTATAATAAACAGTATGCTTACCATTTAATTTGGATGGGAAAAAGCCGCTTTTAAATTTTACTTCGTTACCATTCAATTTAGGTTTAACTTTACCCTTTTTAGCGTTATATCTAAATACGATATTTTTTTGATTAAAATCTTCCCAAAATATTATACATTTACTATTTGGAAGTAAATCATCTACAATATATTTACCATATTTATTATAAAAAACATCTCCTTTTTTCATTTTTTTTCAGCAAATATAATCAAAAATCCAAAAGGTGGCTTTAGTTGAAGTATTATATAACAGTTTTTAACGCAGCACCTCCATTAGGATGGTCGCCACTGTATGTAATAACACTTGCTAATCTATCATCTATGCTTCTCAAAAGTTTAGTTTGATTTGCAAGCTCACTGTACATTGGGTTCTGCAATGGGTCCAAGCTAGTAAATGCAGTAAAGAAATTATTGATAACCATATTAGTATCTGCTACAAAATATCTCATTGAATTAAGATAAGCTTCAATAACATTAGCGGTTTCTTCCGTCACACCTTGAATACCTTTGTTAAGAGTAGAGCCATTGTCCTCTCCACCAGTAATTGGTACACCGAAATTCTCTGATATTGTTTTGAAATACTCATTTAAAGCAGGCATCGTTTCTTCAATTTGTTTCTGCAACGCTTTTAATTCATCATCAGATAAATATGAATCCGAACCGATCATATTATTCAGATTATTCATTATTGGTTCTAAGAATTTTTCTATTCCTCTTAGAGCCAACTGTTTCATAATTACATTATTGATATATTCATCCCATTTATCTTCTAATGCTGTTAATCCATCGCCTGTTTCTTTATAGGCTTCTAGCCAAGCAGATGCAAATTCTTCTGCGGCAGATTTCATGTCTGCTCCGCTACCAAAGCCACCAAGTTCAGCTATTTTTTGATTTTGAAGTTCATTTGCCTGTTCTTGCAAATCAGTTATAGCTTCTTTCCATTCATCTATTCTATCCCAATCTGTATCTTTCTTATCTTCTTCGGCAGCTATCATATTTTGATAACTCTTGATTTGGTCTTGAATATTACGTTGAGCATTTTCAGTACTCATATTCAGAGTATCAATAGTATATGCATTTTCTATTGCATCACCTAATCTTTGATAAGCCTTTTGAAGCTTTTCTACTTGCTTTATTTCTTCTTGAATGGTTTGCTCTCTTCTAGCATCATGTTGCTTATTTAATGTTGTGAAAATAGATGTTATAGAGCCGACTGCATCAGATATAGCCCCTGCAAAATTTAAATTCTTGAAATTATTCCAAGAGGACATAACTCTTTCGTTAACATTACCTAATAATTCTCCAGCTTGTGATACTTCCCTCCAAGCCCCTTTATTAACATCGACTCCTTTACTTTCAGCTAAATCCTTGAACTGATTCATCAAGTCCAAAGTAGCATTGATTGATTGATAAATTCCAGTTACTATTCTATCAACTGCAGCAAGAGCGGCAGTTGACATACCTGTAATTTTACTTAATTTATTGGAAATACCACTTAGATTACCTTGTGATATTTTTAATTTATCATTCGAGCTATTTAAGGCATCGTTTGCATCTTGCAATTCTTCTGTTGCAGAAACAAGGTCATCTTTTGCAGAAGCATCAATCCCTACCTTATTTCTAGCATTTTCTAATTCTGCCTTTGCACTTTCAAGTCTTTGTTCAGCAATCTTTCGTTCCTCAAGGAGTTTATTATAATTTTCTTGTTCTTTGTTAAATTCTTTTTGAAGTTTGATAATTTGTCTAAATTCAGCAAAAGCACCCTTTTTGAAAGGTGATTTTACTTCTCTTAGACGCTCATTCATTTTATCAATAAGGTCGGTATAAACCTTTAAATCACTTGCATTAAGATTCCCGGCTGACTCATTAATTAATTGTTGAATCCGAGCAATCATAACTTCAAGTTGAGATGCTGAATAAGCGGATAAGTCCCCCATAGCTTGAATATATTCAGGAGTTTCTTTGAACTTATCTGTATTAATCTTGCTAACTTCCTTATTTACTTTCTCTGTGACATTTTTAACGACTGTCGCATATTGTTCGGCATTCAAGCTTCCTTTATTAAAGAAATCAGTGGCAAAGCTGATTTCCAGTGCTCCTGAATTTTGTACTTGTTTAACCTTGTCTACAGATTGTTCTAAATAATTATACAATAAATCAGAACGTCTTTTAAGTTCGTTCTTTTGATTATCAGTTATTTTTTTCTGTATCTTGAAATAAGAATCAAGTTCTTTTTCTCCTAATTTTGTAACATCGGGATATTTTTCCTCTAACGCTCTAGCTATATCGTCCAACGTAGTTACATCAATGCCAAACAGATTTTGAATCAGATCTTTAGGAACACCTTTAGCCTCCAATTCGATATACAGTTGATAACTATTAAACATTGAGTCCATTTGACGTTCAAATTCACTGATATTATCAAGAGTCGCTGAAACTGTAATTTCTGAACGTAATTCACCAATGGTATTTTGCCAACTTCTCTTTAATGCTTCCGCTGATTTACCACTAATAGTATTAGAAATGGACTCCATCTCATTAGCTATCGAAGCCTTATCAAATTTAAGTTTTAATGGCTTATTGAATAATTTTTGATAAGCTGTTCCAAAAGATGAAGTTATAGTGCTTGTAGCATCTTCTTCTCCCATTGTCTGTCTTAGCTTCTCATATTGAGATTGCATTTTTTTCAATAAGTCTAATTGAGCCTTTATCTTACGCTCATAGGCTGTCTCTCCGGCTTTTTCGCCTTTCTTATCCGTATATCCAAAAAGTTTAGCTAGAGCTTGTTGAGCTTCTCCTGCTGATTTTGCTAACTGAATTGCGACCTTTTGATTCTTATCTATATGAGGTGCAAGATTCTCAACAGAATTGGCATTTTCCTGCGCTGCTTCAATTAAGGCTTTACCAGCTGCAAAAATTTTATCTCTATATTCTTCTACATCTGTTTCTGCTGTAACAATTGGCAATTTTAAAGCATTTTTTCCTTTTATTTCAGGCTTATTATTATATTCATTTACATATTCAGATAGTTTTTTTTGCAGGTCGGTCATTTCTTTCTCGACTTCCTTTTCGTCATAAGAAATGCTAATACTTAAATCTTGTTTTATTCTATTTTTTAAAAAAAAGCGTGCAAAATTGCTTTCCGCCCCGGCAGAAGATTTTATAAATGTTGCCATTCTCTTTCCTAAATCTTCTTGTTGCTCTTTTGATAAAGCTTTAAATTCAGCTAATGTAATATTTGCTTCTTTAAGAGCGTTATCTCTTAAAGAAACATAACTTTTGTTCATCTTCTGCATTTGAACTACTCTATTTTTATTAGCATCTTCTAAATCTTCAAGTGATTTTTCAGCTGTAATCCTTAGATTATTGAGCATACGATTTGATGTTTGAGTATGCGTCGCCAATGATCTAGCGTATGCTAAAAGAGCCTGTGTTTTTTCTTCAATAGTCGTATTACTATTTATTATTGAATTAACCTGTGTTTTAATAGAATCTGGTATTTCTTTTTCCGTTTTAAATAGGAATTGGATTTCTTTTACTAAAGAATCATAATCTCCTGTTAGATTTTTGATAGCTTTTTTTTGTCTATCTAAAGATTGTGTATAAGATTCTGCTTGTTCTCTAAAACTATCTCCAAATAAAGGAATTCCTGCTTGCATTAAGCGATTTAAGGTCTGCGTTCTTTCAAGTTCATCATTGTATTTTTTTTGTTCAGATGCTAATGATTTTATACCTTCTTTATTCTGCATTACCTTTGCGTATACTTCGGGATATTGCGTTTTTAGTATATTTAAAAGTTTCTGCGTTTTTTCTCTTTCTTCATTAGCTTTTTGTTCGGCTTCTTTATATTCTTGCGTTCCCTTCTTTACGTTTGATAAAGAAGATTCTGCATCTTCTTGTGCCTTAACTTGCTTCTCTATTTTATTTGTTAAAGATTCAAGATTGCTTTTTTGAGTATCTATTTGATTATTTAAAACATCGTATGTAGCACGAGTTTCGTCAAGTCTTTCTGTTAAATCTTTTAGATAGAAGATAGTTCCTGCAATAGCTGTAGCTACAAGAATCCACGGGTTTGCCTTTACAAAATTAAATGATTTTATTAGAGCATTTGTAGTATACCCAATAGCTTTAGTTAATCCACCTTGTGCTATCATTGCTTCGGCTGCCGATACGCCAATCTTTCTATTCGCTGCTGCTGCTATTGCAGCTTTTATAGAATATGTAACAAAAACTGCGCCTGCGGTATTTAATGCTATTGCAAAATCTCTCCATTGTGCAACTACAGTATTTAATATATTTATAAATCCTTTCAAAACTCCATCATTAGCCTTTCCTATCTCATTAAACATAACATCAAAGTTATCTTTAAGATTGGAAATCATACCTGCCAATGTCTCGGCTTGGATTTCTTGCATGTTATAAAATATACCTCCTGCTGACGTAATCCGTTTAAAAACTTCTTCTACATCACCAAAGGCAACCATACGTTTAGTTATTCTAGCTTGGACTTCGCCAACAGATACCATACGACCCTCTAGTTCTGTATACATAGTGGCAAGCTCTTGAAGCAATCCGACACCAGCTTCTGTAAATTGTCTTACTTCTGACGCACGTAAATAATTAGCAGCTTTTACTTGCCCGTATGCAAGAATAAGACGCCCCATGTCTACACCTAATCCTGCTGATACGTCAGCAAGCATTTTGGTCGTATCATATAGTTTATCAGCTTCAATTTTATATGCTGCTAATTGTTTTGTATAAGTTACCAATTCTTTTACTTGGAATGGTGATTTAACAGCTAATGCCACTGTTTTTTCCCATAAAGCGTTTGCCTCATCTTTGTTTTGCAAAATTGCTTGCAATGCTCTTTGCTGTAGTTCAAATTCTCCTCGTACAGAAACTAGCTTTTCCACATATCCCTGTATAGCTGAAACGCTAAATAATAATGCTATTTTCCTAGTTAATTGATCGGTAGTATTGAGTACACTACTTTGAGATCTTTTAACTCGTTCCATACTTTTTGCAACATTATCATTTGCTTGTTGAAGCCGTTGTGTTTCCGATGCTATTTTAGATAATTGGGAAGAGTAATCTCGTCCAGTAGAGTTTAAGGCTCTTTGTGCATTAGCTAATGCTTCAATCTTTCTTGCCCGTTGAACAATAGTGACCTCGCTTTTATTTAATGCTCTTGCGTATTGTTCTTCGGCTCTTGCTGCTTCTTGATTAGCCTTATTTGCTCTTGCGCTATTTTTCTTTTCTTCGGCTTTCGCAGCTTTATCTAATGCTATTGCAACCTTTTGAGCAGCTTTACCAAGTTCATCTTCCGCCTTCGCTTGTTTTTGCAGTAAGGATTGACCACTTCTATATAAAGCATTCAATCTTTCTAATTCTTCACGTTTTCTTTGTTCAGGCAAAGATTTTGAGTCGGATTCTAAACTTTTTAGTTTAGCTAAATTGTCAGCTACCTTCTTTTGCTCTAACTGGTAATTTACAATCGCTTGTTGTTTTTGTTGATATAATGCTATTGTTTGTTTGATTGATTCAGCTTCGGCTAGATTTGAAGCGTAATTAGACTGATCTTCTTTTGATAATACACCACCCTTACCACTTTGTATTTGAGATAAAGTATTTTCATATTCTTTGATTGAGCGATTTATTGCATCTAACCGCTGTTGTTGTATCTTTAAGTTCTCATTAATACCTTGCCATGCCAAAACAGAATTATTGGCAGACGATGATTGAGAAGATATATATTTTAATTGATTCAGCTTATTCGCAACTTCGGCTATTCCAGCAGCAGCCTTTTCCGAATCACTCGTGTATTTTTTTAACCCTGACCCTAAATCTAATTTACCTATATTTTTTAATGCATCAAGCCGTTTTATCAATGGGTCAACAGATAAAGCCATGCTCGAAAATGCTTGATTGAACCTGTTTGCTGTTTTTTCGCTACTTTCAGCTATAGCATTTATTTTAGTATCTGCTAATTCTAGTTTCTTTAATACCTCATCAGGTATTGTTAATACATATCCTGTTGCTCCCATTGTTATTATTTATTTTTGATTAAAAATTGGTATGCCAAAATCGTTTTTAAATAAGTCGTCGGCTGAATTTATTTTTGGTGCTTTGTCTTTTTTAGCTTGTTCTTCTGACAAATATTCAATATGAGTTGTATCGTATTGTGCTAGCAATATTTGAGGAACTGTCATGTGCCACATGTATTGTTCCATAGTCACAGATGGATAAGCTTTTATAAAATCAAACATTTCCCCGTAGCTTGTTCTTGCGATGACTGTTTTCGTTCTTCCATCTTCGTCTTTCTTTCCAGTGTCATTTGGCGGAACGTCTGTGTCAACTCTGTAATTGCAAAAAAAAACTCAACTGACAATAAGTTAAGAACTTCAAATAGAATAGTAGCCCAATCTTTCATGTCTTCACACTCCCAAAACAGAGCATCATATACTTTGTCATATTCAGGGTCACCACTTTTAATATGGTTTTTATTATTCAACAAAGCAAGCGTCAGAATACGACAGACAGATGGCATATTGATAGAAAGACCTTGTAATACATCACTAAAGGTCGCCTTTTCTACTTTATTTATTTGTGCGGCTTCTTTAGCTATCAGCCACATTATACCGGGTTTCAATGCTGTAATTTCCCATTCTGTATCTTTTAATTTTAAAAGGCTAGGGCTGTCAGTCATAATCTGTACAAGACGTTCCATAGCTTCATCAGAAACAGGATCTTTTATCGTTTTATATGTTGGTTTACTATTTGTCATATCTTTTTAAAAAATAAGGGAAGGAGTAACCTCCCTCCCTTTTATTAAAGAATTGTATTTTTCTTTTTAGATGTAACTCCATTAGAAGCTACCCTTGTTTCTCCGATTGAACTTTCTAGGGAATTAGCCGGAGACACTGATTCCCTTACGCTCCCCCCGTGCCATCTAATGACATATCTGTAGGCGGAACGGTATAATTATAAATCATAGCCAAAGGAGTCAATGTTGCAGTATCTGCCCCATATTTGAACTGAACAGCCTGCGCTGATCCGCCAAGAGCAATACGACCGATAGAAGTACTCATTGAATCAAGAGTAATTGTCGGACTCAATTGCAATTTCGGCAATACAACAGCGGTATATTTACTGCCATTTTGAAATACCATGTCGATACGAGCAAATTTCTCTACATAGCCATCAGGCGCATAGGCGTTCTTACTTGTACCAATGGTGAATCCTAGCAAATCTTTTAAGAGTTCTGCCTGCAAATCTCCAATTTCAGTAGTAAACGTATAGTTACCTGCTTGAATGTTATTAATGATTGGAGTTGAAGATAATTCATTTTCAATAGGATTTTCAGTATTATCCTCTTGTGTGATAGTTGTTGAATCACGAATAATATCCATACATTGCCAAGTTTTTGTACCAGGTACGCCATCTACATACGGTGTTACATATAAAAACTTGGGATTGTAGATAATGGAGTTAGCGTTATTTTTTCTAGTCTCTGTAACTGTTAATGCCATAATTTTTTATTTTTAAACGATTAATAATTGAATTTCTACTATATTACAATGCATCTTAGCATCACTGTCAAAATCAGCAAATGTGCCTTTCTTGCTAACTGTATAAGACGCATTTTTATTGTTTTCTAAAGCTTCATTTAGAGCTTTTTCGAGTTTAGACATTACAGCAACATTCTTACGTCCATTGCTGAATGGCTTTGCATATAACCAAACTAATACAGTTCCTACACCATAGGCATTCAAATCTTGGATAGAATTAGCACAGTCAATCACAACAAGGTCAGACCAAGTAGTATCAATATTTGTAGGGACAGTTGTAAAGAAAGTATTAGAAGATACTTTTTCATCCAATAATTCATTGAAAAAGGTTTCAATAGTTGATATATTTAATAAATTCTTATCCATTTACTTTCCCGTTTTGAATTATAGAAACTTTAGCTTTACCTACTTCTTGTGCCAATGCTCTAATGTCATCTCCAATCATAGATATAACTTTATATTTCCTACGTAAATTACCTCCGCCTAATTCTAATATTCCACCATAAAATATGGCTACTGCAACTACAAGCTGCATTCCCTTATCTTTTGGCTTATAATCATCGAAAAAATCAGAGATAGCCTGTCTACCTGTAATTGCCTCTTGTTGATATGGATCGTATTTAGAAGTTGTTGCAGCTTTACTAAAATACATTTTACTATTTGGATAAAGTTCGCCATTATAAAAAACTGCACTCCCATAACTATCGTGAAGATTTTGGGTCTTATTCTTATTGTAGTCAGCCTTTAAATAAGCCTTTTCAATTAAGTTCCGACCTTTTATAGCTAATTTCTTCGCCAAATCATCAATATATGGACTTACACGTCTCATTATCCACTAGTATTATCTTTTACATAAACTGCACAACCACCTAATTGAGTTGGTATAATATCAATAACGATAGCATCAGTAATAGAGAAGCCATACATCTTGCTCCTAAATTTATGACCTTTTTTTATTGATATACCTACTGATTTATCAAAAGGGAAATACACATTGTATGCGTTTGATATTACACCTGAATCTTCTTTCTGCGCCCCTTGTATATCACATTTAGTTTCCAAGACTATAATCTCTTCTTCTACCTGTTGATCGGCAGGTTTGCTTCCATCAATCCCATAAGTGTAAAATACTCCATCAAAAGGATATTCTTGCATTATGTCCCTATCTATAATCATCAGTCGTACTCATTTATCCAAGTTGTTGTACTACCACCTAATAATTCAGCCTTTGGATCGTCCCATTTCTTATACAGACCTATCATAATATTATATACATCTTTTTTAGAATCGTATCGTTGGCTACCAATCGTTTGAGTATAAGCTCCATGTTGGTTCGTCAGACTAGCAGTGTAATTGGGAGCGGTAAAAATAACATAAAGCAAATCAGCCAATAGCAAATCTTTTTGCTGTTGTGTAAGCTGTTTGGTATCTGTAATATCTATAACGTCTCTATCTACTGCAATACGGGTAAGGACTGCCTTGTCAAAGACAAAGGCAGTCAAACCTTCAAGATAGTGTATAATATCAATTTGAGCCATATTGAGAATTTGCTGTTGATGTATCAACAATAATATGTTCCGGGAACTCTGTTAAAGCAGGAATAAATGACGTAATCAAACGGGTACTCCATGATTTATATTCGCCATCAACCATTTCTGCATTGTGAAGCAAAGAGAAACCATCAATAGATGCGAATGTTTGAGAAACCACATTGTTTCCAGCCATACTTGCCATACGTTCATCCAAAGTATTGGTATGCATGATAAGTCCCGCAAATCCAACCGGGCGAAGAACTGCTACATTTTCAGCCCATCCATGAATTGTAGTATCACCGCCCCATTCTTTATTCTTTTCTTCTTCTACTACAATTTCAATAGGAGACAACCCATCAAATGCAGCTACAGCTCTATTAAACTGTTCTTTCAGAATAACCGGAATTTCAGGAGCTTCCATCGAGCTGTTAGTATTCAGGTTGCGCATATAGTTAACCCACTTCTTGACTTCTGCATTTTCCAAGAAAACGTCTTGATACATTTTCTTAGGAATAAGCCATTTCATTGCGCCACCAAATCCTGTTCTTTGTCTGAACTGATCTTCAATGAGAACCATTTGAGAGAACAGTTTAGCATCAGGAGCAGTCCAAACTTTTTCACCTGCCTTTACAAAGTTTTCTTCGGGAATAGCAGCTTTTTGTTTAATACCCTTTATACCTCTACCAATATCATATAGCACATAGCCTTTGGTTTGAAGTTGAGCACACATGTAATTTGCAGTTTGGTCTTTTGCATCAATCAAATCTTGGACACGTTTTGTCCATTCTCTGATAAACTTAGCATCATTACCAAACTCTGCATAATACTCCTGTTTGTACATACGTTCCATTGCTGTCTCTGCAATAGCATCTGACGTAAAATCTGGAATTGTACCTGTATAGAATGAAAGACCTTCCTTGTTATACGGATGCGCTTTACCTAGTGGAGCACGCATATCCAATACTCCTGCTGCACGATTTATAGAGGCTTCAACCATGAAAGAAGCTTTTCCTGATGCATCTGTAGGAGTTACTTGTGGATTCACCGTAAACTGACCTCTCCACCAATTATAATTGATATTAATCATTCCTGAATTATCAATATAATCACGGAGTATTTGCTGACCTTCTCCGCTACGGAAAAAAGCCGCATATCTACTATTATTAAAATCGAATCTTGACATACTTCTTATTTTCTTTAAATTTCAAACCAACCATCAATTCTTGACTTGTTAATAGTTTTAACAGCCGGAGGGATCGGAGACATCAAATAGGTGTACATTGTTGCGTGCAATGCAGGTGTAACCATATACGTAGCTCCTTCCTCATCATCTTCACCTGTTGCAGGTCTATATTTCAAATCCAAATCACAAGGAAGAACAGCATTCGGATTCTGAACAAGCATCTTTTTACCGGAACCAGCTTCGGCAGCTTCAACCAAAATATCATTTTTTGCCAATGTTCCAAGAGTTGCAGACAACGTTAATTTCCATACATTTTCTTTTGTATTAGTTGTTGCCTCTACTGCTGAAACTGTGACTGCTGTACCTGTCGTAGCAAAATCATCAGGAGCTTTCATTAAAACATCACCTACACAAGGTTTATGTCTGAAACCATCTCTTTTTATATATACTGTTGTATCGGAAGAACCAGTAGCTGCCTGAACTTCAAATACCTTCAAAAGAATCACTTCTGCATTTTCGTGACTATTAGCGACACCATTACCATTCCAATGATATTCTACCAAATCACCTGCGTACATCTTACCGCCTGTTTTAAACGGATTCTTGATAATACCACCAGTTTGAGGGAATACTTGGTCATTCAATACGCATACTCTCGGCACAAAGACTTCTCTAGTACCTCCGATAATACCACTCCCCTGTAACATGGTTCTACCATACATTACGGCTGCGGTCGTATTTAAAAGATTTTCTACCATATTCTTATAATTTTTTTATTTTTCATTTTTAACATCATCCCAACTTATCTTACTCTTAGAGGGATCACCACCAATAGGCTTGTAAGGGGTTGTCCCATCAGGTATATCAACTCTGGAAAGGTTGTATAATTCTAATGTAGACTTCGCTTCTTCCTTTATATCTAAATCTTCCGAAATTTGAATTTTAGAAATGTAAGTGTCAATCCACTTATCATCCTTAATCCCAGCGGATTTCAATTCAGACTTAAAGTTTTTCCTTACTTGCGATAGAGCTTTTTCCTTTTCTTCTCTTTCTATTTTGTCTTGCAACTGCTGTATCTGCGCTTGTAATTGTGATAAGGCATCGTCATTAGTAGGCGGAGTTGTAGACTGTTGCTGCTGTGTAGTTTGAGATTGAGTGGGTTTATAGCTCTTAATAAAATCTGCCTTTTCTTTTTCAAAGTTTGCATTTGTCCTTTTTACAAAAGGTAATGCCTTACTTATAAAATCAGAAAGTTCAGTTTCATCATTTGCCAATAATGGAATTAGGTCATCTATATTCTCATTAATTGTTCTGTCTGACAAATGCAGGGTTTTCCCACCTTCTGTCAGTAAGCCTTTGAGTTGTTCAACGGCTTGTTCTTTAGTAAACTTCATAATTCCTCTAAGTTATGTTAATAATTTGCACACAAAATAAAGGAATAAACTAAGTTATCCCATGAAATAAGGGAACTATTTAGTACACCGGTGTACTAAGTTTTTCTAATATAAAAAAAGAAGAAGATTTAGAATAGTATTTTTGCAGATAAATGTATATATTTGCATTGAATAATGGGATAGCAGGAGTAATTAACCTGCGATAAGTGGTTTAGGCATGACACTTCCCATTATTTGAATATTAACCATGCCAACAAAAAAATAATATTATGCCTAGAAAAAAGACTAAAGAAGAATTTATTAAAGAAGCAATTATGGTTCATGGGAATAAATATGATTACTCCAGAGTTGTATATGTAAACAATAATACAAAGGTGGAGATAGTATGTTATGAACATGGATCATTCTGGCAACTACCAAGAACTCATGTAAATAAATCATGCGGTTGTCCTAAATGTTCTAAGGTGTATTCCGATCAAAGTTATTTCATTGAAAATGCTACAAGAATACATAAAGGAAAATACGATTACTCTAAAGTGAATTACATAGACTGCAAAACTAAAATTTGTATTATTTGTCCTGAACATGGCGAATATTGGACGACTCCTAATAGTCATATATCAGGCTGTGGATGCAGAAAATGTGATAACAAGAGGAAATCTAATCAAAGAAAATATATATATGGTATAGGAATCAATGATTATGAAGGTTTTATAAAAGAAAGTGATGAGGCTTATAAAACTTGGTTCCAGATGCTTCGTAGATGCTATAATAAAGAATGGAAAAATGAGCATCCTACTTATCAAGATTGTACAGTTTGCGAAGAATGGCTTTATTTTTCTAATTTTAAAAAATGGTTTGACGATCCTAATAATGAATATATAAAAGGATATTTTTTAGATAAAGATGTAAGAGTTAAGGGGAATAAGATTTATTCTCCTGAAACCTGTTGCTTTCTTCCACCTAAAATTAGTTCTATAACAACACAAAGCAATGCGTTAAGAGGTGCTTTGCCAATAGGAGTTTCAAGTTGCGAAAATAAATTTAGAGTGAGATTAAGCGAACGAAATAAACTTATTCATTTAGGTACTTTCAATACCAAAGAAGAGGCGTTTTCTGCTTATAAGCAAGAAAAAGAACGACATATTAAGGAGTTAGCAGAAGAGTACTATAAAAAAGGTGAAATAAATAAAGCTGCGTATGAAGGGCTTATAAGTTTTAAAATTAGTATAAATGATTGATAAAGAAAAATATAAATCACAAGGAATTGAAAATATAGTAACATATCAACCTTATTTTCAAGAAAAATTCGTCAGGAGCAATGTTGATTTTGTTGTAGGTGGAGCTGCGATGGGAATTGGGAAATCCTTTGCCGCCTTATTGATGGCAGCAGAACCAGTACTAGACCCTGACTTCCGAATGGTTTATATTCGTAAAAATATACAAGATACAAAAAGCGGAGGCTCTGGTACAGATGAAATACAAAGGATTTATGGGAATTTAGTAAATGTAAAATTATCAGAAAATCCCCGTGCTACATTCCCCAGCGGAGCTTTTATAGACTTTACTCACATGAGCGACCAAACTCCCGATAAGGTATTGGAACGCATACGCGGATGGCAATATTCGGTAATTTATTTTGACGAAGGCACAGGATTTGAGTGGAGTACTATTAGGCTTGCTTTTTCACGTAACCGTGGTGCAGGGAAATGGAATGGGAAAGTTCGTATTACTTGTAATCCTAAAAAAAATCATTGGTTAAGGAAATGGCTTGATTGGTATATCAATCCTATAACAGGGTTTCCTATCCCTGAAAGAGATGGTGTGGTGAGATATTTCTATATCAATGGGGAAAAAATTGAAGATGTTATTTTTGGTGCAACTAAAGAAGAGGTGTATAGTCAATGCGCTCCAAAGATAAACGCTGTTTTAAAAAAGCTGAATGAAAGAGGTGAGTTTTTTACTTATAAGGATTTAATAAAATCTACTACGTTTTATGGAGGTTCTTTGGATATGAACAAGGAACTTTTATCAAAAAATCCGGGCTATATTGCAAGCGTGGCAGCAATGGGTGAAAAACAATCTGCTGCTAACTTACAAGGTTGTTGGAATATTGACACAGATGATGATTCCGAAGCTCCTATCCCATTCCATAAAGCTCGTGAAATAAAATTGGCAGATCCACAAATAAATGGTGATAGATGGATTACTGCTGACTTGGCAGATACAGGAAAAGATAATTTCGTTGCATTGGTATGGGATGGATTTCACATTATAGATATTGTAGTATTGGGACATTCAACGCCACAACAAAATGCGAATACACTACAAATTTTAGCTGCTAGATATAATATCCCGGACACTCATATTATATTTGATGGTAATAATGGTGCTTATATCAACGATTATATACCAGATGCTATACCATTTATATCATACAGTAAAACGAGAGGTGTCTATTTCAGAGCTTTCTGTACATTAAAAGATGAATGCTATGATAGAGTTGTTTACCATGTAAACGAAAAAGGAATATCTTTTAGCGATAAGGTCGCTTCCAAAATGTACACCCATGAAAAAATGAAAGATGAAATTACCATCTTTGACGAATTTGTAGAGGAATGTTCTGTAGTACGTTTTAATGAACAAGGGACAGGAAGGAAACGGTTAGCTACTAAAAAAGAAATGAACCAAATGCTTGGTCGAGGACGTTCAATGGACGTATTAGACCCAATAGCTATGAGGTTTTTACCCGTTCTCCAATATCAAATGGGAGATGAGTTAGAAAAAACTTCTATTAAAAGAAACGATAGAAAAACCGGAGAGACAAATCTTGAAATTTATAACGATAGTTTTTGGGCGTAATGACAGTTAAAGATATAGAAAAAACAATCAAGGATGCTTCTAAGATGAAGCATGAAGTGACGGTAAGAGACATATCGTATGTTATCTTATTCTTTGAATATTGCAGCTCTGTTGTAGCTTATAAATCTATTTTCGATAAGGATGCTGACGAAAATAGTATTAAAAAGTATGACACAAGCAAAAAAATTGATTTCTTGAAAATGTATATTGCTAGTAACTTTAAAGAAGAAGAGAAAGTTAAGCAAAGCAAGAAGAATGAAATTAACAATGATGAATTGATCCAAGATATTACTTTTGAGGAAAATAAAGCTAAATTGATAGCAATGCTTCAAAAGGTTAACGATCTTGTTAAAAGTGGTGATATGTCTGCTAAAGATGGTGTTAAAGCAGAGATTGAAATCCGCAGTAAACTTAATGATAAGTTTAAGGTATCAGAAGAGGGAGGGCAACAATATATCATTGTAGAACAAAAGTATAATGCTGTATGTGAATACTGTTCACATGAGTTATATATTCCCACAAAAGAAGATTTAATGAAAAAATATAACCTAGTAGAAAAAGACAATGAGTGAAATTTCAGAACAAGTACAAGAATTATTGAATAACCCTGAAAAGATACTACAAAAGAAACCTTTTTTTCGAGGTTATGATACATCGTGTGTATGTAACAATACACTGAATAATTATTTGAAAAGAGCCGGATTTACAGATATGATTTCGGTTACTCTTCCTCAATTAAAAAAACGTGTTATTACGCAAGATGAGTATTTGATGGAATTAGAGCCTGAAAACCATAAGGTTTTATACGATCAGAACATACCTTCTATTACGATGAAACTTGATAATGGTGGCTTTGTTGAGGTTCAATATAAGAAAATGGCGGTTTCTTTCCAACAAAATATTAAAGACAAGCAGGTACAACATTTATGCGGACTTCCAATGTCTTTTACTCTTATGGATGCCAATCCTGATGAAAAACAAAGAGCTGACTTTGTTACCTTTAAACAGTATTGGGATTTAAGAAACCAAGACGGAATGAAAACCAAAATGGTTGACGTTCAAAAATCAGTTGGTGATGTAGGACTTTTATATTATTTTGATAAAAACAATAGAATAAAATCCCGTATATTATCCTATATGGATGGCTATGTCTTATGTCCGCATGACGATGATAATGGCGACCGTATATTAGAAAGCGTTTATTATAAGATTGATGATGTAGAATATATTGATTCATACGATGATACTTATTTTTATCGCATGATAAGAGATAATACTAACGTAGATGATAATGGATGGAGACGTCTAGCACCAAAGGCTCATGGTTTTACAGAAATCCCTTTAATAACTAAAAGAGGAAAGGTCGCATGGGAAAATGCTCAAAGTGTTATTGAGGCTTATGAAATATTATACAATATCTTCCTTGTAATTCAAAAGAGACATGGATGGGGAATATTATATATAAAAGGAGATTTTGAAAACAATGGAAAGAAGATAGCAGGTTCAGTTATCTTAAACAGTAAAAACACATCATATAGTCAAGAAGCAAATACGGATGATGCTAAATTTTTAACTCCACCATCACCACAGGGAACGATAGATACTTTGCAGTTAATGGAGGAAACTATACAGAAAAATTCCAGTACAACGTTCTTGCTCCCTAAAGATGTAAAGACAACAGGAGATATATCAGGTGTTGCTATAATGCTTACTCAATCAATGGATATTGAGAATGCATCAAAAGGTGTAATAGAATGGCAAAATGTTGCGGATAAAATGGTTCGTCTATTCAAACAAGGATTAGCAAAAGAACTTGTAGTCTCACAAATTCAACCCAGTGCTATTACGGATTTCGACAACTTACATATTAACGCTAAATTCAAAGTATATAGACCTCAATCTGAAACTGATATTGTAACAAGATTACAAACAGGAGTTACATCAGGATTTCTTTCTGTTGAAACTGCCAGTGAAATGAACCCTGATGCAAAACCGGATGAGAAAGCTAGACTTGAAAAAGAAAAGCAAAATAAAATAGATGAGCAACTATACCAACAGGAACAGGCATTGATAATATCTCAAAAATATTCAGAACAAGGTAATAATAACAATAATAAAAAGGAGGAATAACTATGTACACGAATATCATAAACAACATTATAGAATTAGAAAAGGTAGAAACATTTATTGATATAAAACCTTACTATGTTTTCTTATATCCGAAATCAGAGGATGCTAGCAATGTGATTATTGTAGATGGTCTACCTACATATCAGAGTAAGAAAGAAAATTTAGCTTTGCCTCTGTTAACTTGTGTTTGGAATCCTATTGCATTAAACAACATTGTTGTTACAGATGATATGCTTTCAAATTATAGAATATTTATAGGTTACATACAATGATTGGTGGGGCTAAAGGTATAGGTATTGGTATTGATTTTGGTATACCAAATCAATACTGTAGGGCTACTAATAAGCCCTACATTGAAAAAGACGTATTAGATTCATTACGTGTTGTTGCTTCTGCTTATGGTAAAACCAATAATTATTCTGATAGAGCCATAGTCAAGAACTTGGTGGACCCTGACAATCCCTTTGTGATTAGCAACGCAGCTTATGATAAAATGTCCAGTTATGGAGGTTATGAGTTTGCTAAGTTTGATAATACTTTAGATTGGTATAATACAGAAGGCAATGATAGTGTTGTAGTTGTGTCGAGAAATGGGCATAGTATTACTCTAAAAAGATTAACTGGTCCTAATTTTTGGTATTTCCAAAACAGCACATTTAGAGGGCTTATATCGAATGTTATTCCATTTAAAGTTAATAGTAATAAGAATATATCTGTCATTTGGGACGTACACGGTCTTAGCATTTCAGAAGGAAAAGATAAAAGTGTTAGAGTACAAGAACTTGTATTAAATCCTAATGAAGACAATTATACTAACTTAAAAACACTAAACGAAGAAGAACTAGCTCAAATAGATATTAGTACAAACTCTTTGTATTACTTATTATGGTTTGATTTGTCTACTCTTGCAGTAGATGAAGAAGTAACTATAGAAATGCTTCCCCTGTTCGAAGGCGCCTTCGTCACCGACGGAATCGACGACCTGATTACTTCCACCAAGACCGTGCAGGAGATGCTGGGAGGAAGTAATGAGATTACGGTGGTGAGTATGATTCATCAGGTTAAAGATTCATCTAATAATGTATCTTTTACCAATTATATAAGAGGTAGTGCCAATGGCTATTTCCGTAATATCGTGAATAACTACGACAAGACTGGAATATATGGATATACTTCTTCTGACTTAAAGGCTTTGTCAGTTGTAAATAATATATTAGGTGATAAGAATGATTATACGTCTAATGGCGACAATAGAGACTCCATAATCAATGGTAATTTTAGCGTTCAAGGATATTCGTATAATGACGGTAATAATACTGGTGATTTTAGCTCTGTCGCTTGGTACTGGACAATCATCGCCAACAAGGTACTTACTACCGACCAAATCAACCAAGTAATCGCTTACTTCAACTTGGATAGAACGCTCAAATCTGACATCTATTGCAATATTGCTAAGCAGGGCATCACCAACGAGAACCACGCAGAGTTTGGCGACAAGCTGATTGACTTTTCAGGCAACGGTAGGGATATTCAGTTGAACAATATTGCTTGGGACGGAGATAGTGGTATAGGTAAATATAATTATCCTAATTGGAAAGTCACGGCAACTATTGCCAATACGTATTCAACTATTGTAAATTATCCAACTGTTAATGGTACTTACTCCATTAATGTTAATGGTGTATCAGAATTGATGCAATCAATAGGGCTGCATTTGGAGATAAAGTACACTACTTCTACGGAAATTATATATAATGATATAAAACAAGATGGTGTATATTCATATATTTTACCTGATGGAGCTACGGATTTAACATTAAGATTTGGAGGTATTCCGGGAATTGTAAATGAACCATGCAATATAACCATCACCCAAATCCCCTCCCACGCAGGTGCTCTCTGTCTTGACGGAGTAAATGACTTCGGACAGTTTGTAGGAGACTTGGAATTGAAAGATTATACTTTTATTGCTGATAGAGCTTATAGTAGAATAGCTCCATCACAAGTACCATTTATAGCTTCCACACAGACAAATGGGCAAGCTCCATTTCTTATGGAATATTTGAATGAAGATACTTATGTTTATCCTCATAGTTTTGGTACTACTACTAAAACTATAAATTTGAATATACAAAGACAAATATCATATCAATCAACTTATGTATATAATGGAAATAGTATATCAAAAGGAATATCTGTTGATACAGGTGACGGATTGACTATTGGAAACTCTGGTAGTACAGGAGCACAATATTCTCCATTATGTCTTTGGTCTTTAATGCTCTTCCCTTATAGTATGTCCGAGTTCTTGATAGAGCGTCAGTTGAAGAAACACAAACTAGGTACGCTGTATCCGGATATGGTGGAGTTTAGACCTGTTATCAATAGTAACGTTTTGTTAGATTCTAAACCAACATTCGTTATTCGTGGTACTAGTACTCATCTAAATGCAGGAGATTATGTTCCTGAAAATAGTCAAATATGGGTAAGTATTAAAATGAATAACATTGCCGATAGAATAACTAAGTTTACTGTTAATGGCAAGACTATTGATATTCCTGAAAATGCTTATAGTGAAGTCACATTGCAATATGGTTTCCCTTTTGTAATAGATAAATCTCCACAGAAGATTGGTATAACTATTGAACAGGATGAAAAACTATGTTTGTTCAATCCTGTTATTACAAGTAATGTAGAATATCATAGGTTAGACTTTTATTTAAATGGCAGTGAACACTAAAGTTACACCACGCTGATTTATCATAACTTTTAGTTATACTAATCATGGATAGGATAGGAGAAATATTAATGATAGAATGGGAAGATAGTTATGGAGTAGAATCAGGATGGAGAGATATATCTAATTATTCTGCTTCTGTTCTTACTATTAAAAGTGTCGGTAAAGTAATTTATGAAAATGACAAAATAATCTCATTAGCTCATAATTTCGCAGATGAAACTGATAATACACCAATGCAAGCTAATGGAATTATGGTAATACCCAAAGCTTGCATTGTAAATGTTACTTCTTGCTCTTTTTCTTGTCAGCAGTTTGAGTCAGAGCAGAAGCCGCCACCGTCTTAACCTTTTTAGGAGTCTTAGGATTCCTTAAAAGTTCAGATGCAATACTAGCCACTTTGGGCGATGTTTTTTCATTCTTTCCCATAAACTTAGAATTAAAGATTGTACAAATATACTTGTTATATTTAGGATGTCCAAAAAATGATATTTTTATTTGCATATCTCGTTTATTTTTACTATATTGTAGCAACATAAAAGATAAGCGTTATGAAAAAGAGAAGGAAAAGAAAAAGCATCGTAGATTTCAGAGCTTCTTTCCCGGACGAAGAAAGCGCAATCAGATACTACGAGAGTGTAAGATGGGCAAATGGAGTGGTTTCGCCATTCGATGAAACATCTAAAGTGTACAAATGCAAGAACGGTAAATATAAGTGCAAGAATACCGGGAAGTACTTCACTTATAGGACTGGTACGTTTTTCGCTAACTCTAAGTTAGGAATGAGAGATTGGTTATACGCTATTATTATGATTGCCAACCGTAAGAACGCTATATCTTCATACCAATTAGCAGATGATTTGGATATTCCACAAAAGACAGCATGGTATATGCTTCACAGAATAAGAACTGCAATGGCTAAAGAAAACAATCAGAAGCTATCTGGTGACGTTGAGATAGATGAAACATTTGTAGGTGGAAAGAATATTAATCGCCATAAAGATAAGAAAGTAGAGAAATGTCAAGGACGTAGCTACAAGGATAAAGTTCCTGTATTTGGGGCTATAGAAAGAGGTGGGAATCTTTTTGCTAAGGTTGTTCCTAACACCCAAGCAAAGACGCTCGTCCCGATTGTGAAAAAGAATGTTGATGTAGGAAGTTCTGTTTATACCGATGGTTGGAGCTACAAAGGACTAGAGAAGAAATACACGCAAATGTCTGTAGACCACGGCAAACATTTCTACGGAATGATTCTAGTTACTGATGATGGAGAGATAATCGAAATCACAACTAACAGAATAGAAAACGCTTGGTCGGTATTTAAACGAACTATAAAAGGAACATATATCCATGTCAGCAAGAAGTATCTACAAAGATACGTTGACGAATTTGTTTTTCGATTTAATACCCGAAAAATTAGCAAAAACGATAGAATTGAATTACTTTTGCAATATGCAGCAGCTTAAAAATTATGGCAAATAACAAAGACATAAAGAAGGATAAGCCTAAGAAGGAGAAGAAAAAGAGGAAACCTGTATATGAAATACAAGGCTTCGTCCTCACTATACCCGAAGAAAGGCTAAAAGAGATGCTGCTAGAAATGAGCAAGCCAAATCCCGAAAAAGAGTAGTAATTAATCATGGTTGTATATATCTCCAAATTTTGACTCTATAAACACAACCTTAAAAACATTCCCTTCACGAAAGCCTAAAAAAACATGATTACTACCTGTAGCTCTAAACGAAAATAGGTAATCAATACCTTTTGCAATACTTATATCTTTCTTTATTGATTTAATTGAAATTTTCTCATATCCGAAAGAATGACGTTGTGATTTGTTAATCTCGTTCCAATCGAGCAAGCACAACTTCTTTAACCTTTGTAAAAGATTTATAAAAAACGATGACTCATTACACTCTGTGTAGCTTACGTCATGCAACAGTTCAAAAGAAAAGGATATATACTGCTTTTGTCCGATTTTTGTTTCAATTGGTTTTTCGGCTTTTATTATGTGCTTATGCATTACCTATTTTTTTCTTAAAAAAATCAATTAATTCTTGATGTTTAATGACATTCCCGGGTCCAATATTAGTATTTCTCCACGGTGCTTCTGCATGGGTTTTTCTCATTAAGCCATAAGCCGAAAAATCAACATAAGCATCAAATACATCATTAAACATATACTCTTCCTCTTCTGTTAGTTCTATGATTTCTTTATTCTCGGGTAAAATTCCACCTGCCTCATGCCCTTTAAAATGTTCATATACGCAAGGAACGACCGGACCGTACATCCAAGCTTCGATATCTTCATCAAACAGTGGTGTACCAAATGCAGCTAAATGATATCCCTGTTCGTAATAAAGCATCTTCTGCAACTTCATGTTAGACATGAGGTCTCCACCACAAACATCCGTGGCTTTAGCCAACAATTTATTCGCTATATCCAATGCTTTGTATGCCATACTTTTTTTTCTGCAAAATAAAACAATTAAATCGAAAGATGTATCGTTCATTAATAAAAATTGGCGATCGCCAACTACATAATTACCAATAAATCCTTATCTTTGCACTAAAGATACGAAAAATTGGGGAGAAATCCAATTTTTTGGAAGAAATAGTGTAGCCTAATCGTCATCAGAATCACCACCTCGGATAACAGAACTAAGGCTATCAGTGAACTTACTCGTTGGGTAAAGTGTACTTCGTCATATACTGACGTGGTGCGCTGCCATTGAGTAAGTGGGCTTGTGGTGAGCCTTGATGACGTATGGCAGTAGCACTACGTCTTTTTTTTTTGTGACTTTGCGTATGGTTATTGCTGAATTGGATAGGGATTTATTCACTTTATGTTTAACTATAAAAAGAAAAAGTTATGAAAAAGTTTCTAAGTATGACGCTGTTGTTTACAGCTATGTTTTTAACGTTCTCTGCGTGTTCAAACGATGATGATGAAACTACTTACACCTTAGTTTACAATGCTAGCACTTGGGGAAATTATGCCGAAACTGTCAGGATATTCGAGTGTACTGACAATGGTGACAAAATCTTCAATAGTAGTGTAGAATGTAAAAAAGGCTATGAGGAAACCTTCACTGCACAACCTAATGTATCTAAAGTGAAGATTACTATTGGAAGCAAATGGGTTCAGCAGGTATTTCTTCTTAAAAAAGGAGGAAATACTACAATTACAATAGATGGCAGTACTGTTGTAGGACCTAATGAACCATAATTATTACACTTATGTTATTCTACATCTGTTTAATAATATGGGCTGCCTGCTTTATATTTGGCGGTCTAACAGGAAAGAAATAATAGTTGTATATGTGCAAATAATTTGCTATCTTAGCAACCAATTAATACCGGAGGAAAATCCTCCGGTATAATCAAAAGTTATAATGAAATTTGTAAAATCAGCGTGGTGTAACTTTAGTGTTCACTGCCTAAAATGAAAAAGTTAATTGAAAAAATAAAAGCTTGGTATAAAGAAAGCAATAGAGATAAGCACTCATACGTGGGTGCTATCATCTATTGTACTTTTTTTGTAGTAGGTTTTGCATTAGGGATAGAACTTATTCCTAATGCTGTTATCGCTACAGGAGCCACAGTAGCTTCTATGATGTCAGCTGAATATAAAGACAAGGAACATGGCTCCTTGTTTGATTGGCTAGATATTCTTGCAGGTATGACATATCCTATGCTGATTGATATTGTTTGTTTAATTATTTATTTAATCATAAAATAATATGAAATATATTGTATTACCAAAATCCGTTTTAGACGAAGTTCCACAAGAGACGTTAAATGAGTTGCATTTAGTACCTAGAGTAAGCACAGATGGGGAATCTGTATTAATGAAAGTCGCAAATTACGAATTACTTTTTCCTCTTGCTGTAACTCTTCCTGAACTAGGAGAAGATACTCCTGTTGAACCAATATATCCATATCCTACTTATGAAGGAGATGCCCTAAATACTTTATTGCAAAGTAGCGAATGGACTAGTCAAGATAATTCTGTTTTAGGCGAATCTATTCTTGAATCTCCAACGGTGAAAACTACTTCTTCTAAAACAAGAAAGAGTACAAAAAATACCGTGTTATAAAAAATATTATTATCTTTGTATAAAGATTAACAAAGAAATATAGAAATAATGGATTGGTCAAATATTATACAATTAGCATTAGCTATAGGGGGGAGTGGGGGAATATTGACAGTATTGATAGCTTTCTATAAAGCACGTCCTGAAAAAATATCCTACGAGGTAAAAACTCTTCGTGAAATAATAGAAACTATAAAGAAAGAGAGAGAAGAGGACAAGCTAGAGGCTGCACAAGAAAGGCAAAAATTGGAACGAAGATTAGGTGAAATAGAAATAACCAATTCTGTATTACAGAAAGCTATTCAACAATGGGTTAAATGTTCCCATTTACCAAAAGATGCAGTGTGTCCCGTATCTGATTTCGTAGACCGAGCCGAAGAGCTAATAACTAAAAAGGTAGAAGCGTTGCACCAATCCATGAAAGAAAATAATAAAGAATAAAGAACCCCACTGTGCAATGTCGAGAACACAGTGGGGAAAATACTAACCTAAAAATCCAAAAGCATTTTAAACACATACAAATATACGGCTTTATTTTAAAATAGCAAATAAAATGGTAGAAAAGTTACTTATATATACTGATGATGAGGAATTAGGCGTTATATCTTTCCCTAAAGATGGAACGCAAGCTGCCCTTAGTAGTTATACATTCACCGAGGGAAGAATGGGGAGCGTAAATATAAGTAGCAGTCTCATGTATCCTAAGTGCTTGGATGATGAATGGACGCAGAGGGAATTTGTGGAATTTAGGGGAGAAAGATATTGGATTTTAGATACACCTACTTCATCTAAGTCAAATACAGATTTAAGATATAAACATGAGCTTGTATTTAAATCCGATAGAACTAAACTGGATAATACTTATTTCTTTGATGTAGTATCTCCTGATGCAGGTGATGTAGACCAATTTGTCAGCAATAGTACAAAGTTCACCTTCTTTGGAGATATTGCAGAGTTTGCAACAAGATTGAATTACTCTTTACAATACAGTGGAGTAGGTTATTCTGTTGTAATTGACGAAGGTGTATCCTCCGAAGCTAAACTAATGTCGTTTGAGGACAAGTATTTTAGTGAAGTTCTACAAGAAGTATTTAATGTTTATGAACTACCTTATTATTTTGTCGGTAAGGTAATCCATATCGGATTTACTAATAATGCTATTACTCATACATTTAAATACGGTTATGATAGGGAACTACTGACAATAACCAAAACAAACGCCAACTATAAAATAGTTAATCGCTGTACAGGTATCGGTAGTACTGAAAATATTCCTTATTACTATCCAAATGATACGAGAAAAGGAGATGTCAGGGCTGTTGCCGGAGAAGATAATATCTCAATTAAAACAGAAGATATACAAGTCGTAAATAACGATTTATATAAAGAGAAGGTTTCATTGGAAGAAAAGGTTGAATTTAAAAAAACTAAGCTTCCTATTACTACTCAATTATACATTAATTTAAATGAGCAATACCCTTATACACAAGCGGTAGAGACTGTTCCAACTATTAGAGATGGATCTACAGCGAATTTTAAATGGTTTGAAACGTCTTATAATTATTATGCAATAATAGATTTATCTGATGAAGCTACTATTTATTTAACTTTAAAATTATGGGCTAACTTAAAATATTCCTATATACAAAAGGGTGGTATTATATTGGGAGAAAAGCAAGCTTCAAGAAAAATGGATTTTGCTTCATTTTCTTTATATAAAAGAAATGAATCAGATACAGATTGGATTTTAATTAAAGCCGACCAAAACTCTGAAACGACAGTATCGTTTAATCTTAATGAAGGAACAAATAAATTAAAAATAGTAGGTTCTTATTCTACCTTAGTAAATGTTAGTGATTATTATGTATATGGGAATCAAAAAGCTTTTCTTGAAATAAGTAGAGAATCAACAGCAGAATATAACTTATGGAGTTATAAAGATAATACTGTTAGTCTTAGCAATATTGGCATATATATTACAAAAACACCTTCTATTGGAGATTACTTTGTTCAAAAGCAGGTTGAAGGAAATTATATGATTACTTCTCCTAATCTATTGCCATCTATATACAGAGAGACGTTTGGTGCAGAACGATTCTATGACGCAAAAAACCAAACCTATATAAATCCTGATACAGGAAGCTACTACGACTTCGAGAACCCTTATACGGAAGGTAATCCTAAGGAAATGATTGTTTCCTTTGACTATATCAAGCCAACTATTAAAGGTATTGAAAATGCAGCAGGATATAAAATAGGAGAAATATTAGATGTAGCTTTTGATGATGATGATAACGATGAAATAGACCCTAACACAAATGAATACGAACATAAATATTTCTACATAAAGCTAAGAAAGTTTGATGGGGATTATGGCTTTAATCTCTTTGACCAAGCTATCGTAGGTAATGATATGACAATCTCAATGACGAGTGGTAATTGTGCTGCTTGTAATTTTGTCATATCCGTATTAGAAGTAGAAGATAAAGACAATAATATCACAATATTCAAGAATCCTGTACAAGTGGATTCTAATGGCAATATTGTAACAGGTAGTGAGGATGATAAATGGGATGAGGCAAATATTCAGCCTCAACAACAAGATACAACAACAAATGAGGTATGGATTAGGGTAAGCAAAGATGATGATACATTCGGAGTTGTAATGCCATCTAACAACCGCAACTATAAGCCTAAATCAGGAGATTCGTTTGTTCTGTTACATATTGATTTGCCTAAACAATATATTCTTAATGCAGAGAATGAGCTTAAAGAAGCTATCATTAAGTATATGGCTGCCAATAATAGTGAAAAATTCAACTTCTCTATTAACTTTAAGCGTATATTCTTTGCTGAATATCCTGAAATGCTTTCACAGATTGATGCTAATGCACGATTGCAAATCGCATATAATAAGAATGATGATGGCACAGACAAACTTTATGAACTTTATGTTAGCCAATATACATATAAAGTAAATGAGACAGACCCTCTTCCTGAAATTACGGTAGAATTATCCGATACCATAACGATACGTAAAGGTTATGTCCAAAAATCTATTGATGCTGTAAAACAGGATATTATGTCGTCTATCGGTTCTATCGACTTTTTAAAGATGGGACTGAAATATTTTATTAGAAAAGATGTTGATGATTCAGCTAACGGACATATAATATTTAAAGACGGGATTTATGTTACTGGGAATAGCGAGGAGGGAGCTACCGATTTCCTGCGTGAAGGTGGCATAGATAACATTCAAGAGGGTAACGGAGATTTCAGACAGGAAGATTCCGGGATTATCAAAGCTGTAGAAACTCCTCAAACTCTTGGTAGTTTATATAATGTAAATCCTATTGTAGATGAAATTGCTACAGAAGATGTCGTACTTGTAAAAAAAGTTGGTTCTACGGAATGGACGCAGGAAAGAAAGAGTATGACAGAAGGCATAACTGATGCTCCAAGCAATGACATCTTATATGGTCGTAAAAACAAAGAGTGGATTAAAGTTCCCGACACACCGACAAAACTTCCTAATCCTAATGCTCTTACTTTTACAGGTGCAATACAAGCTATATATGATGGTTCTGCACCAATTACGGTTAACATACCGACAGGTGGTGGTGGTAGCATAACAATAGACGACCACTTGGATTTAAATTCAACAAATGCAGTGCAAAATAAAGTTGTAACTATGAATATAAATGAATTAATGGACGAGGTGTTTAAAATTTCGTTCGATACTTTTGTTGGCGGAGGAACTTTTGAAAAGGGATCAGTTGTTACTCCGTATATTTTTTGGTCTATTTTATATAAAGATGAAGAAGTTGTACCAACAACTGCAACCGTAAATGGGAGCACGGAAGGAGTTAATGAGGAGAAATCCAAATATTCGTCTCCTACTACAATTACTACAGATAAAAATTATAAAGTGATTTGTACTTACGGAAGCCAATCTATTGAAAAAACAGCAAACTATATTTTTTCTTTGAAAAAGTATTGGGGCGCATCTTCTGTAACTGAATTGACCAATGGTGATGTGATGTTAATGAATAACGGATGGGCTAGTCGTACTATGGGGAAAACGACTTTTGATTGTACAGGTGGGAAATATATTTATTACATTATACCGTTTGATATTTATGGAGAAGGCGTTAGTTTTTGGATAAACGGTTTCAAGAATACCGATGTTATTGTCTATGATATGGAAATAACAAATGGTAAAAATGTAACTGAAACATACAAAGTAATGCGTCTAAATAACATTCAAACTGGGATTTTAGAAGTTGAATTTAAATAATAAGAAAAATGGCAGAAATCAAAGGTACAAATGTTGCATCTAAAATAGTTCCCTATACTGATTCAGACGAATATGCTACTCATGACGAAAAATATGGTGTAGGAGGATATAGAACAGTAGATAGTGTAAGCGAGATGAATGCTATTCCTGCTGCAAGAAGAAAAGAAGGAATGCTAGTATATGTAAAAGGGGATAAAATTTACAAGCTTAACAGTAGTAATACGTTTGTTAATGCTGGACTTGGAGTTGGTGAAGTAATTGATTGGAATTCAGGCTCAAATCTCTCTCAAAACGGTTATCAAAAGTTTAGTAATGGGCTGATGTTACAGTGGGGGTATGTTGGTGGGTCTGCCACTGCGTCATACAGAGTTACAATGCCTATGTCATTTTATAATACAACATATAATGTTTTTGCAACAGTTAATAAACCAAGTTCAGATAATAGTATATATTCCGCTTCTCCACTAGCTACCAGTAAAACAGTTAGTGCTTTTTATATAAATAGAAACTATGCGTCAGGAGGTTCTACTGGACTATCGCAAGAATCTTGGCAGTGGTTTGCTATAGGGCGTTGGAAGTAATTATTTCCATCTACCTATAGCATACCAACAAAATTTAGCAGAGGACGTACCTATACTTCCTGAATTGAAGTTTCTATCAACTCTAAAACTTCCTGTATTTATATTTACTAAAGGACAAAAGGTGTATACGATTGAATCTGTATTATTTTTAATAATACTCCCAAAAACAAGATAGCTTGTGTCATAGAAAGAATTAGGCATATAAATAGTTAGGGGATTAACATTTGAACCTGAATTATATCCCCACTGCAACATCAGCCCATTACTAAACTTTTGATAACCGTTTTGAGAGAGATTTGAAATAAATCATTAACTTTACAAAAAAAAAGACATGAAATATTGGGAACAAGGATTTTACGATGAACCGATAGAAGGTTCAGTAGAGATAACAGACGAATATTGGCAGTCATTACTTGATGGGCAAAGTCAAGGTAAAGAAATAGTCGAAGATGTCAATGGACACCCAATTCTTCAAGAGCATATCTTTACTTTAGAAGAAGTGAAAGAACGCACATTATACAATATTCAACAATACGATAAATCAGAGTATGTGAATAGTTTCTTGCTTAATGGAGATAGTATTTGGTTAAGCAAAGATTTACGTGTATCTATAGCCAATACTGTAGCTATAAAGAAAGATAAGAATATCGAAAAATCAAGTATTTGGTATAACAACAAGGAATATATACTCCCTGTTGATTTTATATTAGACATGTTAGATGATGTGGAGATATACGCTGATACTTGTAATAGTGTAACACAAAAACATATAGCTAATGTTAAGGCTATGACAGATATAGATGAAATTGATAATTACGATTATACTTTAAATTATCCAACTAAAGTGAAATTTAATTACAGTAAACTACTCACAAGCTAAAGACTTGTGAGCTTTAGACGTAGAAATATCATCATGTATAAGACAAGACAACAGTTCCCATCTTTCATGGGTGTTTACATACCCCCATGTAGCAATGTTCAGAGCAGCATTAATATCTGCGTCTGCTACATTACCACAGTGTGCACAATGAAAGTGCTTGCCATTGCGGATACCGATGTGACCGCACTCGTGACATGTCTGCGAGGTGTATGCAGGAGGGATGGCGACAATCTGAACGCCAGCCAACTTGCATTTATATTCGAGGAAAAATCGGAGCTGATAGAAATTCCACGAGTTGCTTCTCCTTCTGAACGTTTTGTTACGTTTCTTGGAGTTCATACCCCAACGGATATTTTTCAAATCCTCAATGGCAATGCCTTTGTGCTCTTCCTTTGCCTTTGCAACGAGTTGTTTGCTTATACGATGGTTCACAATGGTGGCAAATCTTCTCTCACGTCCTTTCAACCGTTTCAGCAACTTATGGCAGTTGCGAGTGCCTTTGGACTGGATAGAAGCTCTCACTTTATTGTATCTATTGCGTATATTCTTGATTTCATCAGAGGATATATTAGTCCCGTCAGACAAGGAGACAATATCGGTTATACCCATATCCACTCCAAGAAAATCCTCCGCTGTCTCTTCTTCTTCGTCTGGAATGTCTATCGTCTGATAGAGGTAGAATTTTCCTTTGACAAGAACAAGATCAGCTTCTCCCTTTGCGAACTTCATGAGCTGTGGACGATAGCAAGTATATGTCATCTTCTCACGCCCATCAATAAGCGAAATGGAGCAGATACCTCTTTGGGTATTGTAGGAAAGTACACGACTGTCATACGTGATAGCTCCGAATTCACGGAAACGTCTCTGTTTCTTTCTGTCGAGTTTGTATGCATCGGCAACCTTGCTGATTGCACGTATAACAAGTTGGGAGGGAAGGCTGTATGTCCCCTTGATTGGATGGTAAACCTCCTTGTGCAGGCTGAACTGATTGAACACACGACGTTCCCATGCTATCTGCGAGATAGTGTTGCAAGCCTCATTAAAAACACTAAATGTCTTTTTCAGCATTATGGCTTGCTCGTCCGATGGAATCAGTTTTATTTGCAAAATCAATTTCATGCCACAAAGATACGGAAAATAACTAAATTATTCAAATGTTTGAAGAAAATAATATTATTAAGTTTAACAAAAGAGGGAATAGTGGCTCAATTCCTCCCAGAAGCTAAAGACTTAGGGGTTTCATCGGGCTGTTTTTTTATGAAAAAAATATTTTATGATTCAAAGGTAGCTAAAGCTATTTTATTTGATGGTTATTCAACAATAACAATATTTGCTTGGGTATTGACTGTATACAAGAAGTTGATGCAAGAGACTATAAACCATGAATGTACTCATGCCAGACAGTGGATTGAACTTACTGTAGCAGGAGGATTATTTATATGGCTTGGAATGCTAATATTTGATTATTCAGCATGGTATCTTGCTATTTCTCCGGTTGTATTCTATTTATGGTATGGTTTGGAATATTGCATAAGAAGAATTATGGGATTATTTGCTTCGGGTGACAACAAACAACATACCGCATATCGTGAGGTGTCATTTGAACAAGAAGCTCGATTGGCTGAAAAAGATAATAATTATCTTGAAAACAGCCATTATTATGCATGGATGAAGTTTATAATCAAAACTAGAAAATAATATGGCAATTCTATCAAATGGTAAATTTTCAGGATTCCTGTGTTCCATAAGGGACACAGGTAAAAAACTAAAAGACGGTGCAGCCGTTATGGTTGAAGATTTTCTTTCCGGATTCAATGGGTATGGATGGAAATTGTGGAAGAAAAGTAATCTTTGGAGACTTGAAATCGACGAGCTTCTTGTTCGCAAATCATTCACGACCTTTGAACATATCATATCACAAATAACTTCCATTAGGGGAGGACAAACAATAAGTCAAGGACACGCTAAAATAAAGGCTGTAACAATAATTGAAGCAGACGTATATAGGGAGACTGATGGAGAGGAAACTATCACCCAAGAGCAATGTTACCGCTTGGAAATAGACGATGAATCAAATTCTATTGTAGAATATGATTTTGTACAATGTTTAAAAGGCAATAGACAATACTTGGTTCAAGTTGGAAGTGTCTTTCAATACTATATTAATATTCCTATAACCGAGTTTGATTCAGACGCAGAAACAGGTGAGGTATTAAATGCTCCACAAGCAGGGGATGAGATAGTTCAATTTGGGAATGCATCACACCAAGATAAATATAAAAACAGACATTCTGCCCTTTATCTCCATGTGGATGAGGATGAACCTGCTATAGATCTTATGACGGATATATATTCCAAAGATTGGTCTAATGCTATAAAGGTTCGTATAGGAGGAAATTTGCCCGGTACTGACGGTGATAGAGGATTTTACAGCGTAAATGGGAAAATAATATCTGTTGATGAAAACAATGATATAGTATATGAGATTAATCCTGATGGTTCAGGATATTTCGCTAGAGGAAAATTCTCATGGACTAAAGATGGTTCTCCTAAATTTTCAGGGACTATTTTGTTGCAGATAGATGAAAATAATGTTTGGGAAGTTACCGAAGCTGGCGAAAATATTATTGGGAACAAAGATGGGAAAAGAATAGTAATAAGTCCTGTTAGTCAAGATATTAAAGTTTTTGATGATAGTAATAATAATGTCCTTTCTATCGAAGGTTCTAATAGAAATGATATAAGCGATTTTTTTGGTGGTACTCCTCCAACTATAACTATCAAGAATATCCCATTTTCTATTGTAGCAACAGTTACAAGAGCGGAAATGACTGTTACAGAAGGATTTTATACTAATACATTGATGAATCTTTCCGTAGAATTTAATTATAATTATTCACAATATTCAGAAAGTTCAGCTTCGGGTAACATTTCAGGAACTTTATATCTTGATAATTTTTCAGATTCTTCTTACAACAACTATCAGAATAGCAGTGTTATAGCATCATTTAATGTAGATGTTAAGGGAACAGGATCTTTTGTTGTAAGAAATACTACTACTATAGAAAAAGGTTATCATACTCTTAGATTCCTTATATTAAAAGATAGATCTGTCACTAGTTTTTCAATTAGTTCTTTAAATGCGGAATTTGTTATTGATTCTTATTTAGCTAGTTTATTTGCTAATGGTATTGTATTAGGTTCTTCTACAAACAATCTTTTTTATGCAATAAATAAACAACCAAATCCATTGCTTAATATTAAAAATCTATTTTTTGGAGTTATTAATAATTTTTCAGGATTAAAAATAGACACAGATGGGACTTACTCTAAAATAAATGGTCATTGGGGACTTTTACCTTCATTAATTGCCTATGGCGTTGTGTGGGGTGGAAATACCCCTACTTATAAAGCTATAAAAACTTTTGATGGAAGTTCCTTTCCTGCTGCTACTCGAATAGGAGAAGGTGTTTATAGAATTAACTTTCCTACTTCATGGAGAAGTCTTAATATAAGTGCTACAAATGCATACGTTATGTTGACGGGAATAGGTTTTAGTATAGGTACTGGAGCCACAGATGCACCAATTAAAGCAACTTTTAAAGGATGGATTACTAACGGCTTTGATGTATGGCTATCAGATGATTCAACTGTTAATGATGGTGATTTTGCTTTTGAATTAAAATGGTTAGGGTGACAACAAAGGGAGCAATTAAGCTCCCTTTCATTTAGTACATCTTCTCCATATTGGATAGCCTTGGTTTCTTATTCACTGCCTTATTTTGCTTATAAGGTTTCTCCTTTGCTTTCTTAGCTTTTTGTTCCGCTTCTAGCTCTGATTTTAAGGCTAGGATTTCGGACTTGCGATAACCAATCTTACGATTCTTAAAAATAACTTGCTCAATTCCTTTAGCATCCATGAGACGCTTAAATCCAACTCTATTGTTAGAGAAATTAAGGACACGCATACTTTCATCATAATTCAAAACATCAGTTGGTAGTACATATTCACTATTAACCTTTTCAAGAGAATTAATAGCTGATGAAATCTCCGTTTCACTACATTCATCACTAAATATCGCCCAAATTTTATCAAACAAGGTTTCAAATAACCAACGTTTGATAGGACTAAGTTTTGATAATTCCTCTTTAACTGAATCAAGAACACTCGCCTTGAACTTATTAATGTCTTTATAATTCTTCATAGCTTTTCTTTTGTTTTTTAATTCTACGTACTTTAATAAAATGAGATATACCAAGATAAATAGTAATGAAAACACTAATAGCCCAAGTACTTGACAGAATAAATAGATAAATGCTTTTATCCGGAATAATATCAAAAGATTTATCAATACAAGCAATAGTATCTGTAAACATAAGATTAATTGGTATTGCTCTTGCAAACTTACAATGATAGTTGCCTTCATCGCAAGCCAATCTGTACAAACAGTAATCCAATAAAACCACATAGCCATCAAATGTTACCAATATTCCGTTCCATGCGAAACAAAATACAATAAGCAAATAAATAGCCATTCCAAATATAGTTGCTCTAACTATTAGCTTTTCCATTATTCCATTTTTTTTGATATAACAATCTCATTTCATTTATTAAATGTTCAAACGATTTAATATAACCCATATCTATTGCAAAGGCTAAAGATTTTTGTAAATCATCCAATTCTTTTAATTGTTCTTGGGTTGCTTTATTACGTAATAAAGTTTCATGTACATTAAATACAATGTAATTTAATCCTTTTGCAATGATTCTATAATCAACATTATTAAAAATAGATGCAGCACGACAAAGTTCATTGTATCTATCTCCTGCTTCAATTCTATTAATAATTAAATTATCAGTCAACCACATTACTACAGTTGCATATATTTCAGGATTAAGTTCTAATGCTAACAATACCCAAATATAAGGATTACATGAAACATGCTTATTAGCCCTAGCACCTACTGTTTTATATACCCCATACTTCTTCATTACTTTTATAAGAGACGTTTTTCTAACCTCTTCCATAAAAACAGGAAATCCTGTTTTTATAAGTCCTTGTTTTTCAAGTATATAAAACACTCTTTCTGATGATTCTATGTTTGAAAGGATATTTTCAATCCTTTTTTCAGACCATCCTTTTTCAATCCTAGCATGAGTATAAGCTTCTTGTAAATCCGTCACAGACAAGAATTGACTTTTAGTATCTTGTCTAATTGTAACTCCAAATAACTCCCTGTCTTTCGACTTCATTGTAACTGTTGTTTTCATTATTACATTATTTATTAAATTATATGCAAATATAATATTAATATTTATAATATAAAATATTATCCAGCTATTTTTTATTAGAATTAACAGCAATTACAATCTTCTCGGTAAATAAACCCGGAGCTTTAGACCTCAATTTAGGTTTTACAGGTGCATTGCCCTTTTGCGCACGTACAACCTTCGTGTTTGTTTTGACACGAATCGCCTTCTTCGCCATATTCTAATTCAAGTATTAGTTGACAATAATGAATAACTTTCTTTATATCTTCTGCCCCATTCTTGTTCTTATGCCGACATAGATACTTTATGCAATTACCCTCCATAAAAGGTATATCATTTGCATATATAAACTCAACAGGTTCTATTGCTAGTTTTTTGTAATGCGAACCTCCCTCTTGGGTATTTAATGCGCTAATTGCCTTATTTATTTCAATCGGAATAGCTTCTAACCCATGTGGTCTTGCATCATCTTCCATCTTCATGCTCTACAGCTTTAGTTATTGATTCTTTCAACTGTTCTCCCAAATCAATTTTATCCATAAACTGTTCATCAGCTAGGGTTTCAGGAGAAAGATCTCTTTCTTCAAGTTCTTTAAACAACTGATTTCTTCTTTTGCATATATATGTGGCAATATCAATATAATATGTTTCGTTACAGAAACACATAGGTGGAGTCATAATAATATCCATTGTTGCGTTAAATAACACATCGTAAAAATCCTTCTGTTCTTGTGTCAATGCATTATATTCCCCCTTACTTTCAAAAAGAGAATCTAATTGTTTGTAAAGTGTTTGACAGGACGGTTTAACGAAGAAATCATATCCAATCATGTGAAATGCAATACCTGTTGTAAACCTAGAAAGTTTAAATGCCCCATAATCATACTCTTCGAGTAAATCCTCCTCACGTACAAATATTCTAGTTGGAACTACATCATATTGTCCTTTTAAAGATATGATTTCGTCCATTATAGAGTCGAAGAAATGCGCATCCTTGCATTGGGATTTAAGTAATGCTATCTTTTCGTCAAGCTTACTTTTCAGTTTTGCTTTTTCTTCCTCTATTATTTGTTTGTCTGTTTTCTTGACTACTTCTTCTTTCTGATTCTCCATCATTTCCAATTTCTTCATGTCCATTTTCCTCCTCTTTATTTGTTTCTTCTTTTAAATCTTCTTCAAAGGTTATAGGCTGACGCTTATAATTTTTCATGTTGTTCTTAAATTCATTTCTGCTAATTTGTTCCTTAATGCAAACATTGAAGAAATATTTTTTAAGATCATCATTCGTCATGCCATTAAGGTATTCTTCATCATCAGATGTTCTGGAAGAGATGAAATCTATAATATCCTTTTTATTTTCCACGGCAGGGATAAATTCGTCTTTCAAATATTCATAGGGATATATCTCCACAAGTTCATGTGCTATACCTAATCCCGGCAATGTTTTTGTTACATTTACCTCATTCCATGCGAAAAAATCATGATATGCAAGAGCATAGTCCATGTGTCCATTTTTTCTTAAAATCTTAACAATCGCCCTAGCCCATACCTGTTCTTTATCGTTGGGTTCAGGAAGAGATGAAACGCCACTATACATTAGCATCTCCAACAAAGATTCTTCTGTTCTACTTTTTGTTCTCATTACTTTTTGAATATTGAATAATTTAAATTAAATTTGTAAACGGCACTGTTGTTGTAAATACCCACTCCACCGCCAAAGGCTATTTTTTTTGGAGTAACAAACAGTAGATTTATGCTTGGGATTATCTTTCCGTCAAACGTCATAATTTCACCACCTATATACCCTTTCCAAGCATCTTTATAAACTGTATTTGTTATGGTATTAGTGACTGTTTGATATTCTGTTTTATTAAATACATTTATTCGGTCTAAACTTGGATTGATGCCCGACACCCAAGCTTCGTATTTATCGGGTTCGGTATAAAATTTTTCTTCAACGGGAAGTTTGACTTTAGTGGAATCGTTTACATAAACAATCAAAGTATCTATGACTTTTTTATATTTATTTATCGGTTTTTCTATTGTCAACGTATCCCATTTAGTAATAAAAACGGTATCTGTTGTATGAACTGTTTGAATATGAGGTTTCCTGTTAACTAAAAAAGAGGTAACAATCCATACTAAACAGATACCAATTAATATATATGGACTATATGTTTTAATCCACTGTTTCATTAAGTTCTTTTTCTAATTCATTCCTTCGCTGTAAAAGCTCATTTACAGCCTTCAAAGCTTCGGTTGATAAAGCCAAAGGATTTATTTTATCTAATCCCATAGAGTCCAAAATAGACAATTCTCTTTCTTTATATTTATTAGATTTTTTCGAGTTATCATTATCTCCAATGCCTAATTCTTTCATTATTTTTTCCAACATACTGTCTGAAAGAACTTTTTCGTAAATTACAGGCTTGAAATCATTTAGACTCTCTATCATTTCATCAAAATTGACTTCTTTCCATTCTCCATTTTGATAAGCGTTGACTTTCAGATCTTCTTTATTGAACCATTCGATAAAATCCTTGAAATCTTTTTCTTCATTACCTGCGAAGTCTAATTCAAAATCATCAAAATTAAGAATACCTTTTCCTACAAGAAATCCAAGAATATTTTCTTGTTCATTTCTACCATAAACCGTTTTTTCTAAATGCTTTTTTACTTCTTCTAATGTTCTCATAATTATTTTTTTTAAATTTCTAATGCTTCTGTTTGACCTTTGATATTTTTCAACTTAAATGAAGCGATAATATAAGGAGTTGAACCATATAATTTATCTTCACTGGGTTCAATAGGTTCAATTAGAATAAAAGTAACCTTTCTGTTTCTAATGTTATCCCAATACTGAATTTTACCTTTACTTAGAAAAGATACAAATGAATGATATACTTTTCTTCTATCGTTTCCTGTAAATACACAAGTAAAAGTCAAATCTGTGTTTTCTCTAATAGGAGTAGGATTTTGATACACCTGTAATACATCAGTTTCAGCAAATTCTTCGGTATATACAGACTTTATCTTACCATAAGAATCAAGTCCGGTAAATTCCTTATATATTAAGCCTTTAAAGTCTTTTTCTAAATCCATTTCTGGCTGACCTGATATATCAATTCTACGCATATAGCATTTATAATCAGACATTAGTTACCTCCTTTTCGTCTATATATCTTTTAATAATTACCTTGTCTTTATCTATGTCACCTGTTATCATTGGTTCTCCCCCATATACAAAAAGATATACTTTACTGTTTTCACCTACTTTAATGTCCAAATAGGTATTACCAGCAACGTATATCTCGCATATATGATTAGGTTTAATATCTAAGGTTGTTTTAGATTCTAATATACAAAGCAATGTCGTGTCTACATAAAAAGATTCTTTATAATAATTGCAAAGCATTGCACTCGTATAGCAACCTCTTTTTTCATTCTTATACTCACATATATATTTACCATTTATGTAAGCCTTGAATTTGTCACTAATAAAAACAGGACTAAGCCCCCATCCTTCGGAAAGAGACTTAGCCATGTACTTTATAGAGTTTACATCGCAAGCAAGCTCAAATAATTGCTTTTTGCTTTTATTATCATCCCATAGATTTGTGTAATTGTCACACAAACCTTTTGCGATTGCATTATTTTTAAATTGCTTTAAATCTATCATTACTGCCTCATATTTGGGACAAATATAAATATAAATATCAACTATTCAAAATTTTTATAGCTTTTTCAACATCACGTTTAGATATACCACGAAGAGCATGAGTTTTTATGAAATGTTTCTTTTGAGAAAGTAACATATCTGAATCATCATCAAGGATTACATAATTAATTACATCTTCATGTTCCCATAACCAGCGGTCTATTTCTATACCACGACATAGACCATAATGTTTTTCTCTATTTCCATGTTTGAAGCCGTACATTCTTGAAGTAATACCTACGATATATTCAGGATATGGAAAAGGATTATGACCATAAACTGTTTCTTGCGTTGTAATAGCTTCAATAGTCTGTTCCAATGTATATCTTCTCCAAGAAGAGGATATAACAATTTTAGCTCCGGTCGCATCGCAAATCTGTTTGACTAGCTCAACCTTTTCATTATCAATAGTCCAATTACTTTTCAGTGTGGTTATAACGCCGTCAAAATCCAAAAATATACATTTTTTCATATTTTTTTAAATTTATTATATTTTCTACTCATGTATATATCACCATCTCCGCTATATATTATATTTAGAAAACGTTTCGAGTATTTATACCAATAAGATTTCCATGTGTTTTGATTATTAGTAACCCTTTGTTTTTTAATAGGAATAATATCATAATTATCTAAAAGATATTTATCTATTTCCTCCAACATCTCCATAGTACCAATCAAACTTGTCCGGACATAACCTTTTTCGTTTATAGATAAACTACCATCAGCATCAAACATTCCTGCTATAAAATAAGGAATTAAATCTTTATTAATATTAGGCAGCTTGGTATTTAAAGGCTTATAATCAGTTAATCCATGACTTAATATATTAGATACAAATGTTCTATTTGTGATTTGTATAGAATATCTATGATAAATGTTTCCTGTTCTCTTGTCGTATATATCACGACTATCTATCTTGTGACCGGAACTAATATCTTCTCTAAATTTATTTATAATTTCTTCATCCTTAGATGTTAATGAAACTTTATCTAAGTTATGATTAATACACCCATCCGAGCAAATATAACCTAACCAATATGCTTTTTTAGGAGAATCTATTTTTTCAAAATAAGAAATATCTAAATTTATTTTAGACATATTAACTCTTGATTTTAAAAATTTTATTCCATTCTTTTTAGCTATTTTACCAACAGTGGTTTGAGAAATACCAAATATTTTCCCTACCTCTTTTTGTGTTTTATTATATAACATCTCTATTACTTTATCTTCGTCATAAATTTTCTTACTCATTATATTCCTTTTTAAAAATGAAAGCTACTTTTTTAATTCCCTTTACTGTTTCTACTAATTCCCAACCATCTGCCCCATAATTATTTAGTTCATAGGAAGGAAAATTATCTAAATAATATTCTTTTACCAAGTATTTAAATCTTTTCATAATCAAAATTATTAGTTTTAACTCTATTAATACAATCGGCAGCCCAACCTACAATATATGCACAAGTCTCATCCTCTCCTATATCAAAACCCATAGACATTCCTAAATCCTTGTGTATGGCGGTAGCTACATGCAATGCTTCGTGTGCTATTTCTCTTACAGTCATATATTCCTTTTTATGAAAGGCAACACATACTCCATAATCTCCATTTACATAATAAGTACATCTGAAAGTTATTGCTTTATTATTGTCAAATTCTTCTTGTGAAATTCCTTTATCACATTCCCTATTTGTAAAATGCTGATTTAAAAATAAAGCTGAATCCGTTATAACTACATATAACTTTCTCGGATATATGTGATTTACAAAACAATGTATTTTATTTTTCATCTAATTTTTCAATAAATTCTTTTACTAATAGACAATCACGACCCAAACAATAACCATGTGAATATCCTCCTTCCCCCAAAGGATGACGTGACCTCACAGTAGAACATACACCATATACTCGATTTCCACAAGTATCTATATATGCATCAATAGCCTTTTCTATCATATCATCTTCTACTATAGCTAATGCTCCATACGCTTTGCCAATAGACACTGCTAAAGATACATATCCAGTTGTGTCCATCCTCTCATTTTTGTTCAAATCTAAAGTATTATCTTGAATATACTTTTTAGCTTTTTCATTCATAATTATTTCTTAAAATGGACAAGTATCTCTTTCCTTAAATACATTGTCGTCATCATAATAATATTGTTGATAATCACTCATATAATCCTGTTCTGGTTCTCTATTCTGTATAAGAGGAACAGGTTTGGGTTCTTCTTGCCAATTATAGTTTATATTTTCTGCAATATCATTTTTAAAGCGTCTTGTCTCAATCTCATAATACATTCCACATAACAAATCCACCTTCCCGAAACTGCGATTTTTACATACTTCCAATACATTGCCATATTGAAGCATTTCAGCTATCCTAACTGTTCCGAAGAAATCTTTTCCACGTGTCTCAAAATCCTTGTTTACACGATGAATAATAAAACAGTTATCCACTGCATTAGTTAAATCGGCTGAACCTGAAATAGATTCTTTTCTAAGGAAGTCAGTCTGTTTACGAGGGTGAGCTACAAGTATAATATGAACATTATATTTTTTAGCGAAATCACAAATAGCCAATATGAACTGGCTTTGTTTCTTATTGTTGTCTCCTTCGTAATCCTCTAAGTTAAGAGTCATCAGATTATCAATTACGACTAAGTTTACACCTTCAGATTCAATCAGATTTGTAATATCGCTCATTAATTGCTTCCAACGTGTTCCATATTTGTTATTATAGAGGAATAACTTTCCATCCGTCCAACTATCTATACGGTCAGAAATATGTTTTGGAGCATAATAAAATTCATCATACCCTTGTACTTTCTGGACATAGTTTTTCCCAGCTGCAAGTTGGTTAATCCACCCTTTCAATCGAGAAGCCACTAATTCCCCAGACCATATTGCTACTTTATATCCGTAGTTGATTATATTCAAAGATAAATTGTTCAACCAAGAAGATTTACCAGAGCTATTACTTCCTGATACCAATGTCACTTCTCCAAACAATAGACCTCCGATATTTTTATCTAAAACCCTATATCCAGTAGGCATACGTGGTATATTATTCATATCCACATATTGAATATCCTTCATCGCAAGCCATTTCTTCCCCTTATCTTCCGTTTCACCTATAGGAACAAATTCCTCTTTTTCACGATTATGGAAATAAGGTCTATGCGCTTTACTTTGATATTCAACATAGTCTGATTTAGTATAGGCATTAGGGTCAAAATGTAAACGAAAATCTTTCCAAGTATATCCGCTGCAACTCGAATGCAAGCATTTGAATCCAAATCCTCCACCTGCCATTTCAAAAATAGCTGAATCAGGCGCACGATGTGAACTATTAAATGGACACTCTTCTAATACATACTTAGTAAAAGATGTTGTTTTTACTATATTTCTGACTTTTATTCCATACTTGGTTAAAAATTCCTGTAAATCAAATTGAGTCGGTTGATAGTTGTTAGCCCTGTTCGGTTGTTCCGGCTTAGGAAGCATGGCGGCTACCTTTTCAAAAAACTCATTTGGGGTAGGTTTTATTTCGTCAGGTATTTTTAATATTTTGCTTTCACGTTGAGGTCGTTCAGGTGTATCACTCCCCTTCCTACTATAACAACCATATAATTTACATATTCGACTAGCATTAAAAGTACTTGTATCTACTTTTACTTTTTCTGTAGAAAAAAGCATATCTAATACTTGTAGAAAATCCTTCATAGTTTGAGTATTTTCAGGAGTATTAGCCATATTCATATTTATCAACAGATGAAAGCCATTGGCACTGTCACAAACAATTGGTTTAGTAAATCCTTCATCTCTTAAAAATTTGAATACATCATTTACTACAGCTTTGGCAGCTTCTTTCTCTTCATCAGTAGAATTGGTATCAGATGGCTTCTCGCAGTCTATATCTATCAAACACCAATCTCTACCAATAATTTCAGCATCTGATGTTGTAGATTTTGGTCTAGTCACTATTCTATCTCTCTGTTCACGTGAATAACATGAATCTAATATAGAATTAAGAGTGAAATAAATATTACAATCATCATAACGCCTGATAGCATTAAGAAGAGTATCAATATCCGTAAAATATCCTGAATATGTGCCTTTTTTATTATTGTCAACAATACGAATCTCAACAAGCTCATGGTTATGTTTGAATATATCGTACCATTTACGTATCATTGGTTCATTCATATATTTATTCGTTTTGAATTAATAATCAACAATCATCTATATTTGCTCGTTTGAGCTTTAATGATTGGCTGTTCTTTCAAATATCCCATGTCCGGCAAGTTATTGAGCAATGTAGAAAAATTCTTCAAAAAACTATCATTTCTTAAACTTTCTTCTACATAGGATTTTATAGTAAACTCCAATTCCTCTTTGGGCATCGTTTTTAGCAAAGATTCCAGCTTCTTCTTGTCATTAGAACTTTTGCCAGTCCCCATATTCCTCTTCGGACATTTTGATGGATAGAGAGAATACAGATATTCGACATCTTCTGAAAAAGTTAGTTTCTTCTTCTTCTCCTTTTCTTCCTCCCTTAAACCCTCTTTCTTATTCTCTATATTATCATTAATATTAATATCATTATCAATTTCATTATCAGAGTTTGCTTGAAGCTTTGCTTCATTTTTGCTTGAGCTTTTGCTTGGAGATTTGGTTAAGCAAACTTTACTCTTTTTAAGATTGGGATTTCCACCCTTAGAACCTGCCAAAACCCTTTTTAGACTTATTTCTCCGTCTTTTACCATTCTTTTTTGACATAGATAATCACCTTCAATATACAACACATGATTATTAATAAGTTCTATTAAGCCTCTTTCAATTTCTTCTGTTGTATACGGCAAATGTCTAGCAAAGTTACAAGCAAAATTAAAAATTTGGTTAGAACTTTGCTTGTAGTTTTGGTTAAGCAAAAACTTTCCATATATTTCGCATTTATGAAGTAGACACATTATACGAATATATACCCCTGTTGCATGAGGACTACATTCTGCTAGTTTTTCATCTGTCATAAAATCCTGTATATATAGAGGTAAATACGGATTATTCCTCAATGCCATAACTAATCCTCCTTTACAACAAATATAACTCCATCAATATTTTCTGATTTGATCTTACCTTGTTTAATGAGACGATATACATGAACAGCAGACAATCCTGTTGCATGAGCGTAATTTGATACTTTTACTAATTTCTTTTTCATATCCAATTTATTTATAATGTTATATGTTTTACCTGCAACAACACGAGGTGAAAAATAAGCCGGAATAATAGGCGACTTCCGGCTTACTCAATTACTCATGATTGTAATAATCCCAAGTGAGGGATAGGATTACAAATATAAAGTTTTATTTTTAATCCTCCAACCTTTTGTGTATTTTCATTGCGACAAGAGCTGCAATTAACATTTTAGTTTCCATTTCACTTTCTGAATCAATATCTTTAATCTCTACAAGGGGATATATATCCACTTTCAGTTGTATATTCAGTATTACCTATCTCAAATAGCGCATTCTGTCCGCATGGACGAATGACTACTTTGTCAGAAGATATAGAGTTTAGGACTAGCAATAACTTTTGCAGGATAAACGTCTGCTTAAATTCTTTTCCTCCTACAACTTCAACTCTTTCCTCTAATTTTTTATTTAACTCCATATTCTCCGAGACAAATGTGATTCCAGTTTCATCAAAATTAAGAGTCATTGTTCCTGTCTTGGTATCATCTTGTACATATATTGCTCTTGATACAATAGAATGAAATATTTTTTTGTCTATTTCCACTTCAAACAATGGCTGATATTTGAGCAACATATAAAAGTCCAATGGTTTGAAGTCATATTTGCGGATAAGCAACATTGAATTGTCTCCTATTACAATGATATTCTTTTCTCCATTTTTTATAGTGACCTTTTGTTCGTTTGATAACGCCTTACGCAGAGCCGCAAAAGCCGACATGTCTATAGATACTTTCAGTTCTCCCTCGTAGTCAATATATGCGCTATCATGGTACATCTTATCAAAATTGAAAGCAAATACATCAACCTTATTGTCTTTTATAAACAAATGAAGATGCTGGTTATTAGGCTGAAATTCATCATATTCCAATAATGGCATACCTTTTTGAATCCAATAGCCAAGCAAATTAGCATCCAATGTAAATGTATCGCAATTAACCTCCTGTGCCAATGTAGGGTATACTCTTACATCATGCAAAGGAAAATTCATCGTACTGTTTGGTGTGGAGACAATAGCATTCAGTTTCTCATTATCTACATCTATATCAAAGTAATCCTCCATCAGAAGAGAAACATAGTTCTCAATATCGTCCTTGTCTATGCAAAACTCGATATTCTTATAAGACTCTTCCAACTTGAAATGGGTCTTTATCGCATTCTTGTCATTGTAAGATAACAACCAACACGTATTATCGACTATTTGAACTTTAACAGATTGCAAAATTGGCAATGGAGTTCTTTTGGAAGAGAAACTACCACCTGTCTTTATTGCGTTTAAAAAATCTTTCTTATTAAACTTAATCCTCATCATTTAGCAATAATAAATTGTTATAATATTCATCTCTTTTTTTTATTCTAAAATCCACCATAGTATTCAGGCATTTTATGACTTCGGGGCACTCTTCACGACGAAGCTGTAAAAAGCTCTTCAAATCCTTCAATGCACGAACAGCTTGATCTGTCTGATCCACTATTTTTTCAGCCGTTCTAATTTTATCATATAATTCTGCTTTCATTTGTTCGCTTTTACATAATTATCACAAAAAGTTCCATTATATGCAGGTTCTAAAAAACCGTAATAAAGATAATCCTCCCCATTTAATGGGTCAAAGATATAGTAATCAAGATATTCTTGATATTTTTTACAAGTATCTCTGATTTTACAATTCATACCATCGCACATAATACTACACTGGTCCTCCCTCATCATTGTAAATTGCTATTAATTCATTCATCCTGTCTACCAAGAAGCTTGCTGCCTCTCCTACCTGCTGTGATATTGAGATATAAGGCTTTAGCTGGTTCTCATACATTTCGTCCATTTTATTAATGGTTTCTTCCAACTTCTTTAAATTTTCCGGTTTCATATCATTCCATTTTTACAAAATAAATACCATCAATTAAAACGTAAGGCAGAGTACCTTTCTTAATTCGCTGCCGAACCGTCTCCTTAGCAAGATTATTCTTCTCTGCGTAATGGCGTATAGTTAATAAACTATTCAATTCTCTTTTATCCTCGATACAATCAAGTATTTCTTTTAACTTTTCATCAATACATGCATAAGAATCAGGAGAATAAAATACTTTCATATTAATACCTACATTTATATGAGTACTAATATTATTTTCACGAATATTTGTCCTAATAGGGTCGCTAACAGAAAGTGTTATCGAATCTTTAACTACTAAATCTTTAAATTTTACCATCAATCAAAAAAATTAAATATTTTTTCATACAAATTTATTAGTACCTACAAGATGTTTGCTTTTTTCATTAAAGGGAATACATTTTTTAAATGACCCTTCAAGACAGATATATGGATATTCATAAAGTGGATCGTAATGACTGAAAAAGCTAATCTTCCAATTAAGTGCTTCTGAATTACGAACTAATACCTTTTGAAAGGGAGATAAAGAGTAAATATCCGGCTCTTTTTCTAAATAAATTTCCAAATATTCTCCTACAGGAATTCTATTGCTTATAATTTCGCCTTGTCTACTAACTGTGATTACATTCTCAACTCCTAATATGTCAACAGCTAATACAAGTACTTCCCCAATGCCTGATAATTTCACCCCTTCACTTATAATTTGGGTCACAATATGCCCTCCTCTTGTGAAAATATAACCATTCAATTCCTTACTTATAACCTTTTTCAAGACATTAACATTAAACGGTACACGAATACCAGCCTCTACTTTCATCGTCCTGTCCTCCCTCTTTTTTTAGGTTCAACGTTCATAGTATTTCCCTTTTGCTGACTTTTCCATTGAATTATAGTCATGATAGCAGCACCGAAAATACTGTTTACGAACTGGGTTCTCTGATTATCATCTTCAAGAGGAAGAGTTGGAGGGTCAAGTATAATCTCCGAAACACCATCCAAATCAGAACCGGACACACCATTACCTTTCATTTCCGGTAGATTCAAAATGCTTCTCAAATTAGAAGCATCAACATAACAACTTACTTTAATACGTTCCATATTTTTTGGTTTTAAATTAATGTTCTGCAAATATAAGTTGGCGATTGCCAATCGCCAAATGTAATTAAGGCTTTAACACTACATTAACGTTTAGCATATATAAAAAAACAAGGGACAGCTTCACTAAGCCATCCCTGTCCCCATGTTCAACTGAAAGAAAAAAAGTAATCAAACACCTTTTTATGAATAAAAAACTAGAGATAATATATAGGGGCAATATCACTATCACCCCTACATTGCATTTTGTCAAACACTTATAAGTAAATTCTACTGTACCAGTTGTGCAAATATAGAAAACATTTTCAATACTACAAAGAAATTCCTTGTTTTTTTTGCCCCATCTCTGTCAAATGGTTAAACCAACGAACAGCAAGGTCGGCAGACCTATACGTTTTACCCATGTACAGAGAATCTCCAAATCCGTTGCTACTGGGATAACTCACACAATCAAACATCTTGTTCTCAACACGGCGGAAAACCTCATAAACGACATTGCCACCACAGTCGTCAACGCTTCTGTACATATAAGCATAAGGAGACTTGTTCACCAAAGTAAAAGTAAAACCCTTAGTCTCACCACGACCCTTTATTACATTATCCAATTCTTTCATATTTCTTATTTTTATAAACGAAAATATATGTTTTATAACAGATATTGTCCATCCATTACCAAGCATCTTGTAGATTTGGGTGTCTGAACAATACCATTTATACCAATCAGGAACTGTTTGCAAACGAGCACATTCAGCAGGAGTGTATTTTCTAAGTTTATTCCTACCATCCACAACGACTGGAATATAATCTGTAGTCAGATTCCCTTTACATAATGCAGTGGAAGTCAGACAATGAGATTTTTCATCTATCGACATGATATTCACCTTGATATTCTTTTTTTCACTATGCCTCTTTATCCATTCCATCATTTTATCACTAAGAATATACTTGGGATCGACAGATTCATCAAGTATATCCCTTAAATACAGCCCGTTATCAGCAGGAAGAGGTATGAATGTATGTAAATCTCCAAAAAGTCCATATCTACCAGTACGTATATTACTCCAATAAATACGTTTTCTGCTTTGAGCAGATACCAATGCAGAATTAATATGAATACCCTTGATACCCAAAGCACCATTTATGACATTTTCCCATTTCTTCTGCATCTCTACATTTTCCAAAAGGAACAGAATATCAGGATTGACATTCCTCAATTCAGTCAAAATACGCACATACTCCCAAAATAGATAAGATTCACCCTCAAACTCGTACCCTGCATCCCTCAACTCCAAATATCGTTCAAGAGAAAGGATTTCCTGCTTATCAGCCGTAGAAGCACCTGCCATACGACCTCCGAAAGAAAAGTCAGTACAAGGACTGCCGCCAATCAGAAGGTCGATACGACCCAAATTGGATATATCCAATTCCCTGACATCACCAACATGGATAACGTCAGGGAAGTTGCGGCTTGTCTGCATAATAGCATATTTATCTATCTCGGAAGCATAATAGACCTCCGGCTCTATACCAAGCTCCCTCAAAGCAATCATGCCGCAGCCCATACCATCAAACAAAGACAATACCCTCATTCAGAAATCTTCAAACTAGGTAAAACACTGACAGCATCAAACAAAATACTAGAAACAGCAACCTTGTCCTGATACCAAGACAAATCCTTCTCTTCTTTCTTCTTACTAGACATAATTCCTATCTTTTTTAATTAAACATGGCACAAATATATACCCATTTCAAGCAAAAAACAAGAAATATACAAAATATAACACTGACTTTAACTAAATAAACGCCAAATAAGGTTTAATAAGTGGCGTAAATAGCGATTTTCATACCAAAAATGAAGAACTTATCGTCTTAAAGGCTAAAATAGGAAAAATACAGTAATAGTTAAACTAAAAAAGAAACCCCCAATCTTCACAGACAGGGGGAAAGTACAAAATATAAAATCTTAGTTTTATGGCTAAGCACAAAAATAACAAATTAAGCCAATAAACACAACAAAAAATAGCATTAAATAGACAAAAATCAATTATGGCTATTAAATGCTACTTTATGACACCAAAAAATATAAAATCCCTAACCTGAAAAACACGAAAAAACAGGAAGGGGATTAAGAAAGAAAGAAGGTATGCAAAAATACAACTTCTTAGCAAAATAAAAAAATAAAAATAAAAAAAATGAGAAGTATAGCCGCATCAACCGATGGATGCAAACAGGGGGGGGGTGGTAGGCACGGGAAAGCCACCGGGAAACAGAGGGCAAAATACAGGAATGAACGTATTTTAAGGCTTAATTTTAAAAGATCAATAATAAGACGATATAAACATAGTATTTTATATTAAAACATCGCATTTAGCCTTAAAACACGTCTTAAACACTCGTTTCGTGTTCTGGAAACATTGGTTTTGCCCTATAATGTGCAAAAATAGGCTGCATTAAACAAGCATACACAAAAAAATGTTTGGCGTGTGAGAAAGCCGCACTTTTTCATATATAACCTTTTTCGCTTTTTGTTTTCTTCTTATAGATTTTTTCTATGATGTTTATCTTTTCGATATGTTTTATCTATTCTGTTTTTTTTACATGTGTATTTTCTCTATATAGTATATATATATAATATAGTAGTATATATATATTATTTACTCATATAGTTATTACATCTTCGATATAATAACTATATTCGTTAATAGCGCTTGCCTGTTTGATTGCCTTTTCCCCTTTCCCTTTATCCCTTTCCCCGATTGTATTTTGCGTTGCGTTGTGTGTGTGTTCCAGTGTGTTTTTCGTTATTGTTTACATTTAACACGAAATTAACTTAACTACGATTTTTTCGTACTTATTTGTGTTAATTCAATAATGCATATAGTGCGCATAGTCTAACAAAGGTTAATATATTAGTGCATATTTTGCGCATTCCGATAATGTGCGTATATTTGCAATACAAAGAAAGGGAAACAGTTCCCAAAGTAGTTCTTTAAAATACTGATTAACTCCTATCTTATGCAGACCGCAAAGATATTATATTATACACCTGTATACAGCAGGTTTTCGATTTACTGGAAAATAGAGCTATATTATAATACCCCTTTTCTTTTTTGCGTTCCGTTCTGCTATTTGGTTAATTGGTTTTCGTTCATTCACGTATTGAAAATAGCGGCTTATTTGTTGCATCGTAGCAACCTAACAAGCATAAGACTATTAAGTAGGTATTACTCAAACATTGGTTATATCAGTACCTACAAACTAGTAATTAGTTATGAGACCGTAATAGTGAGTTATACGGGTGAGACGAAAGGAGACCGACCCTAGTAGTTATAATATAGTGAATAAACCAATACAACAACAATTAAATTCTAAAAAACATCTAATAATAGCAAGTATCCAATATAACGGGTAAATCTAGTAACAACTAACAATAATTAGCTATTACTCAAGTTCTGTTATATTTGGCTTGCTATTTTTGTTAATGTAGCCTATATATTTTCGTAATATATAGACGGTTACAAGCCCGTTAAATACAGAGTAGCAAAATATAATTTTTTAAACAATAAGTTATGATACTATTTATTTTTTTGATGGTTATTATACCGTTATTAATTAACTATTTTCAAAGAAATAGTCAAAAAAGAGATTTTAAAAAATACAGCCGTAAAAATGAAAGTTATGAACATTTTTGCAAACGTTATTATTCACACTATATTGAATAAGAAAATAGATCATTAAAACATAAAATCATGAAAAATTTAGTAGACATTTACAATTTAGAGCCAAACGATAGCCACAAGTCTTTTTACGGGAAAGCGAAAGTAAAAATATATAGCGATAATACAAAAGTACTTCAATCTTATAACACCGACGTTGCAAAAATAGATGCAAACGGAAATGTTATACGATTGTGGAACGATTGGAGTGTTACAACTGGCAGACATATAGCAAGTTTTTGCGGACTAAATAAAAAAGAATTTTTAAATTTACCTTTAAATAATAAATAAGTTATGACTACAAAAGAATTTAACAATAGCATTATATCTAACTGTTTAGGCGAATTCTTAGACAATGAAGGAAATGCAAATGTCATTTATATTGGATATAGAAACGACACGAACGAATTAATAGCCGGTAACGTATGTAATACCGTAATAATTCCGATAACTTCGATATATTACGACGATGATCTTTCTATAGATGCAAATATAGAAATTCTTTGGGATAAATTAGATTATATAGGCTTTGAAAGAATAGGATAAATAAAAAGAAATAGGAGGAATAAGTTATGAAAAAGAATGTAAGAGAACATAAAAATGTAGGCGCACAATTTGCATACGTTTTGGAATGCATTTATAACGATGAAAAAGATAATATGAGTGATAAAGAAGCTATTAAATAAGTCAATTTATTTCGATTTAGAAACAGGGTGGGAGTTTGAGCGCAAAGAATGCGAATGGAAACAAGCTATGAATGCTTTAAAATTTTTAAAAAAACAGTCGGAAAAATATCCCTTAAATTTTGAATTGTACAAACTAAAAAACGGAAAAGAATTCACTATAGAATTTACATTTAAAGAAAATTTTGGAGCTTATAAAAAAGGCGGGCATGCGGGGCACACATCTACAATGTTATTAGATAAACTTTCTTTATTCAAAGAATATATAACATTTTAAAAATATAGATATGAAAACAATTAAGTATAAGACTTTAAACGGTTTATTAAACCAAACTAGACAAATGACTATAGAACAATTTTTAAATAGACGTTTCCATCATAACACAAAAGGATGGATAAACTTTAAATTAAATGAAGAAGAAAAGAAAAAAGTATTAGAAAGCTTTTCAAAATATTGCTTTTCAACAAAGAAAGCACAAAATAAGTTATTTTTTAATCTTATCAATAATTACGGAGACCCTTCTTTGTTTCAATGTTTTTATATTGATAAAAGGGGCTTTAGTAATAGTTTATCCGGCGAGGCTTTTAATTATTGTGTGAGAAAATATAGTAAATAATATAGAAATAAAAGAATTTAACGGAAAATATAAACCAAATAATAGAAAGCATAACGGTATGAAAATATATTAGTAGATTATTTGGGGGCTTATTAATTTGGTAAAACTAAAAATATAAAATAATGGAAACAAAAGTAAATTTTAGAAGAACAAAACAAGGCAAAATTATTGCTATATTTACAAAAAGGCAAAGAAACGGTAAATTTTTAGGTTATTCTTTGTATGACAACATGCATTTTGATGCTGATAGCGATTTTATAAGAGAATGTAAACCCGCAAAAGGATATAATACAAGTGAACTATTTGCCTATTTAAAAAATAGAGGCTATGAAAATATAGAAATATTATCAAGAATGAAATTTTAATTTTATGGAAACGAAAGAATTTAAAGAGATAATAAAAGGTTTTTCCGCTTTATGTGGAATACTTTTAGTTAGTTATTTTTTATGTTTAATATTCCATTAAATAATAACAGATATGAGAACTTATATTTTTACAAAGGAATACAGAAGATCAAGAAACTACCAAAATGTTATTTGCAATATTTACAGAGTTAAAAACAATAAGCCTATATATGTAGGCGTAGCACGTTTTAGTACTGGAAGCTGTAAACAAGCAATAAGCGAAGTATTTTGTACTCTAATAGAGTTAAAAGAAATACCTCAAAGTTTCTATAATCTTTCTAAAACTGATTGGTGTTCCGGTGGCTATTATTGTGATAAGGTAGAGGGAAAAGGAATTAAAATTATAGAACTATGATAGACAAAAGAAATAGATGATATATTAAATGATATTTTATTTAAATAGAATGAAAATGAAAACAAGAACAATTATAAATAAAAGAATAGAATTCGTTTGTACGGTAATGAATAACAAAGTATATTATTCAGAGAAAGAGCGCAAAAGAATAGAAAGAAGAATGTTTGTATTAAACAGCTTAAAATAATATAGGTATGGAAAAGCTAAATAATTATTTGATCCGGTGTCATAACATTAATACAACTTCACCGTATTACGATTTTAAAGTAGCGGTAACTAAGCGATATATAAAACAATATGCAAATTTAATGCGCGAAAAATACGACATTGTAATAATCGCCAAAGTTGATAGAACAATTTAATAATAATGGAGTAATAAATTATGAAAAAGTATACAGAAAAGCAAATAGAGTCATTTAAAGAAATGATTAATAACGGTATAATATCTCAAATAGATGGATACCCGCAACTATGTAGAAAGATTGTACATGATATTAACGAAATCGAAGAAGGGTATTTTACTTTTGAAAATATTTCTACAAACGAAGTTGTAAATCATTGGGAAGAAAGGGGAGAAAGTTGGGACTTATTAAATAAAATAATAGAAAATGAATCAGAAAGAGAAAAAGAAAGATTAATGAAATATTTATCAGAAGAATATAAAGAATATTCCCCAAAATGGAAATAAACCGTAAATCAATGATAAAGCTATTAGAGCTACGGGATTATGCTACAAAAGAGGATATTTTAAATGAATTGAAAGAAATACTATGAAAAAGAAAAAGTTTGATCCAATAAATTTCATTCCTAATCAGTCAAAATATCAAAGAAGTATTTTAAATGAATCTTTTGAAAAAGAACTTGCAGCTAATGAAATTCAAAAGGGATTATTTTTAAAGAAAAGTAATAAATATATTAATAAAAAGTGATAATATGAAAGCAAAAGTTTACAAAGATAATGGATATACACATGTATTGGTTGAAATTACTAATTTTGCCAATAAGCCGGAAATAACGAAAGGTTTTAAAAGTTATTACGAAATGAAAAAAGCTAAAAATAGAATGAGTTTACATGAAATAAATTCAAAAATATTCTCATTTATGAGTGTCGACAAGGCTATTGATAATGGTCTTTAAATAAAGAAAGGAGTAAAAAATGTTGTTTATAATATGTTTGATTATTTGGGGTGGATGTACTGTATTTGAAGGGCTAACTAAAAAATAGTAATATGAATAAGTATATTTCTTGGCGTAGGGTGTCAACGCAAAAGCAAGGTCGATCTGGTTTAGGACTTGAGGCACAAAAAGACATTATAAATTACTTCATAGAAAAAGATAACGGTTTGTTGTTGGCGGACTATGAAGAAATTTATACCGGAACGGAATTGTCTAAATGTACGGAATTACGGAAAGCGATTGAACACGCAAAGAAAGAAAATGCTAAATTGATTATTGCTAAGTGCGATCGTTTCCGTAATACATTAGAAGCACTACAGGTATTAGCAGAAATTGGTGAAAACAATATTGTTTTTTGTGATTTACCTAATAGTGACAAATTTACTTTGACATTGTTCTTCAGTTTGGCTGAAAGAGAAGCACTGTTGGTTAGCATACGTACAAAAGCGGCTTTAGCGGCAAAGAAAAAACGTAATGAGCAAACAGGCGGAACAAATGAATTGTGGGGAAAGAATAGTTCTACAGATAGAATAGTTTCAATAAATAAGATGCACGATGAGTCCGCAAACAAAAGGCGAGAAAATGCACGTGTTAATGAAAGTAATGTGTTTTTTTGGGCTTTCATTACTGATTGGATAAAAGATAAGGGAGAGCCTAGAAACTACGAAATTTGGGGAGATATTGCACAAAAATTGAATAATCTGAATCAAAAGACAGCTACAGGAATGGAATATAATTCAGTTCGTGCGGCTGCAATGTATCGTAAACTTAAAAAGATAATGAAGTAAAAACGAGATAATATTAAATTTATATAAAGCTATGAGCAAAAGAATTTTAATAGAGAATTATTTCAGGAATAAATATCCTGATGAAAGGTATCAGTTCAAAACATATCATACTATAGAGGATATGTTTGGAGTCAAAGGGAACAATCTTTATGTCGTTGAATTTATAGATGTGAAGATGAGATACCCTAAAACATTGGAGTTAAGAATTAAAGAAAATGAACTATTAAATATTGGCAGTTATATACTAGCTGACACCTAGCGTTATCATTATAAGAAAAAGTTATAGCTCGTAGAAATACGGCTTTTTATTAATATTTAAAAATTAAAGATTATGGAAAAGAAAATTGAAGAAGGGAAAAAGAATTCAACTAGCAAACTTACGTATGAACAATTGAGAGAATACTACGATACTTCATGCGGATGCTTTTGTATTGATCGTGATCCGCATGAAGTAGATATTGATTGGATTAGAAAAAATGCATGGCAATTAATGCCTATTGATAAATCCCTTTTATGTACTGATTGTAATACCTGCCCTTTGAAGGAGAGTTAAGAAATTGTTTGTACACTGATTCGGGCACTCCATGATGAACATAATTTCTTCCTAAATATTTGAGTTATGGAAAGCAAAGAGGATATTATTAGAAAATATATCAAAGGAATAGTTTCTATTGAAAGCAATGGGAAAGTTATGTATGTTTCCACAAAGAATTGCTTTGCTAGAACAAGTACCTTAGAATTTCTAAAAGAGAGATTAAATTGCAAAGAAATATTGGTAGAAATAAAAGCAAAAGATGGTTTATTAATGTATGTAATTGAATAATGATATGAAAACAAAGAAAATCACCTTAGTATTAGATTCTAAAACAACAAAGAATCCTTAAATTAACATTGGCAGCATGTTTAAATGGAGAAGAAGTAGAAGTTAGCTTCCTTGCCAATCTTTTCAAATTGGTGGTAGATGGTTTATTAATTTGGTGGTTAGTAGAATCATTTAAATATTAGAACTATGACATACAAAAAGTTTTTAGAGCAAACAGAAAAAGCTAAAACGGAATTTATAAAAAGAATCCGTCAGTATGAAGATGTTACAAGCAAAGAAATTGATAACATCGGAATAAGTTGGGATTATATTCGCATATCGCTTTATTTGCAAACAGAAGAAAGTGAATATGAACATGTATGGGAATACGATGGCACAAAAGATGAATTGTTTAGTTTATTTTTTGATGTAAAATAAAAGTAAATATATACAATATGTGGATAAGAATACAAAGGACGTGGTAATAGTGTATCAAGCGGTAAATACTGCATTGAAATGAAGTACGGGAACGGAATAAGGTATTTCTACTTTGACAATGAAGTAGAATATGATAGAGCTTTGTTTCGGCTAGATGAAATCTTAAAAGTACAAGAGGTTTAATTAAGGCAGTGAACACTTAATGTAAAATAGGAGGATAAATTATGACAGTACAAGAACTAATTGATATTTTATCTGAAATTAAAGATAAAAGCAAACCTGTGACAATAGACATTTTGGATGATGAAGTGAAAGACGTCATAGAGCGTGAAGATTGTGTTGAACTTTATAATTATTGAATATGACAGTTGAAGCTTTAATTGAACTACTTGAAGAAGTAGAAGATAAAACTAGAGATGTGAAATTCAACGACGGATGGAGTGATTATCTAGTTGAAATTGTGGAAACCGAAGCAACAAAAGATGTTATCCTATTATAACCATGTGGTTTTAGTATGGTTTTAATATGGTTATCCATAAGGTTGTTTTAGGTTGTCCAAAAGTTATATAAATGTTAAATACCGTTTTTCTCTTGCACATCTCAAAAATAAAGAGGATATTTGCAATGTATCTGAAACGTGGCAATGGATGATATATGATTATATTTTTCTTAATTATAAAAGTTTTTTTGATTATATAACCGTATGTTAGCAATTGCCACCATTGTATTTATACAATGTCTGTTAACACGGTAACAATAGAACCGTACTGATAGAGTTTCAGCTACGGTTTTATTGTTTTATATATATAATTATGAAAAGACTAAGTAGGAAAAGATATAATGAAATAATATCCGCTACCGATGAACGGAAAGCGATAGCCCTACTTATTTTTATAAAACAAAAGTTTAGATCATCAGTCGTTCTTAATTTTTCTTATTACAAACTATCCAAAATTACAGGTCTGCATAAAAATACAGTGAAGAAGCGGTTAGAAGCTCTTGGAAGCATGGAACTATTAGATTTTGTTGGAAAGAACAATAAACATCTTCTTTTTAAATCGGTTCGTGCTGCTAAGTCAAATGTAAGATTAGATGGATTGGATTTATCAAATATCAAGGCGATTGAAACCGGATTGCAAGCATTATTTATAACGGAAGAACAAAGACGGGAAAATTACGTCAATCATCAAGTTATTAAAGGGACTAAGCCGAAAGGACATTTATCTAAATCAAAGTACAGAGAATGGAAGAAGGCTAAAAAGTTCTGCACCATGCATGGATTGACTGAATTTAAAGACAATGGGATTTCGTTTGATACATTGGCTAAAAGAATGAAAACAAGCAAAAGTAAAGTTGCTAAAGCGATTTCTTTTGGTGAAAAAATTGGAATTTTAAGAAGGAATCATAACTTTAAGGTTGTTTGCCCTTTTGATTCTAAAATGGATGCTTTGTTATGTTTGAAACATAACTTTCAAGGTAGGCTTAAAGTTATTGACAACAACTTAGTATATATCATGTGTAACACGTACTCTGTCATTGGAAGTAAACAGGCGGCTTTAATGTATTAGAGTATCAAAAATGACCTATTATGAATGAAGAAAAATCAGAATTTGCTAATGCTTTGTATAAACTAGGCAAAGTAGCAATATTGAAATTTACTGAATTGCTAGAAAAAGAAGGTATAAATGAAAATACTGGTAAAGTAATAGAAGATGCTTCTGCCGTCATAAGAAATTTTGAAAAAGCAGGTTTTGACTGTACAGAAGAGAAGATAGCACTTTCTAAAGCGCAAAGTATATTCAATAAATCAAAAACGTCATGAAAGAATTACCAATAGGAACTGAAATAAAGCTTCCATTTACAACTTTAAAAGTAGAAACAGTTAGAGGTCATTCCTGTGAGAATTGTTTTTTTATAGAAGTTTGTGAAGAAAATGGGGAATTTGTATCTGAATCTTTTGGAGGTTGTGATTCTCTTGAAAGAGAAGATGAAACCAATGTTATATTTAAAGAGATAAGCCATGAAAACATGGAATAGAATGATAAAGGACGGATGGAATAATGCTAGGGAAGTGAAGCCGAGCAAATATAACACTGTTAATGTCTGTCTCAAAGATGGCAGATATATTAATTCTTTTTGGAATGGGAAAAAATGGGCTTACAATGTAGAGCCTATCTTATGGAGAGAAATCGAAGAAGTAATAGTGCCAATGTGTAAACGAATTTAATAATAAAAAGCTATGATAAAAGAAATTGTAGATCAATGGAATGCTAATAAGCATAAGCTGGAAAAATGGTTTAGAAAAACTAAATTGAAAGAATATGATTCATACCTAAAAATAGTAAGTGCTATATTTACGTATGTTATATCTGAATATGATGTGGAAAATATACACGTAATTGATGATGGCGATTGGTCAGGTACAAAGATATTCATCATCCCTAAAAAAGATGTATATCAGCCTGGAATAGAAGATTACCTGATGACACATATCTATTATGGTTCTTGTTCCGGTTGTGATACCTTGTTGAATATAATAGACTTTTACGAAGAAGATTATCCAAATGAAGAGCAAGTTAAACAATTAATGACTCTCTCTCTTCACTTAATACAAAGAATGAAACCATTATGCGAACAGTAATATTATTATCAGCAATGTTAATAGCTGAAAGCATTAACCAACAATGTGTAAAAGAGAATGTAGATCTTTTATCTATATATATGCTTATTTTTATAGGCATTGATGTTATTGAATTTGTTTTTAAACATTTTAAAAGAATATAATCATGAAAGCAGAAGAATTAAGAATTGGTAATTACGTTAAAATAGACGAAGGAATTGGGAAAGTGGCATTTATAATGGACAAAAACTTTTGCAATGAATATGCTAATGATGATTACAATATAACAGTAGAAATGGGAGATGGTATTTTTAGAGAAGAGGAAGAAGATAAAGTTGAAGGAATTCCTCTGACAGAAGAAATACTCCTGAATTGCGGATTTGAATATATAAATACCTATAATAAAGTATGTGGTCTTATTTCTCCTGAAAATGGGAATTGGGACAGGTATCGTATCGTACATTTTTCAGATGGTGATTTTAGAATGGTATTAAATACTTGGAGATACGTTTCTATTAAAAACGTTCATCAACTTCAAAACTTATATTATGCAACTAATGGGAAAGAATTAAATATACAATTATGAAAACAACAGAAGAAATAATAAATTTAGTATCTAAAGTACTTGAACCACGTTCAATAGAATGGATTGATATAAACGATGATAATGTTAGATTCATATATTTTGGAGTTACTTTTAGAGTAACTAAAGAGTTATGTGTAGATGAAGTAAAAGATCGATGCCTACATCGGACTTTAGCCGCAATTTTTCTTGAATTATTGTTGAAAAAAGAAGATAAACATGAAAACTAATATTTACTACTTATTTTTAGCACTCATGGCTTTATTATTAATGTCATGCGGAGAAACAGCAAGAACAGAGAAAGATTCAACTCTTGAATATGATGTGATTGAAATTGATTCATGTGAGTATATTATGGCTTCAAATCCGAAACGTGTGACTGGAAGAAAAGTAATAAGTATAGCACATAAGGGTAATTGCAAGTATTGTAAAGAAAGGAATAGTACAGAAATTAAACAGAAGATTGATGCTAATACAGGACATAAGACTGTTACTGATACTATTCTAATTTATAAATATATTAAATAAGATGAGAAATGAATATAGATAAATTTATTAATAGTACTATGAAAAGCTATGATGAATATCGAAAGAATTGTAACATTATAGCTAAGGAGGCGCAAAGATATATCGACTTTGACGATTTCGTTTCTTGCGAGTATATCAATGGCACAGGACTTAGTATCTTGATAACATTACCTGAAACAGATGATTATACTATTCCTGAATGTATATGTCCTATAGTATGGTTCTTTGAATATGCCAAAGGTAAGGACAAACTATCAGTGGATGACATTAAAAAACTATCATTATGAGTAAGATAAAGCAAATGTTACTGGCAACAGCAGCAATGTGTGCAGCAGCGCAAAGTTATAATTCATACTCAATAAATCGTAAAAAAGAAATGGCTTTTAATCCTGACTATAAAGTTAAGTCATCAATTAAAGAGTTGAGAGAGTTTACCATAAAAGGAAAGAAAGTTATGGCATACTCTAAAAAGGATGCTATTAAACGATTGATACATAAGAAATAACTAAAATATAAAAATATGGAAAGTATAAATCAAGGTTCTGTCCCAAAAGCAGAATCAAGTGCAGTAAATACGTATAACGGAATGTTCGGACAGCAAGGATGGATTTGTCCGAAGTGTGGAAGGGTATATTCACCGTTTACTCAAATGTGTTTGTATTGTAAACCAAATACAGTCTCTAATCTTGGCATGCTTTCTAATACGACCGCCATTGAAGAAAAACTAAGAGAAAACCGTAAAACAGAGTAGTATGAAACAGACATTAGAAGAAGCTGCATACGACTATGCTACTAATAAAACAAAGTTTAGAAAAGAGGTTTTAAAGGAGATTGATTCAGATAACTACGTTAGTCGGAAATCTGATTGTATGGAAGATTTTCAATGTGGTGCAGAATGGCACGCAAAGCAATCCCAATGGATAAGTGCCAATAAATATCCTCCTATAGATAAGCCATTACTTCTTAATTATAGCAATGGTAGTGTTTATGATATGCAACTTGGTTATTATGATGGGTGTCATTATTGTAATACTTACGGTCAAGAAGTGGATAAACATATAGTAGGTTATATGCCGATTCCGTCTTTCGATGAAATACTGGAAGCCAACAGAGATGTGCTAGAACGGATTAAGGAGAAAGGAGACTGAATATGTATGTAGCAAGAGACAAAGACGGTGATTTGTATCTTTATAAAGATCATCCCCTAAAGTGCTCGGAAAGTTGGCAATTATGTAGTGACAATCCCCATGATTTCTATAAGCTTGATCCTTCTTTATTTCCCGAAGTAAAATGGGAAGATGAAGAGCCGACAGAAGTTGAATTAGTAAAGAAGGAGGACTAACTAAATGGATATAGTACCTATTCTAACAAAAGATAATCTTTCTAAGGAACAGATAGAATATCTGCAAAAGCAGCAAACAGAATATAAATTGGTAAATAAGATTAAGAGGAATCCAGGGCATATCTTATTCTCTTTTAATCGAAAAACAGGGGAAATCAAGAGGGCTTCTATTATACACAAGGTTGCTATTGGTTTGAATGGGCTTCCTGTAACCAAAACTGAAACGGTTATAGAACCTGATTGTTATTATGACCAAGCCTTGAATGAAAAGAATTTTAGAAAGAAATTGAAGAGAATTGGATTGTTAAGTGTTTAAACGATTTGAAAACAAGTAACTATGGGATTTACAACACCGTGTTTCATAAGAAATAATACCGAAGCACTTAGAAAGAAGCTGGAAGAGTTGGGGTATTTCAACAACTCTCCTGAATGGACAAATAATTGTAGTATAATATGGGCTTATCAATATCCAATGAAAGGATTTGATACTCCTAATTATGTGATTGCGGATTCTTTTGACATCCCTTTTGACAAACATAGTGCTTTATGTGGGAAATTTATTGATTGCGGTTTCAACGAGGAACTTTTCCTTGCTATCGCTGCATTGAGGGATGATACAGACAAGCACCAATGGTTTACGGATGGAGATAAATGGATTCTGTGTCCTGAAATCAAGTTCTCTACCTATTGGGCTTACAATGATGTTGACATTAACACGGATACCATTCACAAGGCTACCGTAAACGAACTGATTGAACACTTTAAAGATAAGAAAGAACAATTATGTGTAGAATAGCATATTTTGGGACAGATGGTTGTCTCGGACATCATTTTAAAGCTATTTCTGGAAGATTTTCTCCTCAAGAGAAAGAAGACCTTAGTAAAATAGATGAAGACTTTCAATTATTCGGTTTTTCCGGCTTTAATTTTTTCACGTACAAGGGGTATGGGTGTCTTTCTTTCTCTGCAAGTCCGGATGATAATCGTTATGGCAGTAAGACTGTGTTTTTTGTTGAGGGAACCTATTTAAAAACAGAAGTATTAGAGGCTTTGGAAGAAGCTCCGTTTGTGAAAAAACAATTCCAGAAGTTAGCCGATATGTATGGTGTAGAAATACCTAAAATAAAAGATTATGAATGATATAAAACTATCACTCCGGCAAATAGAAAAAATGGAACATGCTATCGGATTTAGCCGTGAGAAAATAAAAAGAAATAGATATGAGGCTTATCGTAATAGATTTGTAGTAAGTAACTCCGATAAGGACTGGGAGGAATTGGTATCTATCGGATATGCAGAAAAGCGAGAGTTTGAGATTGAAAAACAAATCGGGTACTATGTTTCCGAACTTGGGATGAAATATTTAGGGGTGTTATTTGGGTGTATAATAATAGAAAGTAAATAACTATGACCGAAGAACTTGTGACATTAGAGACAGCGAAGCTACTGAAAGAGAAAGGATTTAAAGAAGATGTTAGTGTCTTTTACGAATTGGTGTGTAAAGAAGGTAGTTATGAGTATGAGCTATTTGAAAGCTACGATGCCCAGAATTACAATGCAAGCGTTTACTCTTTCTCTGCCCCAACTCAATATATCGCCCAAAAGTGGCTGCGTGAAACCAAGAACCTGCATATTGAAATAACCTATATATATAGAGACTATTGGTCATATGATATACTGACAATTCCGAACCATGGCTCGATAGGATTATCCGGCAGACCTTTGGTGCATTATAAAAGCTACGAGGAAGTACTGGAAGCCGGGATACAAGAAGCATTAAAACTTATATGAGAATGGACCCTGTTGTAAATGATGCTTATAGGCTTAGAAAACTTTTAGAAAAAGCAACGGGACTAAAAGTATATAAGTCGGAGCTAATAGCCAACTATTTTAATGGCTATCTAAGTATAGTACAAGAGTATAAGAATGAAACCAATCCGCACATTACAGTAGCACAAGGTAGCTGGTCGATAGAAAACGGTGGGGAGTATAAAATTTCACTCTATACACCTACAATCGTTATTAAAGGCAAGAGGATACTTAATACTCGTTTTGTAAAAGATGTAGCCTATAAGATAGTGGAAGCATTAAATGATGAATTTGGGGAAGATAATTGGCATACGTGCAATGAGGAGCAAAAGTGTTGGCTTCCCATGTCTCGAAACTCGTTCTATTTACAAATCCCAAATTTTGAGAAATATTAAAACTTATATGATTATGAAAGCAAACCTAATATTTTTTCTTGCGATATTCATCATATCAGCATTATTCATCGGGCATTTCCGACTGACATTCTCGCCGTTCAGTGTATCCCTGCCCTATTGGCATAGGACTGTAGGAGTTATTCTTATCGTTGCAGGATGCTTGGTCTACAATATAGGTGAGCGTGTATCCGGTTACAAGAAAGGACTGGATGAAGGTGTGGAGATTGTTTTGAAAGAGTTACAAGAAAGGTACAACCATGAGTAAATACATGAATTGGGAACTCTATGATAAACCACCCGAGGGTTTCTCCATTGACAAGTATACTGGCTCTCCTTTGGCCGGATACGACTTTTACACAAACGGGAAAAGCGTCTTAAACGGAGGAGTAAGAATTCTTGTAAAAGCTCTGAATGTTCATGTTAACAACATAGCAGACAACCACTACCCCGTGAAAAGAAACACTCCCAATAACAAAGAACCCAAACAAGACCCGATGATTAACCGTAATGTGCGCCAACGGGTAAATGTCTTTGCACGCGAGAGGTTTAAAGTAAAGCTGCTACAAGAAATAGAATTTGATTTAATGGTGTGTCAACTCGAAGGCTGGAGTATGGGAAGCTACGTCAATGAGCTTAAGCAATTGATTGATGATGTTTATCGGAGAATGGTTAAGACAAAGAAAAGGAATAGCAAGACTATCAGTAACCCAAAACTTGAATTTAAAGATGAATGAATTATATATACCTCCACAGCGATTAAACCGCAACCATATTAACGGGCGGTTTTTAAAAGGAAGTATCCCTCATAACAAGGGAAAGAAGTGGGATGATTACATCCCTTCGCATAAAAGGAAAAGTATGATTAAAGGATTAGCCTTAGGGAGAACGGGAAACCCTAATATAGCGGGCTGCAATGCAAAGAAAGTAGTAGCTATAAAGAGCGGACGGTTACAAGGTGTTTTCCAGTCCTCTAACGATGCGGAACGAAAGACTGGCATTTGCGCCCGTAATATCAGGAATTGCTGTTCCGGAAAGCGTAAACACGCTGGCGGCTATCAATGGTTTTGGGAAAGCGATAATAGTTGGTGTGAATTAATTATAAATGAATAATATAACCATGAGTAAATTAGAGCACATCGCCACAATTGATTACTGCTACTGGCGATTGGAAAAGTTGAATGAGACTCTTTCCAAGCCTAAATCGACTATGGAGCAGTTGGTTGATAAAGCCTGCGGTTATAATGAAGTAGAAGAAGTGAAAAAGGAAGCTATAACCCTTTTGGAACAGATTGTTGAAAGTAAAAAGGCTATCGGGGCGGATTATTCGGGCGATAGCAAGTTCCTTGATAAATTAAAGAACAAAGAAAACTATACAAAGTAACCCTCTTCGGCAAATCATTCATTATAGGATGGTTCAGCCATGCGGACAAGTGGTATCATAAATTTAGTATAATAAAATAATGGATATAACAGAATTAAAAATCGGTGACCGGGTGAGAATAAAACTCCCGTCACCACAAGGAGAGAGACTTTCCATACCCATGCAGGTAATAGGGCTGCTTTCTAGTTTCAACAATCCAAGCCCTAAAGATACGGTATATCTTGACTTTGAAGGAAATGAGGGAGATATATGGGAAGAAGAAGTACAAAATTTAGTGTTTTCAGACAATGAAGAGAAGTCATGAGAAAAGCAGACAGAATAATCAGAGACAGACATTCCCGCATCCCGGACAAATACAAGAAGGTTGACACTACGGTCAACGGGGATGCGAAAAGCCTTGCCGAACAACACAAGAAAGTGGAAAGAAAGCTGTTCCCTCTACGCCTTAACAAGACCACCGTTATTTACGTCACAAAAGACAAGCAAAATGAAGCATATGCAGCGAAAGCACGTAAACGGATGGGGATAGCAGAACCGAAGAAACCTTTCGTTGACCCACTTTCGGAAGAAAACATTACCAAGTTGTACAAGGAAGAAAAGATACCACCCCGCAGAATGGCAGAGATGCTGAATGTAAGTGTAAGGACGATATATCTAAGATTGGCTAAGTATGGACTTACAAAAGTTAAATGCAGATAATATGAAAGAGAATAATATTTTAAACAAAGAGATTTATGCAGAGGCTATGATAGCAGCCTCTAAGGTTGATTTCCTTGAAAGCAAGGATGAGATTAAGATGTATGCCACTTCGCTGTATAACGCAGTAATGTGGGGCAGAAATCATACGGTTAAAGCAAAAGAATTAGAGACACCAAGCTAATACCCTCACCAAAACGGCAAGCGGTATAACCCAATGGAGAACTCGTTCAAAGCGTTCTAAACGTTCCATTGGATAACCCGGAAAAGGCGGCAATAGTCCATGTAAAGGACATTGTCCGCCAATTCAAGCAGTTCATCTATGTAATCCCTTTTTCGCATCACGTTCAAGTTTTCTACGTTGTTGGCGGTTTATACCATTTGCTATGGCAAGGCTGTTCAGCGTCTCTTTCTGTTCGGGAGAAAGCATGTTATATACTTCTTCCCGTGATTTGCCTGATAAAATGGCTTGTACTATTTTCCACATAAGCTACGTCTACAATGTTCACACAAAAATTTCTTCGCTACCGGGAACATCTTCTGTCCCACATATCCGCTAAGGTACTGCGCCTCTTCCCCGTATGGGTCGATGCCGAACGCCCGTGAGATATGCCGACATAGATGCCCTTTTTCATGGTCGAAAGAGTTTTGAAACTCTGCCGGGGAAGAAGTAAGGGCTATAACCATTACGGTTTGCCTGTTTTGGATATTGGAGTAAGTGATACCCGTATTCAGATTGCAGGAGCGCATGTTCTTATAGGCATTCACCAAATCCATCCCCCTGCATCCCACCCGCTGAAGGTCGGCGATGATGCGGTCGGTATAATAGCAGTCCACCGCATAATATACACGCACTTCCCAATCATAATCCGGTATGTAAAATTCCTGTATTATCATAGGCTACATCATCTGTTCCCACATAATAGGGTTGCCGGAGCCTATGCAGTCGGCATAGAACCGAGTGAAAGGCATTCCATTGTAAGCGTCCACATCATCTATGTAATCCTTAATGAACAATGCGAGATGTGCTTCGTCAGTGATAGAACTTTTGTAGTAATCCGACTTCGCCATGTTTGCCACGTAAACGCTGTCGTATCCTGCGTCCTTCTCCAAGTTTACACTGTACTTTTTCAGAAGCTCCTCTACCTGTTCTTTGCTGATTGGCTCCAGCTTTTCTTCTTTACCCGTAGATTTGTTTTCCATCTTCATGCGGGAAACAGCCCATAGGCACATCTTCTTGCTGAAATGCCATCCGTACTGGCTGAGATAATCAGCCATTGCAGGCGGTATTCTGTCGTATGTATCTAATCTTTGTTTCATATTTTCCTGATTTTAAGTGATTGGCAAAAGAGGGGAATAATCCCCTCTCCATTACATGAACTCTCCGTTGGCGCGTCTGCGTCTGCGTTCGCCCATATCATCACCGTAAGGCTGTGAATCGCGGCGTTCGTTGTAAACCGGATATTCCGGGAAGTAACCCGGCATACGACGTTCTCCCATATCCGAGCCGCCGCTATAGCTTCCACCGCGTGAACCACCGCTGTTACGATAGCCCATTTCACCGCCCTGCATCTCACGCATGGCTTTCTCGTAACCATGACGACAACCCTCTCTATAGGCTTCTTCCATAGGATTACCGCCTCTCATACCGAAGTCACGGTCATATTCTCCGCGTCCTTCTTCCAATATTTCCCACATTCCCATATTATTTCTTTGTTTTAGATGTTTCAGCAACTCCGAGCTGTTCCATAAGCCGTTTGTTCAAATCCATAAGGTCGGACATGTTCTTGCTCATTTCCGCCATTTGCCCTTTCAGAGAGGATATTTCCTGCTCCTGACGTTGTTTCTCTGCAAATTCGGGGTTCAAGAGCGTCAGCATCTTGTCACATCCCGCAATGACGGAATTGTGGAAGTCCATGCTGTTGATGATGTCTATGCTTTTCTGTTTCATAGAAGCGACCTCGTTGTTCATCGCATCACGAGAGCATGACACCACGATATTGCCGTTCTGCCCGAAGTCGGCTATATCCATGCCGGCAGGTAGATTTTGGAAAGTCGTGTTCTGCCCGTTGATACAAACAACGACATCCACAACCATTTCCATTTGGGGCAACTGTCCCATAGGGGGTGCCATAGGATATTTCGGCTTAGGAGCGGAAACGCTGACTACCGGACCGTATTCGATAAACGGGTTAGCATCCTTATGAAGTATATACAACTGGTTATTGGTACGAAGTGATTGAAACATATTGGTTTGATTTTAAAGGGGTGTGGCTATTTCCATTTTGGAAAACAACCACAAAGCCCCATGTTAACTACTTGCTCTTTTGAGCGGTTGCTTCTGCTGTCGGAGTCGGTGCCGATACGGTTGTCGGACGATACCCACCGTTAACAAGGAACAGTTCGTTGGTGTACTTGTTATAGTGGATTTCGTAGATACCCGTTCCGGCAAGGTTGCCGACAGTCACCGGCTCATTGTTGTAAGCCAGCAACGGTCTTGTATCCCCGTTAGTCCCTATCAGTATCGGGAGTGTAGCAGTCGTGCCGGCTGGTATTGCCTGGCGGAGACTGACATAGAAACCGCCTACATAGTCCCTGTTACGGAACGCATGATTAGGAAGTTCCAAAATGACGTTCTCCGTACCGACCGTTACAGCCACCGTAGGAAGAGTATTGTAATTCACTCTGCCAAGTAACGGGAACTGGAAAGGAAATCCTGTAAAAAAGTTAGGCCACATAATTACCCCCTTTCTTACCGGAATTAACCCCAGTAGTTGTTGCAACCACATCCATAACCGCTACGACCGTATGCGGCATCACCGGCATAAGCCCCGTATGCGGCGGCACGGTAAGTGTCAAGGTTTACGCCGACAATGTTCGGATATTGTACCGGAACAGTGTTGGGCAACTTACATTTGATGCCGTCAACGTCGCTTTGTAATGCCTGCAATCCTGCTGCCAAAGGAGCAATCTGTTGTCCTACTGAATTCAGGATAGTAGCATTCTGGTTACGTTGGGAGATTTCAGCAGTCAAAGTGGCTTTTTCCGCTGTAAGAGCCGCAATCTTGTCCTGTAATGCCTGGTTCTGCATAGCGTCCAGCTTCGCAAGGATAGCATTGGTATTGGCGGTAGCACCGTCACGCAATGAAAGTGCATTCTGATTGGCTGTGTTGACAAGCGCGTTGGTCTGATTGCACATCGCAAGCTGGTTCTCATAGCCCATTGTGGTAATGGCGTTCTGAGTCTTGCAGCAGCAATCTGCAATCTGAGTAAGAACAGCCTGATTTCCGGACTGGAATGCGTTGATGATTTGCTGGCTTGACATGCCCACCTGATTGCCCACATTGGCGATAAGTCCCTGGATATTGCACAGGGCGCTCTGTAACTGTTGGGTAGAGCAGTTCAAAGAAGAAGCAAGCTGGTTGATGGCATTGCCATTGCCCTGAATGGCTGACATCAGGTATTCACGACCGACATCACCGTTAAGCTCGGCAGGCAGACCGCCACCATTGCCAAAGCGGTTGCCAAAGCCGTTGCCGCCCCAACAGAACCACAAAAGGATAATCCAGATGAACCACCACGAGCCGCCCCATTGGTCTTGGCTGCCACGTCCCTGGTTCAGTAAAGCGAGAAGTCCGGGGTCTACACCCTTGCTTCCCATCAAGTTGGGCAACATAGCCATGATGTCAAATTTGCTTCCGCCACCATTTCCGTTGTTCCCGTCTTGGTTGAAGACATACGTTCTTTCCATAGAGATTTATATTTTGTATTACGGTCAAAATCAACCGCATCACAAAAGTATAAATACCGATACTGCCATGAAATCAGTTGTTTCCCAACGCTTTCCTAATGTTTTCCCAATATATTCTCAACATTTTCCCGCCTTCCATACGTTCCTGGAAATTGGAAATCATGTAGTTTATCGCGCGTTTGGTCTTGTGAATTTTAGGAGCTATCTGTGAAGGATACATTCCCCTTTCGACAAGCAACTGTACAAGCAAATAGCGGGCGTCTACGGTTTCCGTATCCTTATCCGAAGATAGTATTCGGCTGGCGGTAATTTCGGTCTCCTGCGCCACGAGATTGATTGTTTCGGCAAAGATTTCTGACTTACACATAGTTTTTCTGAATTTTATATTTATCTTTGCCCTGCCACATAAAATATTTGATTATATACGAACAAAGCATAAGATACCGTGTTGAAGATATTAAAGCCTCCAACGGAAAGGGTCTTATGCTTTATCATGTTTTTATGTGGCAATATCAACGTGATTTCGTTGGGGGCTTTCTTTATACTCTAAGCCCCGAAAGAGTGTCAGCTACAAACCAACTTCTACATCGTTAATTTCTTTCTTACCATACAAATAGATTATAACTTATTCCTGCGCCTACGTACATGCCGCCCGGATAACCATACCCAGCCTGCAACCCCAATCCCCAACGCTTCTTCTTCAACTTGGTGGGAACCGGATGATAGATGTCATTTGTTACTGTCTGATAAACAGTTCTTGGATACACAGTCATACTATCCAGCAGTGGGTCTACATATCCACTCACCACCGCACGATACAGACTATCTTCATACATAACCCGTTTGCGATGAAGTAAAGTATCACCTATACGTACTGTGTCATTCGGCAATATCTGCCAAAAGACCGCTATCGGTGCGGAGATAAGAACCGTATCAAGCTCGACAACCGTCTGTATCTTTGTTTCGGTACGGATTTCTGCCGGCAAAGGCTCGAGCGGGCGGAACCACGCCGCCACACAAGCGATGGCCAGCAATACAACTAATAGCCAGGGTAGTTTTTTCATAACCTCAACAAATAATGATTTACAACCATACCCGCACATATTGCGGCAACCCCACACAGCAAGTCTGCTTTGTTCCATTTGCCGTTATAGTAGTGGCAACGGTCGCTGTTCTCCTTGATAAAGAGCATCAGCAGTGCAGTGCTGCCACCGAATACTATGGCGGTGGATAGATAGACCACCGCACCTAAGATGTTATTTTTCATAACAATTAGTATATTTATGATATTAATTTCATCCCGGCACTTTACAGTCCGGGATGATTAAAATTAAACACAGCGGTAAAATATCCCTCAAAATCATCTTGTCAATTCTATAAAATCATTACCTTTGAATTCATAAAATATTCCCCAACACCCACATATCATACATCTTGCTGCCAATTCCTACTGTAGGATGCAAGCCATCATTCCAGCAAAGCTTAGACAAGTCGTTGTCTACATTGGGAAATGGAGATGTACTGCCATCAAGAATCGAAAAGCCGCTGGCCAAAGCTTTGTTTCTGATGGCGTTTCTTATAATCTGCATAGCTATTCCATTCCAGCCGTTTGTTCTGTTTATCGGGGACACTAATATGACTTTAGCGGACGGAGCATTAGTCTTGCATCTGTTCACTGCATAATTCAATGCACCATAAAGGGTTGAAGTATCTTCACTGTCCCAATCACCAAGCAATATCGTACCTCTTACCACCCCTGATAAATCGTTAGTTCCAAGAGCTATTATAATAGCATGGTAATCATCTGAGGTCAAATCATCCATTGCATATTCCAACACGTTTTCATTCGCCGGAGTACCGCTTTTTATCGTACCTGCCGGAGTGGTCAATGTTCTTCCGCCCTTTGCATTTCTGTCAAGAGTGATTCCAAGGGGAGTAATAAAGGTTTCATTGCGTAAAACAAATGAACCGAAAGAATCCTGATACGCCTTTACCTTGTTTCCGTCGAACTTGAAAGGCTTGTCTATGATGTTTTCACTTGTATTGCCAAATGAGCCTAATATATCTTTTAAATCACTTATTTGTAATGTATTTTGTAACACTTCCTTTTGTAACAAAGACTCTTCGGTATAGAATACCATTGTAGGTTGTAATATCCAGTCCGTATCATATACGGATATATTTGCATTTTCTAATGTGCCAGGTTTGTTTACAAAGTAGAAATCATTTGTAAAGGGAGGATTCTTGTCCGATTGTTTCTTGTTTGAGAATTTCAGATTGTTCTGTACACCATAAGCAAACAAGAAAATATCCTTGTTCGTATTTATGGCAGAATTAAACCTTACATCATGAAATCCTTTCCTTGAGGCATTGAATGTTTGGACAAAGACCATATTCAGACTATTAAGGAAAGCACCTTGTGTCGGTATTGTATCCGTCACAAATACACATACTTCATTTGCTTCGCTGTTTTCATGAATATCTTCACTGCTGAATTCGACATAAACAGATACACCATATACCAACTTGTTAAGACCGGATAATTTATGTCCGCCACCTATCCAACCTTTGGAAGAAGATAAAGTGCTTTCATCAAAATCATCAGGATAATTCTGTGCTTTCTCTGAAAAAGAATACTGTGAGATTGCATTTCTCATATTGGAGTAATTTTCTTCTGTCTTTTGGGCCGTAACGATATACTCCTCTTGCAATGCGTATTTCTGTGTATTCTGATATTCAAATGAAGCATTGAGAATATCAGTTGTCCACAATTCAATAAGAAGATAAGAATAGCTATTGTTGGCTTCTGCTTCAATAATCTTCTCCTTGTCAAGGGTGTTCCAAAATAATCTCTGTTTATCGGTTCCGGATGTGGATTTTTCGTTTGACAACTCAACGCCCAAAAGCCGGCTCTCAGTTGGAGCATTAATGGTAATCTTTACTTTTTGTCCCTTTAATACAGGCATTAATACGACATTGGTTCCTTTTTTATTGACGGATATGGAAATGGTCTTGGTTACACCGTCAATAGTATTTATCCTAACATCATTTTCCTTATTATCTTGTTCCAAAGATACAACTCTTTGCGCTCCACCTTGTATCCAACTACCAACATCAGTAAACGTCCCGCCCTGGAACTCCCACGTTTCTACCTTACCGTCCGAATTGATGAACGATACCTTCAGCCCGACGTTCCTAAGTTCCTGCGGAACTTGGGCAATGGCATCTTCCAGACTGTACTTGTTACTCCCGTCAATTCCCGAAGTAGGATGCTGGACGGAAACATTATACTCGGTGATGTAGTTCATATAGTCAGTGCCGCCACCAGGTCCGCCACCAGTGCCGATGTATTTCTTCAATGTAGCGGTACTCATTGAGCCGTTGCTACTACCTTGCTGAAAAGGTATCAGCTCGTTTCCGGTTAAGTTCTCCTTTTGAGGGAGTTCTCCTATTTGTAATCCTTCTGCCATATCTTTTTATTTTTTGTTATTTGCAAGTAATATCGGCTCTTCGTTAGCCAACAATAACGGAGTGCCATCCGATAATAATAAATACCTTCCATCAGGGGATGGGTTTGGTCCCGGTTTATTATCCTTGATATATGAATACCCTATAGTAAGTATCCCAATAGTAGGAATACCGATTGTCGGGATGCTGATGTTGGGGATAGTGATTGGGTTCATAGGCTATCCCTCTTTAATCATTTTGGCTTCCAATACTTCGGTAGCACTCTTGATTGTGACGTTTATGCCATTTGCTATCCCTACGATACGGAAAATCGTATTGGACGCACCGTTATATTGGGATGCGTTGGGATAAAGCGGAACGGGTTCCAAATCATCAATTCCTGCGAAAGCGGTTACATATCCGCCCTTGTTCTTTATCTGTATGGTAACGGGATTACCGTCACTGACAAACGTTGCGTAATACGCTGTTTTGCCTTCTTCTTTTTGAAATGATAAAACTTCTACTGCCATGATGTTTACTTTTTAGAGTTCCAATACTTGGTTTCTGTTGCCTTCTCTTCGGTGACTGACGTGTACCCATGAGAAGTTTTTCTCATCAATGACTTGGTCAAAGGGAATCTTCAATTCTTGTATAAGATTAAACAGTCTTTTGTTCTCTTTCGGGGTATTCGGGGTGCCGACAATATCGGCAGCACACCCGTTCATGTGGTCGCTCGTTTTAGAGCCGCCTACTGCTTTATTAAGAGCGGGGCAACGGTATCCGCTTGTCACTGTGATAGGTTTTCCGTAAGCCTCTCTTAACGGGTCGAGGACATTGTCAACCAACGCTTGCGCATTGGGAAGCAGTTCTTGCGGCAATCTGTTGTCTATAGCTTTCTTATCAGCCGTTTCGCTTTTAACCAGTTCTGCAATTGTAAAGTATCTCATGTTATTCCTCCTTTCTAAAATATTTGTCATAAACTAAACGAGCCACCCATCCGGCAACAACACCGACACCGAATGATACGACAGTAGTCAAGTTCACCCAAAACGGTGTGTAGTGCATGTAAAGCATAACTCCCACGATGATAGCGATAACAATCGCTGCGATAATCAGTTTCTTTTTCATTTTGTTACTCCTTATCTTTAGTTATTATTTCATTCATATCTTCTTTCTCGACATCGAGCACTTTCTTTCCGAATAATCCCAACGCTTTCAGTAAATTGAAATTATATCCCTTTGGCTTCAAGATATTACTTATGATAGAGCAGAACTCTATAAAGCAGACAAACAAGCATGAATACACATCAATATTCCATTTATTGCCGGAAGCAATGTTTATCATCACCACCATACAAACAAAGGCAAAGTATGTCACCATTTTACCCATAGTACGGCGCACAGCACTTGAAAACCGAAATTCTTCACCCAATAGCAGGCATTTCCTTATCCCGAACATTAAATCGCATACAACGACTGAAAATGTTACTATTAGCCACGGTATCATGTGTTCCAATGACTGCGCAATAAAACTGCTTGCTATTACCGAGAAACCACCCGGTATGCTTTGGGTAATAATGTTATTCTTCATCTTATCGTTATTTGTCAATTATTCCTATCTTTGTGTCTCTTATCAAATAAGCGAACTACTGTCATTCCGTTTTGCTCGTGAGAGTAGGACGGGATTTTCATATCTTACCGTAATAGCGGAACCATGCACCCCATTTACGTTCTTTCAGATAGTTCGGATTATCCTGGTTGAGTTTGGCTTCCATTTCAAATGCGCTCGCACGGTAAGCGTTTTTATTGACCTTACCGTCCCCAATCTTGTTGTCTGTGAACAAGTGGTACACGAAGCTCACAAACCATTCTGTCAAATAAAGAATGTAGTAGAATATCGGGACAAGTAACAACCAGCATGCACTGACATGGAACGCCAGCAATACAGACGGGATAGCCGCTATCTCCATGCACTCGAAGAACTGTTTCTGATGTGTACGTTCATGGCGTATGGTTGTTTCGGACAACTCTTTCAACTTCGTAAGGATGAAGCCGAAGAGCATGATTGTTGTGTAGCCGCCAAAGAGGATAAGTTTCGCAAACCAGTTTTCATAAAATACTTTTACTCTCATAATCAAAAAAGTCAACACTTTGTTATTTTATTAATATTGTTGTTTTACGCATTCATTACAATACAAACTACATTAGCAGTTATTGGGACTGTACTATCATAAACATCAAACATGCTATCTCCATTACTACATATCGTATCAACATAAGAGGTAACAACAATTGGCTCGTTTTCTACATATTGAAGTAAACACCTTAATTCTGTATTACCTTCGTTATAGTAAGCAAAACTTTGGTTGTTTATATCATAAGAATACCATTCAATATGTTGTGCAGGTATTTTAGTTTGTACTTCATCACGATACAATACCGTCTCGGAACTATCGCTAAGATTAATAATTAAAATTCTTCTTACATTCGAACTATCAGAAATATCTATAAAATCATTATCAATAGTAATGTTATTAAGAAGCTGTTTAATATCAAATTCTTTGCCAGCAATAAGAGTACTACCAATAAAAACACCTGCGTTATCTCGACCTACCTTAAGCCCCCCGTTAATATCTTTTGTATCTTTATCCATATAATTCGTTTTTAATACTGTCTCCAATAATTTTACTCCATTATTTCTACTACACGTAAATCGTAAGTATCTATACTTCCAATTTGTGCAAAATAATCTCCATTTTTATATATCATATTAGCTTCATATTTAAATGTTTGAGTACCATCTTCTAAAATATCTGCACTGGAAATATTACATTTGATATTATCAATAGCTACCATACCAGCATCTTCACCTTGAGAATAAATACTACAAACTTGCGTAGGGATTAAAGTTATATCTTCTCTATAATCGAAACTAATACGTTTTGTAACATTAGAACGATTAATTACAATTATCAAATTACCACTATTTCCGATTGTTATATTCTGTACCCCCCCCAAGTATCTCGACATTACCAACAAACAATCCTGCATTATTAGAACCAACTTTTAAATTGCTATCCATATTGTTATATTTTTATTCAGTTATAGCATACATTGTAGAATTATCTTTAGTACCAATACCATCATATTCAGATTTACTTTTCTTGGTGAGGGTGGTGAGGTTGTCGGAAGCAACAAGGTCTTTAATAATTACTTCTTTAGAAACGTCTGTGAAATCAATTTTACAATGTTTACAATAATCTAAATATGTAAATATGAAACTAAGCAAATATCTATTATTCTCACTACTACTAACATAAGCAAATACACTACCCATCTCTATACAATTAGAGGTTAAATTAAAAAGATGGAAATGATATTTAGCATGACTATTTACAATATCAATTACTACATTTTTAAAGCTGTTAATACTACCAAATAGCCTATTAATTCTATTTTCCGCCTCTGTTCC